TCCAATAGCAGTAATAGTTTTACCTAATCCCATCATATCTGATAAAATACCTCCTCTAGATATAACTTTAGTCATTTTTTTTTCATCAACAACACTGTCAATATGTGGATCCCAATATATATTATTATTAATATTAAATGTTCTTTCAAATTCCATATTAATATTATTTTCAATTTCAATCATTCTCATAATTGTTCTCTTTTGATAATCAAATAGTTTAATATTAAAATTATTATTTTTAATCTTTGTAAATATTATATTATTAATACAACTATATGCAGGAATACTTAATGTATCTATATTAGGAATACTAATATTATTATTAATAATATTTCTTACATATAAACTATATACTGCATTAAAAATAGGCTCATATTTGTATTTATCAATTAAATTTTTATTAACAAATAAAATATTATCAGTATCTATTTTAATAAAAGATTCAGTCTGTTTTAAATTATTATTTTTAAAATAATTATTAGTATGAAAATTATAATGAATAATAATATTAATAATTGGATCATTTGTATAAAATGAAGTATTATTTTTCATACATCTTAATTTTTCACTAGTATCTACTACTAATTTATCAATAGTTTCAACTGAATTATATATTTTAGGTAGCTTGCAAATTTTAAACCACATTCTGATTACTTAAATATAATAATAAATATATATTTAAATCATCAATTTTTATGGGGATAGAAAAGTAAAACTTTTCTATTCTATTGACCTATGGTCTTAACACGATTGAAATGAATAGAAAAATCTAAGATTTTTCTATCCTTCAATCAATTTTTATAAAACATATTATCCTTAAGGATAATATGTTTTATAAAGTTAATAGGGAATGCCAGATATTTTAACATAGTTAAAATATCTTGCGCCCTATCAATTTTTATGGGGATAGAAAAGTTTTAACTTTTCTATCCTACCCATAAACACGATTTGGAATAGATAGAAAAGTAAAACTTTTCTATCTCCAAATCAATTTTTATAAAATATATAGCTAAGCTATCAATTTTTATAGAGCAAATAAATTAATTATATTATAATTACATACTAAATTGTAATTGTGCCATACCATCTTCTATTTGTAAGAAATTATAATTAATACCAAATACAACTATTCTAGTACTATTTGTTGGACCTACGTCTAATAAATAAGTAGGATCAGTTATATGATATTGACGAATATCACTATCAGCTAATCTAATATTAAGTTTAACACTTTCAAATTCTGAAAAATTACAACTACCATTATTCATTTTTTTATTAGTTAAACCAAAACTATAAAGATATATAAGATGAAGTGGTCTGCTTTTAAATGTTTCATAATTTTGAACATTAAACCAATATTTATAATCCTTATATGGAACTCTATCAACATTATTAAATTGAAGACTAGCTTCTGCTAATAAATCTTTTTCAGGTATTTGATTCCATAAAGTTTTAGTGAATTCTGGTGGATTTGGTGGAGCAGCTTTATATGGTATAAATTGTGGTTTACCACTATAACAAAAACTTTCATTATTATATTCATTCTTAGATAATAGAAAATAGAATTCTCTGATTGGATTATTAAAATTAAGATAAATAGTATCTAGTTTTGAACATGTTTGTTCTATCATTTGAACTTGAGTTATTAATATATCTAATTTATTATTCAAATAATATTCTCTCTCATCACTTTCTAAAAATATAAAATTACAATCTAATCTAATATTATTAAAATTTTGTTGTGGTAATTTATCTAATGTATGACCATATTTATATGAAGCAGGATCACTAATAAGAGCAGTTTTAATATCTGTTAATTGTTGTAATACTAAATAAACTTCATCCCATCTGCGTAATTTTATCTCAACCTCTATTTCATGATATCTAAGAGCATTAACAGGTAATGTAGAATTATAATTGCCACAGTTAAAAAATCTTAATGGAACATAAATAAATTGTCTAAATGTTTGTAATTGAGGAGAAACTAAATTTACATCATGTCCGCACATTGCCGATGTTATCCATGCATTATCATATAAATCAGTATAACACATCATAAATTCACCAGTCATTTCTTGAATGATTTGTCCACCAATTCTCAATGTTGCTTTTTCAATAATAGTATAACCAATAAAATCTTGCCATTTAACTCTATAATTTGATGTAACAATATCTTCAGTTTTCCCAATAATTTGAGTTACATTAATTTCAGGTAGCTCTATAGCAATATACATATTAGACATTAAATCTCCAACTTTATTAATTTTAAAAACCATTCTATCACCCCAAGAAACTGCACCTGTTGGATAAAAACTATATGGGACTTCAGAAAAATTTGTTATTTTTTTATAATTATTTTTAAATTCAGACATTTTTATATCATCAGTAAATAAATATTCATCAAATTCATTTTTAGATTCTAATTGTAAAATTGCTCCATTTGACATTATTATAATATAATATATTATATTTTTATGGCTTTTTAATTTGAACCGCATTATCCAATTGTGTTATGTGCAATTCAAAATCGATATTAATAACCTTTGGTTGTTTTGAATTATCGCTAACAGTTTTGGATTTATATTACCCAATTGTAAACACATGACCGCATTCTAAACATGTAATAAATTGAGTAGCTGGTTCATCTGCAGCTCTGGTTTGTTTTTCAGTAATAGAGCATTTTCTCTTTTTACATTTTTTACATTCAAATGCACTACTACCTTTCTTTTCACTTAACATCATATTTAATTCTCTTTTTTTAATAATATCAACATAATTTTTATTAGATACTAATAAATTTAAATCATTTTGTCTCATAAATGCTATTTTTTTAGCATCAATTTTTTTATCATTTATAAATTTTATAATCTTCTGAAGATTTTCACCAGTTAATAAACAATGTAATTCATCTGCTTTACTTAAATAAATATTTTCTAATAAAAATGGAGTATTATTATTTTCTGCATATTCTAAACTAAAATTATATATTGATTTTTCAATATCTAAAGAAATATCAGGACCAAGGAATTTACTAAATTTATGAACAACATCGTCTCTCTTTTTTTTATCAATCATAATTATATTATATAAATATATAATATAATTAATATATATTACGTATGAATCCAGACCATTTAATAGAAGAATTCTGGCTATTATTCAAACAAAGCATGAATAATTTTTATAATGAAATAAATAAGAATGATAATTTTAGTCGACCTATTAAATATTGGAGTGATAATTTAAATAAGCTCCAAATAAATAAAGACTATCAAAATATAGAAATTAATATTAGAGATTATATGTCATTATATGCTATTGATTTATTAAGAACCAATTCTAATTATCATGCTGGAATATTAATTACTAATATTAAAAGATGGAATCATATTAGTTGTAATAGATTTGATGTGTGTGATGTAAAATATATAAATATAGTTTTTTTATTATTAGATATTTATAATATCTTAACTAATAAATGTCTTAATAAAATAGATAAGAATGCAGAAATACTATTTAGCATAATTGAATTATATATTATTCGTGAAGATTTTAAAAATTTTATTGATTATTCTATAGAACATAATAAACCTAGTATAATTGATAAAATAAATGAATATGAAAACAAACATAATAATGGAAAAAATGCTTGTATTTTATATTTAGAAAATAAATATAATGTAACTTTTAGTCCTAAAATAAGTGCTCGTAAAATATTTAATCAAATTAAAATTTAAAATTGAATCCGCATTCTAAACATTTAACAAATGTTGTAGCTGGTTCATCAGCAGCTCTTGTTTGTTTTTGAGTAACTTCGCAATTACTTTGTTTACATTTCTTACATGAAAATATATTAGAACCTTTATTTTTCTTTTGATTATGTTCATATGCTTTCTTTTCAATAATACTTTTATATCTTTCAGGAAATAATTCATGTGGTTTCATATATCCGAGTTCTTCAGGTAATATATAACCACCTGAAATCATTTCACCTAAATAATTTGATTCATTCATTACTTTAATTAATTCATCAACTTTATTAATATATATATCATTAATTAAAAAAGCACAATCATTAGTTTCAATATATTTTAATGCAAATTCATTTAATCCTTCCATTACTCTTTCTAAAGTTTCATCTTCAAAATATACAAATAGTTTGTCTTTAGATTTTTTATAAACTTCTTCATTAATGGACATTAAATATTAATTTAATATTATTTTAAATTAAATTAATCAATTTTTATTTTGGATATTATTATTAATCATCTACTGAAATATTAGTAGAAGTAATATTATTTGTTCCACTTGGTTTATTATAAGTAGATACTATAATTGTTCTATCTAATGGTTCAATATATCCCGTATCACCATTAATACATTTAATATTCATTAATGAATTATTAATAGTATAATTGAAACGATTAATATAATATTCACTCTTAGTTAAAATTCTATAATCTACATATCCTGTATATTTATTTTCAGATGGAATAATCTTTTCACCTGTAATTAAATTCGCATTATATTTTCTTACTTTAAATATAGCAGCATTAATATTCAATGGACCTAACCATGTAGAATAGCTTTGCTTATTATTTGGATGAATATATAATACATTTTTCCAAAATGGAACTTCATAAATATATTTAATATATGTATTGAGTTCATTTTTATTCAACCAGCATCCAAAACCACGCATACGATATTTATTAATAATATTGAGCGGATCTTTACTCCCAGCAAAATATTTATAATCAATATTCATAAAAGTCATATGAGCTGAAACAAATGATGGAGTCATATAAACTGTTTCTCCATTATAATATGCTCTAACACATGGCATATGAAAATTAGCAACAGTGCTCATAAAATCATCTTTGAATACTGGAAATAATTCAAAATCTCTAGTAAGTTGTGGTGCTGAAATTCTTACTTTATAATTATCACTAAATCCTAATCCATCAACCATTTTAATAGTAATATCATTTTTATTATCAATTATATTATTAAGCATCAGTTCAATCTCTTCTTGAGAATATTCAGATTCAAATACAACATTATTAGCATTTGCATTAATCATTGTTGTATTTAATTTACTATCTTTGATTTTAATCACTAAATTATTCTCATCAAAGAGAAATAAATCAGCATATTTATCCATAAGATTTAATGTATCAACTTCATTCAAACCTTCTATTTTATTTTTACATTCAATCTCATGCATTTTCTTTGCAAAAGGAATAAATAATTTAGTAATAGTTTTCAATTCTAAATTTTTAATAATAACATCATATGCAATATTATTCTTTGGACAAATATGTTCTTTAATAAAATCACTTGTTACAAATAAATAAGTTGTTCTCATTAAATTATATTTAACATGCTGAACTTCTGCATTTAAATATTGACAACAACTTAACATTATTTTTTCATGAAATTTCTTGGTAATATCCATAAATTCATAAATATTTTTACTCATAACCATTACATCAATGTCTGATTCATAATAATATTCATTAAAATAGTTTTTAACATTATTAAAAAGATGCATTAATGGATGTTTATATTGAGCACATGCTGTCATAATACTTCCAGTAATTGCAATTTTTAATTCTTTAAAATCTATATTTTCTAATAAATCTATGTTTTCATCACCACTAATAAATATATTCATATATTTTTTAAATTCTTGTAAAGAACAAATTCGACTATCTAATGTGCAAGCCAAATTGTTTAATACACCTCCAATATTAATATCAGGTTTTAATGTATCACTACTAACTAATAATGGACAATAAGCATTTTGATGAGGTTTTTTATAATCATAATAAAATACAGGTAATTGACTTGCTGTATTAATATTAAAAATATACATATCAGTTGTTTTAACATGATAACGATTAATTGTTTCTTCAAAATAAAATCGTAACCATGCATATCCAAATAGATAATTGAAAAGCTCAATATTTGCATTAATTGTTGGAGTCATTATTTTAATAATATATTCATTATTAATAACTAAATGACAATATTTTTTAGAAACACATAAATTACAAAATAAGTGATATCTTTGATTATCATCTAAAATATCAAATAATTTATTAATATCATTATTATTATATTCACAGCTTGAAACTTTCCAATATAATTTATAACCTTTTTTATTAAAAGTTTCAGATGGATCAACATAATATCTACGATTAAAAATTTCTTGAATATAATTATTATTGATAGGTGAGTTAGATATTTTGTCTAAAATATCATTCATATCTTTAGTTTTAATAATAGTAAAGTTAAAATTTCTTTTATCAAATAATTTAGTAATATTAGGTAAACAATTATGAGATAATTCCCAATAATTATTTTCATCTAAATTATTAATCATTCCTAAAATTCTAATTTTATTTATTTCACTATTAATATTATCACCAAAGTAATTATTAATAACTAAAACATCATAAAAATTATTAAAATTAGTTGAACCATTATTATAATCAATATATTTCTGAATATTTAAAAATGAAATATTATAAATTGGAATGACTAAAACAGTTTCTTCCAAAATATAACCAAACTTATTAGCATTACTAATATATTCTTTATTTATATTAACAATATTACCAAAATGAACTGCATTTTTAACCATTGAAATATTTGTTTTATACAAGACCATTTTACTAATTACTTCTTCTAATATTTTTTTATCAATAATTTTGCTTGTAAATATAGTATTATTAATATCATCACAATTAAATGGACATAAAACATAAATTTCTTTAAAATATTTAGCGATATTAGTAATATTAACTAGAACTTCATCATTAATCCTTTCATCATAAACACTAATAGAATTATTCGATAAGAATGGATTGCTCATTAAAATAATAAAGTTCATGTATTAAATGAACTAATAATCAATTTTTATAATATATCACTTTCAAAGAAAGTGATATATTATAATAAACCTATGGTTAGTAATAGGGAGAGATATCGCCCTATCAATTTTTCTTACGCCCTATCAATTTTTATTTCTTATATTTATTTTAACCTTTGGTTAAAATAAATATAAGAAATAAGTTTTGATTGAAATGAATAGAAAAATCTAAGATTTTTCTATACTTCAATCAATTTTTATGGGTTTAAATGAATATTTTGTTAATATTTCTTACTAATATTATTATCTTTATATTCAACATAATCATTATTAATCAAATATTGAATAGATTCATCAAATAATTGTTTATTACAATTAAAGATGTTAATATTTTTAACAACTAATGAATATAAAGTATCAATATTAATATAGTCAAATTGTTTAACAAAATGATTAATATTAGTCTTAATAATATCAATTCTTGAATGACATAAATCTTCTTTCATTTCTTCAATAATATTTTGTTTAATATTATTATTAAAAATATCAATCATATTAGTATGAGTAATATCAGTTCTAATACGTAATGAATCATTTGTTTTAATTAAAATTGGACCAATTAATGAATCAATAATACTCTTAATAAACTCATCAGTATAATTACTCATACTTTGTTTAACTTTATTAAAAATTAATTCAAAAGTCAAATTAGTATCAAAACTAACAAATAATTCTAAACATAACATATGAGCGGGTAGAACTAATAATTTTTTATTATAAATTTCAATATCAACACATCCAAGATGAGGATACATAATTAATTTCTTTTTAATATTTTCTGAATTCACCATATTATTATAATTAAACATTTTATTACATAAAATAGTAGTGAATTCTTCAGTATTAATAATTGTATCAGAATATCCAATAGAATGATTAATTTTCCATGCATCTAAAGAAGTAATAATTAATTTAATATTATCATTACACAATTTAGAAGAATCATTATAATCATTCGTAAGTGTTTCATATTTTAGTAAAAGAGCTTTGTCATTTTTAAAATACTTTATAATATTACTATAATGACCATGTTCAATACTAACATCAATATCTGAATAAATAATTCTCTCCATATATTTTTGACAAATTGCCATCATAAATTCATCTTTATTACATAAAGAACCTAATAAATAATAAAATTCATTAGATTCTTTATTAATAATATTAGTATTAATTAAATTAGCTAAATATAATACATCCTCAAAAGTTTTTAAATGTTTTTTAGTATTTTCTTTAATGCATTCATTGATAATTAATTTGAAGTCAGAATCAACAACGATGTTATATAAATTATTATAATAAGAAATAAATGATTTAATATCATTAATTGGATAACATAATAAAATATTATTAATATCAATATGCTTAATCAATGAAACAAACTCTTTTTTATAAATATTAATAAAATTTATAATGAATGCGATATTATTATGTTCAAATATATTTTTAATAAAGTCATTCATATAATTATTTAATTTAATAAACTTGGTTTCTTTAGTTATATAATAATAATTAACATAATAATCAAAACAATACTTGTATAATTTTTTGAATTTATAAATGATTTCAATATTATTATCAACTAATATATCATTAATATTATTTTCAATAATACCAACAATCGTTTCATCGATGATATTTATGTAATTATTATTATTATTAATAATATTAATATTATAATTAGCAAATATATTCATATAGTTAAATAATCTAAACATATCAGGATTCTTTTCATGCGAAGGGTGTTGTTTAATATTATTAATAATAGCATATTTAAAAATAACATCATTTAATAGAATATTATTAATATAATCAATTAAAATATGCCATAATATACTATCACCCCATTTATATGTTCCTTTTTTTTTATCAAGATTATTCTTTAATATATGCTGAAAAATACTTGTAAGTTTATTAATTAATTTATAACAATCATCAAAGAATTTATTAAAATTAGTAATATCTAATATATTCTTTTTATTAAGATTTCTAAAATGAATCCGTTGATTTTTAATATAACTACCTAAATATTTTTTAATAATTTCAATAATATTATCTTTAATATCAACATTAATATTATAAATAATATGATTAAATATATAACTATTATAAATAGTAATATCATTCATAATCATATTTTCTAAAATATGATCAATATCTTTTGTAAATGATGTATAATTAACAATAGTTAACGGTTTAATAACATTTCTAATATCATTTAAAACAGCCATTAATTAATATTAAATTAATATTAATTAAACTATATATCAATTTTTTCAATTTTTTCAATTAAATGGAAATGGATTATATCTAGGTGTAGAATAATTATAAATAGATACAGTATATGAATTTTTATCAATAGGGATTGTTATTACCATACCATCTCTAATTTCTTCTTTATTATTTAATTGGATTGGTAATTTTATTTCTAATCCACCAACATCTTTACCTAATATATAATATTCCCATTCATATGAACCAGGATAAACTCTTCTTCCATATAATTGATAATTCTTATTAAGTTCTGTATTATATAATAAACCAACTAATTGGTAATCATCTGGTTCACCTCTTGACTTTATCCAATTCTTATTTGGAAAAGGATATTGACGAGATTCAACACGTTGCTCTGGTGGAGCTAATGGATTGAAAACTGTATCTTCATCTCTATATTTTAAATATAATTGTTTCATTAAAGAATCTAAATTATTTGATATTTTTAATAACTGATTATTATCATCTGATAATTTTTCAGAAGTTTTTGGCATCATATTATTTTTAAATAAATAATTTATTAATAATAATAATAAAACAATAAATAATCCAATATTAATTGAGTCGTGTATCATTAAATATAACTAGAAAATTAAATAATAAACAGTTATATATTTACTTTTTTCTTTATTTAAATATTTTCTTTTAGAATAAATAAATTTAAAACTATCTTTTGCTAAATAGCTTGATATAGCTAAATGTAAATCTAATTGAAATTGATCATATAATAAAAATCTACTATTAACCATTTGAGTTTTTAAATATAATTGTTCATTATCTAATTTGTTTATTGGTGTTGGACTAATCTTTAATCCATAATTTAATAGCTTTCTAGAAATATTTGTTTCATTGAACATAAATTCCGGAACTAACCATGCCCAAATCCAAATATTAGTTGTATTATCAAATATTCCTAAGAATTCATATTTTAATTCTTTAGAATTATCATTAAATATAATTTTGTTCGTTTCTCTTTCTACAGTTATATTATTTGACTTGATATACTCATCGTATTCAATATTTTGTTTATCATAATAAATTAAAGCATTATTAATAAGTGTTGATAAATCTAAATCCATTATATTTATATTATAAATATAATATATAATATTATAATAATATGGTATTTAGTGATATGAAAGATATGGTAATGAGAAATACTGTTTTGTTAGGTATAACTATTGCTGTTCTTGCTGCATTTGTAAATCAATTAGTTATTAGTTTTATTAATGATATAATCATACCAATAATTGATAGAGATGGAGATAATGATAATGAACCAGACATTAATAAAATAGCAAAATATTCAGTTAAAATAAATGGAATAACATTTAAGATAGGTGCATTCATTTTAGCATTAATTAGATTTATATTAGTATTATTTTTTATTTTTATTGTTTGTTATATTTTATTAAAAACTAAAAAACCTTGAAATTATTTAAAAAATATATCTTATTTAATTTAGATACTAGATACATGATGATAAGTTCAAATTACGAAAAAACTGATATGAATACTTCAGTTGGAATTATATGTATAAAATTAGATAAATCAATAGAACAAACATTTAAAAAAAAATTAGAGTCAGTTTCTTACTATGATTTGAATACAATTATTATGGATAATATTCATAAATTTAATGAATACAATAATTCTATTAAATTTTTATTAGTTAATAGAAGACATTCATTAAATTATATTGATTTTATTAGAGGAAACTATCATATAAATGATATTGATAAAATTAATAATATGTGTTCATTAATGAGTACTGATGAAATTAATATGATTAAAACTAATAGTTTTACAACTTTATGGTATAATTTATGGTTAAAAAATGCATACAAAAAGAAGTATTTAGAAGAAATGAACTTGTCTAAAAAAAAATTTACAACATTAATAGAATCTGGTATTTTAGATAATATAAAATCAGAATATTCTTCTACTGAATGGGAAATACCTAAAGGTAGAAAAAATTTAAATGAAACTAATTTACATTGTGCTATGAGAGAATTTGACGAAGAGACCTCATTATGTGATAAAGATTATAATATATTATCATGTTTAGATCCAATTCATGATGTATTTATAGGAACTAATAATAAAGAATATAAACATATTTTTTATACAGCTTTATATAATAATATTAATATTAATATTAATTATAAAAATAATGAAATAGAAGAAGTTAGATGGTGTAAATGGAGTGAATTAAATGATTTGATCAGACCTTATAATAAAAATAAAATAAATATATTAACAAACATATTTTTATTTATATTAAATGTCTGTGAGAATTAATAATATTAATAAAATATTTGGGTTAGCGAATATAACACATTTAAAACTATGTTAGTATTAATAATAATGTTAACCTATGACATTATTATTAAACACTTAATGCCTGAGATTAATAATTTTTCACTTCAATCAAATATTGTAATGAAAAGTTGTGATTTTTCTTTTTTTAGTTCTTTATTTGATGATACATTTTATAGATTTGGTGTTGATACCAATAATTCATTAATTAATAGTATTAAATATTGTTTTAATATTAATAATGATACTAATATTGATTTATCATCAGATATTACAGATATTGTTAAACAATTAGATATTAATATTATTGTATTTGATTTTAAAAATAATAAAATTACAATTGAACATAATAATGATTATATTAATCCATGGAAACCAACTATATTTTTAGCAAATTATTCTAATAATTATGCTAATTTCTGGGAACCAATTGTTTGTAAAGATACAAAAGTATTTAGTTTTGGTTCTCCTAAAGCTCATATTTTAAAGAATAATATTTATAATCAAATTATGAATAGTAATAGTAATAGTATTAATGATAATTTTCATGAAATATTATCATTAGAAGGATTTAATATTAATGATAATGATGAGTCAAATAATTCTGAAGAATCGAATGATGCTTTTATAACTAAAGAACCAATTGATAAAATATCACTTGCTAAATTAAATAAAATGAAGAAAGAAGAATTAGTTGTATTATGTAAAACTATGAATAAGACTATTACTAAGAAATCATTTACTAAAAAGGATTTAATTGATTTAATATTATTATCATAATTATTATTGTTCGCTTTATTATTTATAATATATATATTATAAATAATATAAATTATGCATGATTATGATTTTAGAGAATTGAGTTTAAAACTATTTATATTATTAGTAGTGTATACTATTATTAATAATTTTCCAAAATTATCAAAATATAATGATGAAACTAAATTTAATTATTATCGTTCATTTATGTGCTTGGCATTTACATGTCTTGGTTTACATATAGGTATAAATCATTTTAAGAATGGATTTGCTCATCCTTTTTCATTTCATCATATTGAGATGAATGAAATACAATATGTATTTATGGCATATTTAATAATTGATTTAATTAAATTAGTTGCAACTAATAATACTAGAGCAGATTTATACATACATCATATATTATGTATAGGAACTATTATTTTAGCATTAACAACAAATAAATTTGGATATTTACATTGTATAGTATTAATATGTGAATCAATTTCAATTGTTACTGGTATAGATGCAATTGCAATGGAAGATAAAGATGATTATTTATCATATCAATGTAAGAAATATAGAAAAATAATAATAAATTATATAAGATTTCCTATATGGATAACTATTTTTATTTTTAGCTTAAAATATTTTAAAAGAGGTCCATTACCTATTATTTTAAATGGAATAATTAATTCAATAGTGCTTATATTTTTAGATAGATATTGGGAGAAAAAATGTGATAAAGTAATAAATAAATATGAATAAAACTAGTTGGTTTAAAATTATATTTTTCTAATATAATTTTAATAATGCCCGGACCAGACATATGGGGACCTCATGGATGGAAATTTATTCATTATATTACCTTAGGATATCCAACTAATCCAACTAAAAAAGATAAAGAACAATATTATGATTTTTTTATGAATTTATCAAATGTTATACCTTGTTCAGTATGTGAGACACATTTTAAAGAACATTTAAATATAACTCCATTAGATAATGATGCTCTTAGTAGCAGAGAAAATTTAATGGCATGGGGAATAACAATGCATAATCATGTTAATGCTCGTAATAATAAAAAGATACATTCTGTTCGTGATGCATTAAGAGCTATTATTGAAAATGATGATAGATGTATTCTTAAGAAAAATGAACAATTAAAAAATAAATCAATTGATAAATTTGATAATTCTATGAATAATTCTACGAATATGAATAATATAACATTATATTTAAGTATATCAATTATTATAAATGTTTTATTAATTTTATATTTATTATTAAAAAATAAAATATTTTAAATATATGTTATTTAATAATATAATGAGTTCTAAGCCAACATTAGAAGAAATAAAAAAATCAATCAGTGATATCAAAACTATAATTAAGAATATTGAGATTAAAGGTATAACTAGACCTGCTGATAAAGAAGAATATTTTTGGAATAATCATCCAGATTTAATGAATAGATTTACTTTTTTAGTTAGTCAATTATGTAGTAATAATAATAATAAAATGTTAGAAATTATGTTAAATCAATTAGAAGAAATAGAAAAAGGTAAAACTGCAAATGAGGCTGATAAAGAAATTGGTGAAATATTAGCTAATAATTATCTTCCTAAATAAATGTTAAAAACTATTCATTATCCCAATATGGAAGATCAAATTTAATATAATAGCATGGTTTATCACCTACTGTTATTTCATTTTCATTATCACAATAAGTAAAACCATCTGAAGCTTTTATATATTGATTCCAATCATATGTTACAATATTACAATGATTGCATTTATAATTCTTTTCATAATAATCTAAACATTCTTTAGAACAGGTATAACGTGGAAGAGCTCCTGCTGAATATCCTCCATATTCACGCCATTTATGACACATTGAAACAAATTCTTCTTTTGTATTAGATTCTTTACAAACACCGCATAGTTGAGGAGAATGATGATAAAGTTGAGTTACTTGAGTATGATTATTCATAATATCTTATAATAATATGATATTATGAATTTAATTCAATTTTTATTAATCTTAGACTTTGTCTAAGATTAATAAAAATTAGATGAAGGATCGTGAGCGACTGAATCCAATTTTCCCCATATTTAATATGAAGGATCGTGAGCGACTGAATCCAATTTTCCCCATATTTAATATGAAGGATCGTGAGCGACTGAATCCAATTTTTCCCATATTTAATATGAAAGAGATTAATCGACTGAATCCAATTTTTATTATAATAATCAATATGAAAATAATAAAATAAAATAATTATATCACTCAAACCAATTTTTTAACAAATAAATTGATTTCAGATTCATTATATCTAATGATATCTTTAACCAAAGTAGATTTCTCATTTAATTTTTCAGTGAAAAAATTACTAATCCACCATTTATTTGCTTTCATTTGTAAATCTCTATAATTATGATAAGAATCACCAAAATAGTTATTTGATTTAATATAAACAATTAAATTATTAATCATAATTTGTTGAGTATTAGCAATATTGATATTAATATATTTGAAAATATTAACATCTTCATTACTTAAAATGAATTTAGGAAATATATCATTAATAAATTCTTTTGTTTCGCACTTCTTTAAACAATCTAATAATTTCTTCATCTTAGATTGTTCAACATCATTATATTTAAATCCTTTACAAATAATATATTTTTCACTATTAGTTGAACGTGAAAAGAATGGTTTGTATAAATAAGTTTCTTCATAGAATGATGATAATAAGTAGATGAGTTTAATAGTAGTATGAGTAAATGTTTCAAATACTTTTAATACAAATGAACCACCTTTTGCTTGAATAGATAATGCTCCAATAATTTCACCAAGAATTAGAGTATATGCTTCTTGTTCTTGATAGTTTTCATTTTTCCATTCAAAACCGCCATCAGCTGTAACTAAATCTGCTTTTTGTTTTACATTTTCTTTAAGAAATTCAATCGTTTCAGGTTTGGTTAAATCACCATTAGATACTAATGATTTTGTTTTAGTTTGTTTAGAATTAGTCTTTAATACTGAAATCATATTATCATATCTTTTATTAATATTTTCAACCATTTCTTTATTAATATGCGCAGTATTATTAGAATTAATAGTTAATCCATATACTGTATCTTTTGATGGATCATAATATTTTTCACGAAATTCAACAAAAGCTTGAATAAAACTTCCAGGACCTTCAGCTAATCCAACCATAGTCATTGATTCTTTATTATTAGATTTACCTATATCAAAAATATATAACATTTCCCACATTTTATAAAATGCTCTTGATAGAATTTGAGGGTTGTTTAAAAATGTATCACTCATATGCTCAATATCTTCCTTATAATCATTAATGCTTTGTTCAAAAGGATTAACTACATAATAAAATTTATTTTTAGTTTCTAATTTTTCAGTAATAGCCATAGCAGATTTAGTTCTATGAATAAAACTATGAAAACCTAAACTAAATAAAGGCTGATTGATGTTTGATGATTTAATAACATCAGTTGAATCATAAATAGTAGAAACATCTAAATTATTTAATTTGAAAATGAAAGGTTTATAAGTCATTAATATATATTAATTTATAATTTTAAATTAAATAATCATCAATTTTTATTAAATAAACTTTCTAAGAAAGTTTATTTAATAAAGTTAATAGGGAGAGATATGAAATACAAAGTATTTCATATCGCCCTATCAATTTTTATGGCAATTCAAAGAAATTTTGATTAGTAATATTATTTATTCTTTTTGATCTCCATTTATACTACTTTCTCCTTCTTGTTTTAATAAATTAGTTTTGAATCCTATCCAATTATCTTTTTCAACTAATTTATTCCACATTTGATCTAATGCATGACCTTCCCATGAACCAGGTATTTCCCAATTATCTTTACTCATCATATCATTACAATGGATGAATAAATTTAATAATTTATCATAATAAGATGATTTAATAATATAACCAGTTGATTGTGTTGAATGTTTTAAATAATATAAATCATTATCAATTGATTCTTTTTCTTTTTGGTTAGCACCATGTAATATAATCATATCCCATTTATTTATATTTATAGCTTTATTAACCATACTAATAAAAATAGCTGGTTCAACATTTAATCTAGCATCATCTTCAAAAATAGCAACTTTATCCCATTTATTTAATTTAGCCATTTGTAATGCTAATATATGAGATTGTATACATCCTTTATGCCCATTCTTTGCTATTCTAACTCCTGATACTTTTCTAATTTTATTATTAGCAATACCTAATTTATTAAACTCATTTAATAATAATGTTTTTCTATCTTCTTTTTCCTCTAAATTTATATAAATGAATGCATCTATATCATTAATACTATTTTCAAAATTACTTATAGTATTCTGAGACATAAAATATAAATTTAATATAACCAATAAAATTATTATACTAATCACTATTTCGTGCATATAATATAATATATTATAGATAATAAAAATAAAAATTGATTTTTCTATTCATTTCAATCGTGTTTATGGATGTATAGAAAATCTTTTAGATTTTCTATCCCCATAAAAATTGATATAATTATATAAATAATACATACTAATATATATAATGTCTGATTTATCAAATGTCGAATTAAATATGAAAGAAGTAGTTAATATGGTTATTAAGAATTTAGGCTTAATGTTTCACCGTAGAAATTATATGAAATCAAAATCATTTACAGATAAAATAGTGGAAAATTTAATTAGTGATAAAACACATACTTTTGAATTAGATAATATTAAATATAATATTAATATTATTAATCAAGATGTTAAGAATATTTCAGGTGGGTCTCCAATTGATGATTATCTTAATAAAAATGTTGATATTCATAAATTTCTAATTGTTAAAAATTTTACAAAAAAAACATACTCACAGATTATTAAAGATTATAAGAATGCTGAAATTTTTACAATTTATGAATTTTTAGAAGATATTCCTTCTAAAGAAATTATTCCACAACATATTTTATTAAATACTGATGAAAAAAAAGAACTACTTGATTCATTTGGATTAAATGAATTAGGAAGAATTTACAGTACTGATATTATGGCTCGTTATTATGGAACTAAAATGAATGATGTTTTTCGAATTATTAGACCTAATATTAATAGTGGAACAAGTGTTTATTATAGATTAGTTGTTCCTGGAAATTTAGATATTTTTAATTAACTTTTCAATCCTTTCAAAATTAATTTTCCATAATATTATAATATTATGAATAATGATTTATTTAAATTTATTAAGAACAAACACTTTAACGAATTATTTGAATATATTAAAAATAATAAAGAAATTGATTTAGATATATATGATGAAAATTATAATTATTTTATACAATATTTAGTATTATATAATGAATATGAACTTATCAAATATATTTTAGAAAACAAAACAATTAGATTAGATATATTAGATACAGATGGGAGAAGTTTATTATATAATCCAATTAAATATAATTATTATCCCTTGTTAGAATTATTAATTAAATATGATAAAAATAATATTGGAATGAGTATCTTAGATGTTCGAGATAATTCTAATTATACTGGTATTCATTATTCTATTATTTATGATAATTTAAAAGCATTATTATTATTATATTCGAATTATTCAATGAATTATTCAATGAATATTAATATTGATATATATGAATTATGTTTTCATCATAAAAGAACTAATTTATTATTATATTTATTAGAAAATGAAATTAAAAAAAATAATAATATTGATAATTTTGTTAATTCTAAAGGTGAAAGTATTTTAAGAATTGCATTAAATAATGATAATAGTAAAGTATTTCAATATATTATTAATAATAATGACTTTTTGAAACAAATAATTAATATTAAAGAACATGAATATGGCTTAACAGTATTACATTTAATTATTGGTTTAGATTATTATGATATATTTGTTAAACTTATTAGTACTAATAATATAGATATTAATCTTGCTGATAATTTCGGAAATACTCCATTACATTATACTATTATTGATAATAGACTTAAAATGACTGAATATTTAACAAATAATAATAATATTAATATTAATATAAATTTTAATGCTACAAATATTAATGGTGATACAGCACTTCATTTATTTTTAGAAGAAGATAAAAATAATAATTCATTATTATTAAAATTATTAGAAAATACTAATATAAATATAATAAATAATAAAAGAATGACTCCATTGCATTATATTGCTATAAATAGTTTATATCTTAATGATGATATTAAACAAATATTAATTAATGGTAAAACTCATATGAATTTATTTATAAAAACAAGAGATAATAAAACAGTATTAGATTTAGTAAAATCGAATAAAGAAGAATTCATTAACATTGCTATTGATAGTTATTATAATGTTTTAAAAAATATTAAAAATAAAGATCTAGATGGATGGGAAAAATATTGTGCTAATGATGATTTAAACAATCTTGTAAAAGAATTAAGAAAACACAACAAGGATAAAGATGTTAAATATTATTGTAAAGAACAAATTAAAAAATTAATATTAGAAAATAAACAGTCAATACCTAGTTATAGAGAACTTAATTTAAATTTAGATAATGGTATTTATATGGAAGGTTGTTATTATACAGGTTCAACAATAGATATATTATTTGGTTTATTATATTTAAATAATAATTATAATTGTTCATTATTATTAGAGTATCCATTAACTAGTAATAAAGAATTAGAAAGTTATTATATGAAAATGGGATTAAATTATAGTTTCAAAATGGATTTTTCAAATATAGAAATAGTATGGAGTTATATGAAATTAATTTATCCAACTAATTTTGATTCAATATTAAAAAATAGAATTAAGAATGCCAGCTTTATAATTATCCCATTAGGTATTGAAGTTAGTTCTGGTCAGCATGCAAATATTTTAATAATAGATATTGATAGAAAAATAATAGAAAGATTTGAACCAAATGGACAGAATCCACCAAATGGTTTTTATTATAATCCAGATTTATTAAATAAATCATTAACAACTAAATTTAGTGAATTATTACCAGAGTTTGAATATATATCACCAGATAAAATTTTACCAAATATTGGTTTTCAAATGTATGAAGTTATTGAAGAAAATAAATGTAAAAAAATAGGAGATCCTAATGGATTTTGTGCTATTTGGTGTGTATGGTGGGCTGAACAAAGACTCAATAATACTACAGTAGAACCATCATTATTAGCCGAAGAATTAATAAAACAAATTAAATTTTCTAATAGGAGCTTTAAAAAACTTATTAGAAATTATTGTATGAATATAGTTAATCTTAGAGATAATTACTTAAAAAAATATGAGATGAACATCGATGATTGGATAAATGGTGAATATGACGAAGATACATTATCAAGTTTAGAAAAAGATGTTCTTGATAAAATAATTTAAATAATAAAATTTGATTCTTTCTTTGAATCCATAAAATCCTGCATTTCATTATCAGATAATTTTTCTAATAATCTTCCAATACATTTAATTTGAATATCACCTTGATTAAGTTTTACTTTATCAAGATGAAGTTTAACACTATCGTTTTGTTTTAAAACATATCCATTTTTTTTATCAGTAAATTCATTACTAACATCCCAAATATTAGTATCAATATTTGCTTTAGGAATAAATATAATAATAGGTCCATTAGTTGCTATAACTAATTCAGGATTAATTGCTTTAATTGAACCCATTATATAAGTATTCTCAATTGGAATAACAATTGATGCTAAATATGATATCTTATAAGTTGCTGCGCCTGAAAAGTTCTCAGGAAGAATAATATCTTCAACATATTCTTCTATATTATGAACTTTATCAATAAATCCAAAACGATTACATTTACCTTCTACTTTTTGTTGTAAAACAATATTCATATTATCTTCAATATCACTATTCATCATATGTGGTGGTATTTGAATTCTAGTGTATTGAAGAATAATTTTTGTAGGTGATACCAGTGATACTTGTTCCATATTAATTAGTTATATAAAAAAAGTTTAAATGGTTTAATTAATCAACTTTTCTATATAAAACATTATTTAATAAAAATTGATTGGGATATAGATAAAATGTATACATTTTATCTATATACCAATTAACAGTTATTCTTGTGAAGTTTTTAACTTCATAAGAATAAAAATTGAATTCAGTCGTTGCACTCCTTCATCTAATTTTTCTAATAATAAATATGGAGACTAGTCTCCATATTTATTATTAGAAAAATTGAAATTAATTGTTATTACTAATATTAAATAGTAATATATGGAAAGTATCTCATCTAAAAATCAATTTATTCAACAGCTAATTGATGATAGTTTAAAGTATCAGCTGCTATACAAAGCAGAACAAGCTAAAATTTCTAAATTTGAAACTACTATTAAAAAACTTTACGCAACCATCGCAGAAAAAGATTCTGATATTAAAAAACTTAACTCAACCATTGCAGAAAAAGATTCTAATATTAAAAGTTTAAAACAAAAAAATATGAAACATTTGATGGAAATTGGTGTTAATGTTTCTCGTTATAGTTCCTTAACAGATAAATATAGACAACTTGAACACGAAATGTCTGAGTTGTCTATAAAATATGAGGAACTTTCTCAGATATTAGCAAAGGCTGAAGAAATTCATATTCAAAATTTACGTGTTATTTTGAATGAATATTTTGAACTCACGAAACAACATGAACAAGAAAAAGCATTAATTGGGTTATGTGATTTCGTATAATATATAAAATAATTTTTATTTAATAAAAGCATTTGAGTAAAACATTAATTAATGGTAGTTCATCTTCTCCTGCTAATAATGTAATTGATACTTCATTATTAGTAATATCAATTTCTAATTCATTAAATATAGTTGATAAGTTTCTATTAATATTAATATCCATAAAATCAGTATGAATAATAGTGCTATTATATAATACCATTTCAATATTAACTTTAAACAAGTCGTTATAATAATCAATAAATTCTTTTAATAAACTATCTTTAGTATATTTAAATTTAGTCCATCCATTTATTTTTTGACCATTAATTGTAATTGGTTTAATTGAATTAGGTTCTGAATAAACAATAGTATTATCAGCCATATTTAAGAACCATGACCGATAAATATCAATATTAATATTATTAATATTAGTAATATATTTCAATAATTCAATTGCAATTAATCCAACTGTTGTTGCTGTTGTTGTTGCAACTGCTGGAATAATCTTACCTGCAATTCCTTTAGTTGTATAAATTGATTCATTATTGATTCCATAGTTTGATGCTCGGCAATTAGAAGCAGTTGTAATCCATTCAATATGACAATCATTATCTTTATCAAACTCAATATTATTATTAATAATTAATTTATAAATATTATTAGTTGCTTCAATGAATTTAATACAACAATCATCATTAATATCTAATACTTTAGGGCATAATTTCCCATGAGACCAAAATAATTGTTCATCTACAACATGATTTGGTGGAAATTGTTTTAATAACTCATTAATATTATCAATAAACAATTTAGAACATAAAGTTGTTGCATCTATTTGTTCTTTCTTCAAATCTTCAAAATAATCACGTGCCCAATGAATTGTATGTTGAATACAATTAGGAAAATTTTTAATAGTGCATGCAGGAAATTCACTTTGATTCTCATCACTATCAGTATTATTATTACTATAAGTTTCTGTAAGATATGGAATAATTGGAAGTGTATTACATTTCATTCCCATTGTTCCGCTTTCAAATAATGGTAAACATTTATCAAAACAAATAGAATCAACATATTTTCTAGCTTGAATATTATCTAATGCAGAAATTACTATATCTGCTTCTTTAAAAACATTGCTAGTAAAATCAATATCTTCAGATGTAAGTTTTCTATCATATCCAATAAGATTAATATTATCATCTACGATTTCTTTAATTGTTTTAATAGCTGTCATACATTTAGACTTGCCAATATCTTCATTACGAAATAAAAATTGTCGTGATAAATTAGATTTTTCTATATGGTCAGGATCAATAATTTTAATATTCTTAAATCCCATCATAGTAAGATTCTTTAACCATTCACATCCTAATGCTCCACATCCAATCATAACAATATTTTTATTTAAATATTCATTAATATTCTCAATGTCTTCTATATTAATATTAAAATCACTCCAATCAAACCATTGGTCAATCGGTGTATACTTGTTAGTTAATAGTTTAATAACTTCACTACTCACAAATCCTCCCATAATACTAATAGTTGGTTGAAATGTATATTTAAAACTGTTTTTAATCTTAATATCATCGCAATCATTACTAATAATCATTGAATTTAAATTTTTATAAATATCAGATGAATCATTATAATTCATCTCAAAATGATTAAATATTCTTTTTGTTTTAACATATTCAATAGTTCCATTAATAAATTTAATATTAGGATTATAATCATTATTATGATTAATAGTAATCGAATGATTATTTGTATTTATAATAGTAAATTCATCATTATAATATTCTAAATTACAACCAACTAAATTAGTTAGTTTAACACGGTCTCCAAATGTGAAATTATGTTTATTACAAATAATTTTATTATCAATAATATCTTTAATTACAACTGGGTCTTTTGATTCACCTGTTAAATCATATACTTGATGATTAACATTGGCATCTACAAAAATAGAACCTGCTAATCCACCTGCTACAAGATAAACCATTTTAGAATTTTTAAATCTAATTTGTTTATTTAATTCAAGTGCTTCATCGTAACTTTTATTAATTACAACAACACAACTATTGTTAATATTATTAATATGACTAATATGAGTAATATTAATATAATCATTAATTACATCCCAACAATAACTACCAATAGGAGCTTTTCTATAAAACATACAATTAATTTTATCATTTTCATCTATAATCTCATCTCCAACTAGAATAATATTTTTAACACCACTTAATGATAAATTTTTACAAATCTCAGCCGCATAACCATTCTTAAGTCCAATAATATAAACAGTGCTATCTAATAATTTAGAAGTAGCATCTAAGCCATATGTGCGGGATTGTCTATCGTATAACGAGTCAGTCATTATAAATATATGTTTAAGTTTATTATATATATTAATCAATTTTTCAAATTAAAAAAATTGATAGGGCGTAATAATAAACCTACGGTTATTATTGACTTTCCCTATTACTAACCGTAGGTTTATTCTAATAATTAAATCTTTGATTTAATTATTAAAAAAATTGATAAAAATAATGGCTATATACTATATTAATAATTGTATGTCATACACATGCTTTACTTGTAATTCTATTATAGAATCATGTATTATTTATAATTCCAACTATTACTGCTCAAAGGAGTGCTATATTAGTATTCTAAAGAAGTGTGAGTTTTGTTTCAAAGAATTTAATATGATTAAAACCCCTTCTTTTTACAATGAGCCTTACTTTTTTTGTTCTAGTAACCACATGAAACTAGCTAATCCACGCATTCGTTTTGGTGTAATTGGAGGTCCTATTGGGGGTCATTTGGGCAAGCCCGTTATTATTATAGAATGTAAAGAACCACAATTGCCTTCTAATCCTCAATATACAGCCCCTGCTCCTGAGAAACTAAAGGATCCTCCAATAAAGTCTAATCCTCAATATATAGTCCCTGCTCCTGAGAAACTAAAGGGACCTCCACCAGGACTTCAAAAGCAATTACTTAATACCCCTCAACCTCTTCAATCCACATACCGTCCACCACCACCTGTTATGAATGTTCCTGTCTTTAGACCATATGTCTATCCTAATTTTCAATATAGGGTATTCTATTGAATTCAATTATATTAGCTATGCGAATATAATTGAATTCAGTCGTTTTACTCCTTCATCTAATTTTTATTATATTTTAGACAAAGTCTAAGATATAATAAAAATTGAAATTATTTTATTCTAAGAGTGCCATAATAAAAACCCTTGTATTATGACATTTATCACCCTCTATACTACATTTACTAACTACATCTATTCCCTTATTACTCCTATTGCTATTATGATTATTATTGCTTATGTGTATGAAAAACTCACAAACAAGAATGTGACGATCAACCATATTTCGGTTAGTTCGTCCACCCCTGTTAAGCATAGTTTTACATGCCCGTGCTGTAATAACACATATTCTGACCGTAACAAGTATGGTAAGGACTTTAACGGCGTATGGTTTTGCACTGATACTTGCAATTCAATGTACAAGACCCGTCAAATGTACGCCAAGCAGTTTCCTCCGCAATCCAATAATAATTTCCTTACTTCCAATCCTGCTCTTGTCCCTGTTTTTCCTTTCAAGGTGATTCCTGGTCGTTACTCCAGCGATGGGATCACATTCGTCTTCTAACACACACGCAAACATTCATTTAACAAAAAACAAAACATTTAGATTAATTACATGCCCCTTTTTTCATTGATATATAACTAACATATTTATCAGCATCTTTACAAAATCCCAATTCAGTTTCCAACAACTTTCCTTTAAAATACCCATAATGATAAATAAATGCATCAATATCATAGTGAGCTAAAAAGAGTGGATAATAAATAGTTTTATCTAACCAAAATAATGATGTTTTATATATAATTAACATTAACATTCTTTTTCCTTTATTTCTTTCCCATGTATTTTTATTTCCATAATCTTTAATTATATTATAATTCAATTCAGCTTTATCATCAAATAAATCATGATAAAATACATCTTTATTTAAATTTATAACTGATACATCTTTCTTTAATTTATAAGTAAAACAATAATAATCATTGTCTTTAAACAATCCGAAAGGATCTATTAGATTAATATCTGGTTTTAAAGCATAAAAATATCTTATAATATTTTCTCTTAAATCATCGCTTCTGTTATGATACAAAACAGTCTCTTTCTTTATAATACTCATATCAAATGTTTTCATTAGTTCTTGTTTAGTTATTGGTAATAAAGCCATTATATATAATAATTTATCAATATGAACAATTAATTCTGTATTATAATTAACATATTTTCCATCTAATTTTTTCTTATGAGTTATTTTAAATTTATTAGAATTAGTTCTTCTACCAATATAAATAATATTATCATAATATATCAAATATAATACATCCTTCTCTTTTTTTATAAAATTATCCAAATAATTAAACATATTATTATCTATTGGGATTGATACTGTTGTTGTGTCTGGAAATATATGTTGGTCTTGTATATATCTAAATATCCATTTTTGTGTTTTATTTTCTTGAATTCTAATTCGATCTGTATAAAATTTGTCCATTTTATCTAAAATGGAAAATTCATCAGAAAGATCATTAATATCACTATTGATATTATGATTTTTATAAAATGTTATTAATGGTTTATAATATATTAATTCAGATGGAATCGGCTGAAATATATTTGGTAATTGCATATAATTTGTAAATATCAAACAATTCTGTCTTTTAAAAATATATTTATAGATTTTCTCAAATATATCTTCATTTTTATTAAATTCACTAATTTTATTAAATAATATCAATCTAGTTTTTCTTGATTTAATATTGTTCATTTTACATAAAATATAAAACAATATACCTAATTTAAAATAATAAAATGATTTTGGAATGAACATTATATATTTATAGATATTTTTTATAAAGACTAATACCTTTCTTTTTACTATCAGAATAGTTTACAATTGGTTTCCAATAATTAATTTCTTTTAAATTATACTGCTCATGATAAGTTTCCCAATTATGTAAATGTTTTGGTTCAATATCTTTTAATTGAGGGAGCCATTTTTTTATATATAATGCGTCTATATCATAACGTTCAGATTGACGAGATGGATTAAAAACTCTAAAATATGGTTGACTATCAGCACCACTACCAGATGTCCATTGCCAATTACCTTGATTAACTAATACATCATAATCAACTAAATTTTTAGCAAAATATTTCTCACCATATCTCCAATCAATCATTAAATTTTTAATTAAAAAGCTACTAACAATTAATCTTCCTCTATTGTGCATATAACCTGTTTTATTAATTTGATTCATGCATGCATCAACTATTGGAAAACCAGTTTTACCTTCTTTCCATTTTTTAAATAAAGATGCTGAATTAACCCATTTAATTTTATCATATTTTATTTTTAATGATTTACCAAATCTATCTATAAAACCATATCCAAGATGATAATAAAATTCTCTCCAAATAAATTGTCTGACTAATGCATGTTTTTTACCAAATTTTCTAACAAAATAATGAAAAGCCTCACGTATAGATACACATCCAAATTTTAAATATGCTGATAAATTAGTTGTACTAAGATGCATTATATTTCTATTTTTTTCATAGTTTTTATGATTATTAATATTATGAAGAATTTTTAAGGCGTTATTTCTTCCACCATGAACATGAATATCTTTATTTTCTTTATAAAATTTATTTAATTTATTTTTACTAATACTATATTTAGTACGAGGTGTAGATATAATATTCAAATTATTCGATTTAGATACTGGTTCTCTTACTTTTTCATTAATTACATATCTATAAAAAGGTGTAAATTTTTGGTATACAGTATTACTAATTGTTTTAATAGTATTAGGTTCAAATAATGTTATATCATGATAATAATTATGTTTAATATTATGATGCTTGCATATTTTTTCTACAAGCTTTTCTCTCTTTACACTATATGGTGTATAATCAGTATTAGTATAGATACTATCTATTTTATTGTGCTTAATAATATCATTTAATACATTATCAATATAACCATAACAAAATGTTATTTTAATTTCTTTGCTTAATTCTAATAATGATTCTATCATAAATTGAACACTATTATTAGATTTATATGAATTAACTTTATTATCTATTTGCTCAGGAGTAAAAATAAATATAGGATAAATTTTTGTTGAATTATTATGCGCTTCATTTAATGCCGCATTTAATGCTGTGTTATCTTTTATTCTAAAATCTCTTCTAAATATAAAAATACTCATTATATTCTTTCAGAATTTATTCTTTGTAATTATAATGGAAAAATATATAATTATATTAATTTTGTTAATAATTGTTATATATTTTAGTTTTATTTTTTATACAAATTCATATATAAATCGAATATGTAATAATTTGGAACATTATAATTATGGTAATAAAACAGACACGAATAAAACCATATTAATGTTAGGAGGAACACATGGAAATGAACCAGCTGGTTCAAAAGCTATATTAAGTTTAATGGAAGATATAAATACAAATAAAATAACAATCAAACATAAATTAATATTAGTTCCATATGTTAATTATTGTGCATCTCAAATGAATATGAGACTTATACCTCATACTGGAGATATAAATAGACAATATCCCAAAACAATTAATTATAAAGAAGGTGAATTAAATCCTATTATTAAAAAAATATTAGGATTTATAAAAGAAGCTGATGTTATAATTGATTTTCATGAAGGATGGGGTTATTATAAACAAAATAATGGTAGTATTGGTTCTACTATAACACCAGCAAATACAGACTTATCAAATACATTAGCTGATAAAATATTTATGAATCTTAATAATACTATTGTTGATAATAATAAAAAATTTACAATATTAATAGATGATGATAATAAAATAAATACAGATAATATTAAATATGGTAAAAATTTTGATATAGAAGGAACATGTAAAAGCTATGTTAATTTATTAAAAAAAGATTATTTATTAATAGAAACATCGGGACAACAAGATATACAACCATTAGAATTAAGAATAAATCAAGACAAAATAATTATAAATACTATTCTAGAATGATTCTAGAATGATTCTAGAATGATTCTAGAATCATTATAATCATTCTAATTAGTTAGTTTATAATACTATAAATATAATTATATATAATGAATCAACATTCATATAGATATGAATTAATTACTAATAAAAAAGGTATGTTTGATAAGTATATTGATATGGTATATTTAATTACCATGGAAGATAGTCCTAGAAGAGAACATTATATGAATCAAATTAATAAATATATTCCTCATAAAAATATAACTATTCAACATAATAAAGGATTTAAAAATGCTGATAAGAAATTATGGAAAAAAAATACAATTAGTGATTTAAATGATGCATATTACCATGCTTTTTTAAATTCTTTGCAAAATAATTATAAAAACATTATAATATTTGAAGATGATTTCTTTTTTGATGATACTATTAATCAATATATAGTCGATGATATAGGACAATTTATTACTAATAATCCATATCATATATACCATCTGGGTTCATTATTTCATATTAGTATACCAACATTTTCATCCTTAGTCCATCTTAAATCATATTTTGTTTTATCATCTCATTGTGTTATTTATAATAGAGATTATGCTTATTATTATATTAAAAATTATGAAAAAGGTTTTACTATGCAAAATGATCATAGATGGTCAAAATTAGAAATATTAAAATATATTTATTATAAGCCGTTATGTTTTCAGTTATGTGAAAACACAGAAAATAGACAGAATTGGTTATTTAGTGAGAATATTATTAAAATTTTAGAATATTTAAAATTAGATAAAACTCATTCTCCAGGATATACAATATTAAATATAGTATCATATATTGTATCTTTTCATGTAATATTTATATTTTTATATTTCTATTTATAAAATAATATTAAGGAAATAATTCACGAATTGAGTGGGTGTGTTTAATTCGTTTTGCCATCTCACTACAAGTAAGTGTATTTAAATTTTTAATATCAAGATAATCAGAAACTGCAATTATATCAAATAGCATATTAATATTAAAATCATTATTAATATAATTTTCAAGCCATTCAGAAAGCGGTGTATTACCATAAGATTTTTCATATTCAACTAAAAGGTTATCTTCATTAGGATTTAAATAGATATGATCTAAGAATTCTTTAATTTTCATCATAACAGTATTTGTGCATTTTTCATGAAGCAGAGGAATATAAGTATTATCATCAGTAAACTCCAGTATATCATTAATTGTGTTGCTTTGTTTAATCACATCTATATTAAAAGGGATATCAATACCATCAACAGTCTTAATAATAATCATATCTGTGTTTGTATAGAGTGTCATAATAATATATAGATAATTGATATAGATTAATATTATTTCAATTTTTATTATATCTTAGACTTTGTCTAAGATATAATAAAAATTAGATGAAGGAGTGAAACGACTGAATTCAATTTTTTCTAATAATAAATTCTCATAGCGAATATAATTAGATGAAGGAGTGAAACAACTGAATTCAATTTTTTCTAATAATAAATTCTCATAGCGAATATAATTAGATGAAGGAGTGAAACGACTGAATTCAATTTTTTCTAATAATAAATTCTCATAGCGAATATAATTAGATGAAGGAGTGAAACGACTGAATTCAATTTTTCCCAAATAAGACCAAATGTCGGTATAGCTATATATAGACCTTTGGTATTATTAATCTGTTGTCTATAAAAAAATTATCATGTAATTAAATTGCTTCTTGCATCCGGGTAATATTATCATAATTATTATACTTATTAATAATTAATTCAATTCCAGTTTTATTAATATACACTGCATCATTTGTATTTGAATTGAACCAAATAAACTTCCAAATATTATTATTATATTGAATAATAGAATCACATCCGATATAATTTAATCCATACATAGCATAATTTCCATTAATATGAGGAATAAACGTTTTAGTATTAAGATATTTAAGAGTTTCAACTTTAGACATTATAAATTTATAAAAATAGCATTACAGTATAATTTTTTATCAATTTTTATGGGGATAGAAAAGTTTTACTTTTCTATCCTACCCATAAACACGATTTGGAATAGATAGAAAAGTTTTACTTTTCTATCTCCAAATCAATTTTTATTAAATATATAGCTAAGCTATCAATTTTTATCCTATCCTTCAATTATAACTGTTAAATCTGCGAATCAATTTTTCTATAAATTAGGAAAGTAGTATCTAAATTTATATAATTTAGTTCTATGTTTTGTTAAAAAATGATGATATAAATTATCCCATTTAGTAGTCCATATATCTGATTTATTATAATTACTCATCTTAATAATATAATTACTACTACTAATATATGGTCTAGTCATAGTTTGTCCTCCAGTGCAGAAAAATACCATCTCATATACATTTTGATGCATAACCCATTCATAGCTATCTATTGAAAATTCCATAAACCATCTGAAACCTTCTTTTGGATGTATTTCAGATAAATTCATAAAATTTCCAATAACCATTAAACGTCCTATATGATGAATATAACCAGTATCAAACCCACTTTTAATTAAATCATCAACTGGTGCAATTCCAACTGTTCCTTTATACCAATCTTTTGTTAATTTCTTTTTATTACCAAAATAATTTTTATTATAATTAATTCCAGCATAACTATAACAATATCTTTGATATTCTCTCCAAAATAATTGTCTAATATATCCTTCAAAACTATTAACTGGAATTCTATTTTTATATTTATTAATTTTATTAATTATATCTATTGGATTAATTAATCCAATATTTATACTACTACTAAGAACTGAATGAAACATTGTATTATTATCTTTGTTAATAAAATCTTGATAAGGACCAAATTTTTTAAATTTATATTTTATAAAAAATGATACCCATTTATTTACTGTTGAATGACATATAGGATAACAGAAATTGTCTGTATTACCATAATTATTAGGAAAATGTTTCTCGACATAACGAATAGCTTCTTTAATATAAATTTTATCTAATTTATCTAATTTTGGCATAGAAGGAATTTTAGAAGACTTAAATCTATCTCTATTCATTTTATCCATTGATTTTAGCTTTGGATAAATATTTAATGATTTTTTTGACCACATATAAAAATTATTAAATACAACTCTTTTTGATTTTCTAGTTTTATTAAATTGTGTATAATGTTCTTTTGTTAATAAAAAATTTGGAGATTCTAATAATGTATGATTATTTGGTAATTTAATTTTATCAATTGGGTCAAATACTTTATAATTATTTATTGTTGGTTTTTTATTGAATTCAACATAATGAACATTACAATCATTTTCTTTTAAATAATCATAATAATATTTCATAGATGCTCTGTGTAATATTAATTTTTTCTTATTATAATTATATTTTTTAAAATAATGAGGGTGTTCCCAAATAATAACATTTTTATCTTTTTCTAATATCTTTTTTAAAATATTAATATTATATAATTGATGTGGTAAAATCAATAACATTAAATTAAGGTTGAAAAAAAATCATTGATTTCATTTTTCATAAACCATATGCGTTCATTAAAAGGAGTTCCTTTCGTTTTTAATCTATATGCATCAATCCAATGAAATTGACGTAATTTACCATTAATTTCCTCTTTACCATAAGCTCGCCTATCAATATCAACAATGCTTTTACTAGCTTCAATTAATATTAAATAATATTTAGAGTATTTCAAATAAATTTTATGATGTTCTTTATCTAAGTGTTCTTTAACTATATCTTCAGTAATTATATTATTTGTTTCTTCTACAACTTCCCGCATAATTGTATCATTGATTGATTTATCATTTTCATCAGTTTTACCACCAATATCCTCATAAACATTCCTTTGTATATTTGTGCGTTTATCTGTTCGTTTAGTATATTGCATCAGCATCTTAATTTGTTTTGTTAAGGGATCTATCTTATAAAATATAACACCACCTGCACGAATAGGATTAGTTTTATCATTATTATAAAATGTAGGTCGGTTATCCATAAACTATTAATATATATGATATATATATTAAAAAAATATCAATTTTTATTAAATATATAGCTTCGCTATATATTTAATAATAAACCTATGGTTAGTAATAGGGAGAGATGTGAAAAATTTTGTTTTTCATATCGCCCTATCAATTTTTATTTGGAGAGTCAGATTAATCTATGATGATTCTTACGCCAAATCAATGATTTTTTGGTTCTGAAATTATAAATATTATAGATTATATTTATAATGGAACCAGAATCTAAAGATATAGATATATTTCATATAGTTCATAGTTAAATGGTTTATAATAGGTTATTTTATACCTAATAGATATGCTTTAGCGTTTTTAGTTATGATTTTATGGGAATTATTTGAAAAAATAATATCTTCAAATAAAACATTATATGATTTTGTTAAAAAATATTGGATATTAAGTACACCTAAACATTGGAATGAAACTTATATTAATAAATTATTAGATATGCTAATGAATATAATTGGTTATTATATTGGTTCTAGTATTAGAACCAATATAAAATAAGTGAAAGCTAACGCTAATCTCCCTCTACAGGGATCGAACCTGTGACCTTGCGGTTAACAGCCGCACGCTCTAGACCAGCTGAGCTAAGAGGGAATTAATCGTCTTATTATACGATTAATATATATAGTAATTTATCTTTAAATAATTATATATATTAATTATATTATGAGTTTATCAAGGATATTTGGTTTAACATTAGTAGAAATAATAGGTGATACAGGAGCTAAACATTTTGCAAATCAAGGTGGTTTATTTAATTTAGGTATGGGCGTAGGAGGTTATATTGGTATATTTATAATGTTAGTATATTCATTACAAGGATCTACTTTATTAGTAGTTAATAATGCATGGGATGGTCTAAGTAGTCTATTTGAATCATTATTTGCATTTTTTGTATTAGGAGAAAGATTACAACATACATATCAATATTTAGGAATAGTTTTTATTATAGGTGGTTTATTATTATTAAAGATGCCAGTATTTAGTAAAAATGAATTTAAATGGCCGACATTATAATATTTAAAAAATGATTTAAATGATTTATATTAATATATATTAATGGCTTCTTTAATTAAATGCAGAAAATGCGGTGGTCCACATGTGACCCTTAAATGTGGTAAAGAAACACAGAATTTAGATACTGTGTTAGAAAACAAATTTAAAACAGATAATAATAATTATAATAATTATCATAATAATCATAAGACTCATAATATGGGTCAACGAATTGATAAAAGAAAAATTGTTGTTATTAAAATATCTAATCTGCCAAACGATATAACAGTTCCTGAATTAAATGAATTAGTGGGTGAATGGGGTAAAATAGGTCGTATTAATATAAGTAATTATGATAATACAACATGTTATATAGATTTCTATTTTGAAGATGAAGCTTTATATTTTATTAAAGCTATTGATAAAACACCATTTGAGAATGTAATTTTGAATGTTGAAATAATGAAAACATCATCTTAAATTAAATTAATTTAATTTAATATTAAATATTTACTAAGATATTCTGATTTTGACATCATATTTTTAAATTTGCTTACAATAAAACTTTCTTGATTATCTTGAGGCATTAATAACATAATAAAAATTATAATTATTAAAAAATAAAAAATTATCATATTAATAATCCATAGATTATTTTTCTAAATACTATTAATGGAACCAATATACATATTGCTCTTTTTAGTAAGCTTATATATTTGTTATTTAATATTTTTTAAAAAAGAAACATTTATTAATAGAAAATTGGAAAATTTTAGTGGCGATGACTTGAATGTTCATATGAATGATGATTTGAATGTTAATACTGATTATCAAGAACAAAAAACCATAGAATAATTAATCTATTATTAATTCTAATTATAATTAATTCTAATTATAATTAATTCTAATTATAATTAATATTAATGAAAATAGATTTTGAAATGATACAAAAAATATTTAATAGAAAAATAGAATTAAAAAATGAGAAAGATAAAATAGCTCTTTCTCAATATTCTGATTATATACCCATGTATGATATTTTTAGTGATAATATTTATCCTATTAATAGTATGAAGCTTTATTATAGATTAGTTAATTGTCATTATAGGTTCATCACTGATGAAATCAAGCAATGGATTATTAATAAAAAAGATAAGTTAGATACTAAAACTGATAAATTTAAACATTATGATAATATGTTAAAAATAATAGATAATTATAATTTAGAATATTTAGAAAAAACATCATATGAGACATTATATAGATATTCACCAGATTATGGTTTATCTATATCTATTTGTAAACGTAATAGTTTTCATCCATATTCTTTTCATTTGAATCCATATTATACTAAAAATGAATTAATAAAATTGGGAATGAATAATAAATTAATTGAAACTTTAAAACCCAGCGACCTTGTAGACAAAAAATTACATTATGATATTTGTAAATTAGTATCTAAGAATGATATATCTTATGAAACTATTTTAAATCACATGAATTTAATTATAGAAAATAAATGTGTTAGTTGGATTAATTTTTATTCAATGACCGGTAGTTATTTATTTAATAAAATATTAAGAGATAAATTACCAATTAATCAATATTTATATGATGGATTAAATAAAATTATTAATTGTATTAATAAAGCTGAATTACCAAATGATTATTTTTTTTATAGATTTGTATGGGATGATGATTATTTGAGAAATCTCAAAGTTGGGGATGTTTTTATTGATAAAGGATTTACATCAACTACTAGAGATCCTTTTTATTCACCAGGAGTTAAAATGGATTTTGGATTAGTATTAGTCAAAATTAATATACCTAAAAAAATTAAAGGTGTTGGATTATTAATAGAAAATTTTAGTTTATTTCCAAAAGAAGAAGAATTTTTAATTCAACCATTTAGTAAATTAAAACTTGTTGCTAGAAATGATAAAGCACGTTATTATCATATTAATGAAAAGTTTGAGAGAATCATTAAAAAGAAATATGAGTTTGATTTAGTAAATATTAATGATAATTTTAATTTAAAAGTAGAACCAGATTATAAAATACCATCAATTGAATTACATGAAATTAATATTAATATTAATATTAATACTAGTATTAGTAGTCGAGTTGATTTATTTAAAATATTTTTAGATAAATGTGATTCATATGGACAATTCAGATATAATAACGAAGTATATTTAGCTCAATGGTTTGATTCAACTGGTTCATATGCCAATTTATATAAAAATAAAACTGAAGATGGTTTTATTATATACAAGTATAAAGATGGTTATCCAATTTTATCAATAGAAATGGCTGAGGAATTATATGTTAATTTTCAAAAAAGTGTTTGTTATTATGATGATAATAATAATGTTAGTATTGATAATAATATTAATGTTGTTTCTCATATAGCTAGAATATTTAAATATAAAACACCATATGTTTATTTTGATTATAAGAATTTTACAGAGTTTAAAGATAATTATGAGAGTGAAGTCGAATATTTATCAATTAAATTATATTGTTCAACTATTTATGATTATTATAAAAAAAATATTAAAAATGAAAATTCTTATTTCAAATATGAATTTGGTTTTTGGAAATTAGATAATATTGGAAAAGAATCAGTTTCAAGAGAAACTATAAATAAAATTAATAAAGATATCAAAGATATTAAATGGAAAGATTTTTATATATTAGTTGTTGAAAAATACTTTCATTTATATAAAAAATTAGAAGAATGGATGAATGATATGTTTGAAAATATGTTTAATAAAAATTATTATACTTTTAATATTTTACCATATTTAAATAAACAAGGTTATAATATTGAAGAAATTCCAACATTATCTCATATTACATCATTTGATAGAGGAGCTATATTCTCTCAAGTTTATAGAGATAATATTAGAAGAGTCATTTGAATAATATTAATTTAATATTTGATAAAATATAAACCCAAATAACATACCTCCTATAATATCAGTTGGATAATGAACACCTAAAAATACTCTACTAAATCCAACTAATATAGATATAATATTAAATATAAATTCAGATGGATATTTATTAAGCATAACTAATGATAAAAATGTGGCAGCGAATGTATGACCACTTGGGAAAGAATATCTGTCAGATACAAATTTATGTTCTTTACCTGAATAATTTTTAATTTTATCACTTGCATGATAAGGTCTAATTCTTTTAAAAAGAAATTTAATTAAACTACATAATAAAGTTCCTTTTATTACTAATATAACATCACTTAAATCGAGAACTTTATAAATATATAAAGCTACTATTATTACTACAAATGAAACAGTATTAAATGGTTTAGATATAAATCTCATTTGTTCAGCAAAATTAAATGTTTGAATTTTTTCCATTAAATCAATTTCATTAAAATTCATTATTATTTATAATAATATTATAAATAATAATATTTCTAACGATGTATAAAAATTTAATCTCGAGTCAAATAATGATATACATTCCTATCTTAATAATTATTATAATATTAGGACTAGATTTATACTTAAATTATAATATAAGATTTGAAAAAATATTAAGTGAAAAAATGGATAATGATAAGGAAGAAACCGAAGAAAAAATATTTGATAAACCAAATCCATGGAATAAAATACAATATTTTTCTCACATAAATAAATATTATATTAAAATTAATAATATTAATGAACATGTTGAAAAAATAATGTTATGGAAGTCGCTTCCTATTATTAAATCAGATTTAATTGATATTGATATTGATAATGATTATTTAATATTAAAAACACATAGTGAAGAAGAAGCATTAGTTATATGTAATTTAATTATTAATCATATTAATAATAACCTTACAATTAATGATATTGTTACTAAAAACTTAATTAATTATTCTATTAATAAAGCTAAAAGATATAAATTAATTAAAACTAAATTATCAGAATTAATTAAAGAAGGTGTTGGTCAATTAAATAATAATATTGATACTTTAGCACCACTTGAATATATTGATACTGATGACTTAAAAGAAGGATTTGAAAAGAAAAAGAGAAAAATAATTGATAGAATTAAAAATTTAGATGAAGACGATGATAATAGTATTATTAATAATAATGTTAAAGAACTTAAATCAAGTCCATATGAATACATAGAACCATATGAAGGTTCCGAATATGCATCAATTAATTTTCAAAAATATTAATATTGTAAATTATATAAATCCATTATATTAACAACAATATAATGTGGATTCGGGTTAATTTTATCATGTCTAATTTCTTTCGCTTCCCAAATATTTGAATTTAAAGAATTTGAATTATTCGGATATATTCTCCAAATTTGATTATCCTTTAATTGTTCATTACATACAATATCCCATTTATATCCATCTCTATCTATCCAACAATTATTTTTATATAATAAATCAATTGAATACAAATTCTTAGGTTTAATTTTGATTTCTCTAATATTATTAATATTATTATTAAGTGGTGTTAAAATTAATCCATCTAATTTAATAATAGAATTATTAATAATATAATCATTTTTCATATTAATTAAATTAATAAATGGTTCAATAAAATTATCAATATTAATAATCTTCCATGCAGGTTTTGGATACCATCTATAATTATCATATGGCAAATCTAAAAACTCTTTTAATTTATTTCTGTCTTTAGTTAATTCTATTATAAATTCTTCTTCAGTATTTATAATTGGAATCATTTTTTGACCATAACTATGAATACTATGAATGTAATTATGTCTATTAATTGGGCTATCTAACTCATCTATATCAAATACTAAATATAAATCTAAATCTTCCATATATTCTGCCTTAATATTAATTAATTCAAACAATGGAATATTATTAACTAATACCCCATCTGCTTTTTCTTTTAATAAAAATTCAACATTCTTAAAATTTTGTAATTGACCTGGATATAAATGATAAGCTGGCATTTTATTTAATTTAATTTTATTATTAAGTTCATTAATAATTGGATATAATTTTAATTTTCTAATAATTAAATTCTTTCTTTTAACATTTTTAATATATTTACTGAAATGATATCTTAATTTATTAAAATGTTTTGCATAGAAACTTTCACCATATGCTACCATAAATGGCATCAAATAATAGATTGGACTTTGTTTTGTATATTGATCATCTTCATTCATAACAAAACATGTTGAAATATTATAAAATCCAATATTATCAACCATATTTTTAAATTCAATAGGATTCATTAAATTAATATAATTCAAAATATAATTTAATTCTTGAAATATTTTCATTAAAATTGGTTTAATTTCATCAAAATTATTTTTACAATTTGTTATATTTAATCCATAAGATGTTCCTAATTTAAATAATCCACATATTAAAAATACATTTTTTTCCATAGGTGTTGATAATAAATTATATATTTTTAAAAAATATTGTTTTATCATTACACTATCATATAATAGTAAATAATTAATTATATTAGACATGTATTCATATTTTAGATTTGAAATATAATAATATTTTAAAATATCTGGGATTATTGACATAGTTTGAATAGAAATACAATTTGAAATTATATTATCAAAATATTTATTTAATTCAGGAATTACCATATTTAAATATTTAAGTCTTCTTAAAATATATTTACATGGTATATTTTTATTAAATAAACAAGTAATTATATTAGGAATTAAATCAGAATCATCTTTTAATAATTTTAATTCATTATTATTAACCATATATTTATAGATTCTATCATCAGTATTACAATAATTATTAATAATAAACCAATTATTAAATTTTATATTACATTTATTCATTAATTTTAAATAATATAAAAATATAGGAAATGGCCATGTAGGTGAATTTAATTTAACTATATATTCAATATTATCAACAGTAAGTGAATTCATAATATCTGGAATTTTTTCTAATATTATTTGTCCATGCATACTATCAGATATCAGTTGAATTATCACTAATTTTAATTCATTATTAACATATGGTAAATATTTATAAATAATATTATAGTGAGAGTAATAATTAACATTTTTATAATTATTGATATTTAATAATGAATTAGTATTAAGACAAACTCTATATAATTTAATAATTCTATTAATATTATCTTGTGAATACTTTATAATTTTATTATATGAATTATCTAAATGCTCTTTTATTTTTTCTAAATTAAGACTTTGTAATATTTCAAATGTTTCATCCATTAATAATTAATAACAGTTTTATTCTTAAAATAAAATCTATATAAATATAATTAATGAAATCAACTGTTTCAAGTATAACAAAAAAATTTAAAAAATATAAATTAGAAATGAATAATGATAAAATGGAAGATATATGTCGTCCAGTTAGTTTTAAATTTCAACCACAACAATTATTTTTAAGAGATTATTTTAAAAGTTCATTATCTGGTAAAGGTTTATTAATTTATCATAAAATTGGTGCTGGTAAAACATGTACTGCTATTACTATTGCTGAACAATTCAAAGAGAAAATGAATTTAGTTATTGTTTTACCAGCAGCTCTTATTGGTAATTTTAAAGATGAATTAAGAGGTCAGTGTGGTGGATATTTAACAGATGAAGAAAGAAAAGATTTATTATCATTATCACCTCAAGATGATTTATATAAAAAAATATTACTAGCAACTGATAAAAGAATAGATAAACATTATACTATATATAGTTATCATAAATTTATTGAATTATGTGGTAATAATAAAATTAAATTAAATAATGCTTTATTAATTATTGATGAGATACAAAATATGATATCTGAAAGTGGTCCATTTTATACTAATTTAAAGAAAGTCATAGATAAATCAGATAATAAAACAAGAATTATATTATTATCAGCTACACCAATGTTTGATAGACCTGATGAAATAGCATTAACACTTAATTTATTAAAAGGAGAAAATGAAGTTCCAACTGGTCCTGATTTTTATTCATCATTTGTAAAACAGATTAAAGATGGAGAAGATATTAAATATGAAATAATAAATAAAGAAAAACTTGCTAAATTCTTACAAAATAAAATATCATATTATAGAGGTGCTCAACCTCAAAGTTTTCCAAAAACTATTTTTAATATAGTTAAATGCAAAATGGAACCATTTCAATATAAATCATATAGAACAATTATGGATGAAGAAACAAAAGGAAACTTTATGGGTAATGATATATTAAAATTACCAACAAATTTTATGTTAGGTCCTAGAATGATTAGTAATATAGCTTTCCCTAATAAAAAAATTGGAGAAAAAGGTTTTGCATCTCTTGTTGGATCAAATTTAAAGAAACACAATATTGTCAACTATTCTAAAAAATTTTATAAAATATTAAATAAAATTAATAAAGCAGAAGGACCTACATTTATATATAGTAATTTTAAAGAATTAGGTGGTATTAAATCATTAATCCAATATTTAGAATATCATGGATATAAAAATTATAAATCATTTGGAGAAGGTAAGAGAAGATATGCTGTATGGTCAGGTGATGAGCATCATCATGTAAAAGAAGAAATTAAATATATATTTAATAAAAAAGAAAATGCAGATGGATCTAAAATAAAAATCATATTAGGTTCACCATCTATTAAAGAAGGTGTGTCATTATTAAGAGTTTCTCAAGTTCATATTTTAGAGCCATATTGGAATATGAGTAGAATGCTTCAAATTATAGGTAGAGCAGTTAGATTTTGCTCTCATAAAGATATGCCGAAGCATAGAAGACAAGTTGAAGTATTTTTATATTTATCTGTATTTCCTGGAGAGAAAACAATAGATGAATATGTATGGAATATAGCACAAAAGAAACAAAAATTAATATCTAAATTTGAAACATTATTAAAAGAGAATGCAATTGATTGTAAGTTATTTTATAAAAGAAATGTTTATAAGAATGAAGAACCATTAAAATGTGCTATGTAAAAATTTGCATTATAATTATCTATATTATTATATATAATGGGTTGTGGATGTAATAAAAAAGAAGAAGTAAAGGTTGAAAAATTAGTTAAAAATAGTAAATTAGAAACATTTGCTAATCATTGTAATAAAAATAAAGGAATTATTGGATTTTTAATATTAATTTTAATTATAATTTTTTTATTTATGATTTTTAAAGATAATAAAAATAATGGTTATTTAGTATTACCACGTGGTTCAATAGTTGGAAGAAGAGGAGAGTATACAGTTGATCTATCACTATCACCTAGTAGTGATTAAAATAATAATTATGCAAAGAATACTAAATAAATTTTTAAATATAGTATTATATATATGGCTGCAAGATACGGATCGAGTTATAATACAAAACCAACAAAACTAGATATACAACCACTAACAATAAAAATAATAATTGGTGTTTTATTAATGTTATTAATAGTTGGTTTAATTTTTCGAGCAGCGATTAGTTATTAAGATAATCATTGTGCAAAGAATACTAAATACATTTCAAAATAAACTTTTAATTTAAAAATTTATTTTGAAAAAATAATTTTTAAAAAAAAAATATATATAAAATTTTTAAATCTAGCATAATTATATATATGTCTACTACACAAACAACAATGTCTACTGATGCAGATAAAAAAAAACAAGATGAACAAAATGAACAAACAAGAAAAGTAATTGGTGGTTTATTAATTTTACTTATACTTGGTTTAATTTTATATTTAATATTTAAACCTAAATCAACTGATCTCACCTCAACAACATCTGCAGATTATACTGCTTTAACAGACACACCTAAAGTATTCGGAACATTAGCAGGTGAAGCTGATGGATTATCCAAAGGTGTTGCCGTCTTAGTTGAAAAATTAAAACAAGCTGGTCTTGATTCAGAAAAAGCAATTGCTGCTGCTAAAGCAGCTGTAGCAGCTCCACCTAGATTATAAATAAATTAAACAACTTTAATAACTTTTTTAACTTTAATTATTGAATGATATAAGTCTACTATATCATTTAATGAAATATGTTTTATCTTATTAGCTATTCTTATATTTCTATCAAACATATATTCTTGGATTGTTATTTCACCTAAATAACTACTTGCCATTTCAGTTAAACTATTATGTTTTTCAGTTAATATATCATAAATTGATTTTTTAAGATTATTAAAATCACTAGTTGTTGTTGTTTCAAATATTTCTTTCATTGATGTATTTATAAATGTTTCCATTGCTTCTTCTACTTTTTTATAATCTAATGGAGACATTACACTTAATCTAATATATGAAATATCATCTAATGTTAATTTACAACGAACTAAATAACCTAATTGCATTTTAGTTCTTAAAACATCAAATGCAGGTCTTTCCATAATCGCATTTAATAATACTAATTTAGCTGATAATAATGGATTCATTTTTTTAGTATGAATAGGAAATACATATGATATACATATATTAATTTCTTTTTTATTTGGATGTTTTATAGTAATACTATTAGGCATTTTCATTGATGATATTTTATCTATTTTATTATTTGAATTAAATGTAATAATATTATGTAAATGTTTATTATCAATACATCCATAAATTGTTGTTGTTATTGGTAGTTTTCTAATATTTATTAATTTAGTTATTCTATCTTTAACCATATCAATTGTAATATTTTTAATTTCTTTCAATTCATCTTTATAATAATAAACATATTTGTTAATCATTGTTGATAATAAATGTGTTGATAATTCCCAAGCAGAACTTTTATTTACATTTTCTAATGATTGTTTTAATAATGATATATTTGATTTAATTAGTGTATCACTTGGATTTATATCAACTATTTTTTCAACTATTCTATTAAATAAATCTATATATTTATCATTATATCCATCAATAATTAAAGAAATAGAAGATGTTCTATAATTTAATGTCATTTTTATATTATATCCAATATTAATTTCATTTGAAAATAATAAGTTCATATAATAATTAATAATTTTAATACTAATAACAGTTGTTAATAAAGTTCTCTTACTATTAAAAAATTTATGAGATTGGATACATATTTCACCTAGAACAATTGGTTCTTTAAATTTAGAAACTCCTCCATACCAAAACTTTGGAGCCATTTTTTTAGGAATATTATATTTATCTAAATTCTTTATAATTTTTGGTTTAATGTTTAATATATCACTATTTATACAAATATTAAAATTATAATTATTATTATTATTATTATTATTAATGAATGACTTTGATAATTTACAATAATATTTTTCATAATATTTATCTTTTTTATAATTTGAACCTAATTTTGTTTGAGTTGCATAAATAATATTAACTTTATCAAATTTTAAATAATCTAAACATTTCATTAATTTTACATAATCTTTTTTAATAACTAATTTATGTCCATTATAAACATGCTCTTCATCAAATATATGCATATTTAAACAAATTTTCATTGCTAAATCTGAATTACTTCCTTTCATTTGATTATTATAATTTAATTCATATAATTTAACATTATAATCATAAACTAAATTCCAATTAAAATATTTTAAATGATTAAAATAATATTTAACAATATCATTAATTTTATAATAAACATCTTTTGATTTATTTGGTAAAACTTCAATTGATAATAAAAATAGTCCAGTATCAAAATAGCCTATATCTATATTATTTGCTAAATTATTTTCAATTAAATAATTTTCAATGTTATTCTTACAATTAAAAAGTATTCCATTTCTAATTATATCAATAATTTTATTATCGTTAAATTCTTTAAACTCTGGCATCTCCCATATATAATTAATTATATTAACATCATCTACAGTTATTAAATGATATTCATTATTAAATGAACTAAATTTAGACATAGGTATTATTGGATGAACTATCTTTTTTTGTTTAATATCACTAAAACTTTTTTTTATCATTTTTTCAATTTCATTAATTGGTCTACTACTTTGTATTGTTATACACATATTATTTGCACAATAATATTTATTATAAAAAGATATCATAGCATTTCTTAATTTTTCAATATTAGTTCCAAATGTTTTGTGACTACCTGTTCCAAATCTATTAATTATACTATCTTTTTTACTTATATTATTAATAATTTGTCTTAATACCCAATTATCATTATTTAAATTTTTTAAATGCTCAGAATTAACTGCATTTATTTCTCTTGATACTGAATTAATATTAAATAAAGGATCTATAAAAAATCTAGAAAATATATCAATCATTTCATTTAAATTAACACTTAAAATATCAAAATAATAAACAGTATAAATATCATCAGTATATGCATTAGATGAACCACCAAATTCTTTTAATTTCTTAAAATAATAATCTTCATCTTTATATTTACTACTACCCATAAATAACATATGTTCTAAAAAATGAGCAAGACCCATATATTCTAATGGTTCATATAATGTTCCAGTATTAACACTCATTACAACATTAGAAGTATCAGCGCTTTTATCATAAATTATTGTATATTTTAAATTATTAGGTAAAATTCCGTATTTAAATTCTCTTTTTTCATTATCTGGAATTAATATCATTATTATAATATATAATATTATTATTAAAATTATCCAAATGTGTGATTTATAGAATCATATTTTTTATATCTAGCATTTGCTATTTTAACATCATTATATTCAATATAAGCATTATTAATATCTTTAAACATTGGAACTCTTTCTAATAATAATTGATATTTATTATTTTCTTTATCATAATAAAATCCACTCTCATTAGATTTCATTGATATAGTATTTTTTAGTATTTTAGTCATAATAACTACTATTGAATAATCCCAATATTTATATTTGTCTTTATTATTATATTTTTCTATATATCTATCAATACATTGTTTTAATATTTTATTATTTTGCTTAGCTATAATTATAGCTGGATTTAATTCATTCTTAATTATACATGTATATTTACAATGTGTTTGTATTGTAACAAAATCAGTATCATTATCTATTATTTCATTCAAATTTATAAAATGTTCTAAATCTAAATCAAAATAAACACCACCATATTTATATAAAATACATATTCTCCAAAAATCAGCTTTAATAGGACCATCTTTTAGAAAATTAAATATGTCTACATATAATTGTCCATAATTTAATAGTAAAAAATCTTTACAATCATTATCATCATATAATTTTATTTCATAATCTGGATATAACTTTTTAATATTAGGAATGATATAATCTGGTATGTTCTTTGTTTTATAACTTAAATAAATAACTTTTGGAATATTATTATTTATACCAAAATTCTCTTGTTTTTTACAACTATTAATATTAATATATATTAATAATAATAATAATATTAATATAATAATAATAACTATTATCATTATTATAATATATATTATTAATAAATATTTATTTAATTAATTAATTTATTATCAATAAATAATTTATTAATAACATTATCTTGATAAAATAGTATCAAAGAATTACATAAATTAATAAATACATTGGGGTCTATTTTTTTAAGATTAAACTCATTTAAATTATTAAAATCTAACCAACAACCTTTTATTTTATTATTAACAATATTCATCATACTTTCTATATGTTCCATATTAAAATTCATTAAATTTTTAGTATCTAATATATAAGGTGTAATAAATAAATGATGAGAGATTGGATTGAAATATACATCTTTATTAAAAGTCTTTATAATCGCATTTGTTTCTTTTTGTAAAATATTCATTTCATTCATTTTAATAAATTGTAGTATCATACTAATTGATGGCGCTAAATTATCATTACAATATATGGTATTATATGGTGAATATAAATCAAAATTTAAAAAGAAAATTTGATTAAGTGATATAAACTGTTTTAAATATTCTTTAGTATTAATATTTTTAGTCATATTATTATATTCATTCTGTGCATTTTTAATTTCATCATAGAAAATCTTATAATGTCTATTAAATACATCATCAATCATATTTTCACTTTTAAAAATAATATAATTATATAATGTTTGATATGAATTATTATCAAGATAAAAATTTTTAGTTTGTAATACTAATTCAGTTTCATTTATATTTTTAATAATATCATCATGTGTTTTATGTTTTTCAATTAATAATAATATATTATTATAATTCATTTTATAAAATCTATTTAATATAATTATTAAAAATGAATTACTATTTTTAATATTTTCTAACCATACACTCAAATTATTAAAATTTATTATATTAACATTATTTAAATTAATTACAAAAGAAGAACTTGTATATAATTGAAAATGAGCTTCAAATATTTGTTTTAATGATAATTCTGCACCTAGTTCATAACTGATCGGTATTATATCATTCCCAAATAATAATAATAATGATAGAAAATCATATACTATATTTATACTAACATCATCTATATTATTAATTGAATTATATCTATCTAAAATTGATGCTATTAATTTCTTTCCAAAATAAACTGATTTATTATAATTAGTTAAATTATAACTATAATTAATAAACATAATATTTACATCATTATAATTAGTAGTTGATATTAATTGATACCATAATACTAAAAAAATAAAATCAGAATCACATGAATGTATTGCTATACTACAATCAATATTATTTTCTTTAATATGTCTAAATATTTTATAATCAGATTCACCATTATTATAACTATTATTAACATAAATATTTATATTTTTATAATTTTCTTTCAATGTTTTATTTATAAATTCACTTAAATAAATTAATATTGGAGAATATGGTCCCAATGATTTATCAAATGAATACATATTATTTATCCAATCAAAATAATCAAACATAATATCATCCTCTACTATTATTGTATTTATTATATTATTAAAATATTCATTAAATAATTTCTTTCTATGTTTTGATTCTAAATAATTTTTAACTCTTCTACGTCTTTGTTCTATAATTTTAGCATATGTTGGTATACCATCAAAAAATAAATTAATTGATTTAATAAATTGTAATGGATGTGTATTTATTATATGATGATTTAATGTATTATATAAATACCAACCTAATAATTCTATTATATGTTCATCTAAAAATTTATTAAATGATAATAATATCTCATTTATATCATTACCATCTAATACATCATTCATTACTACATTTAATTTTGACCAATGAAATTTATCAAATATATTTTTTAACTTACTATTAATAATATTTATATCTGTATAACTAACACCAAATATAATAATTATAATTTTATTTATTTCTTTTTCTAATTCACTAATACAATTATATATCATAAAATTCATATCAAAATAAATATGATTAGCTACAATCTGAGGCACATCATATAATTCTTCACAAATATTTGGCATATTTTTATTAAAAAATGATATTAATCTATCAAAACCCATTAAATTATTATTATAATTTAATAATTATTCCTTAAATATGACAATATTTCATACATTACTTGACAATCAATTATATTATATTTAATAATATCCTTCATATCATTTTCATTAACAGTATCATTGTTTTTATATAAATTATATGCTAGAAACATTGCTTGTAAACCATTATTACAAGATGAATTAGGCCAACTACTTTTTATTAATTTATGTTTATTAAATGCATATGCTATACTTTTTAATGAAAAATTAAGAGCTCCCTTAATAACAATATTATTATCTATAAATAATTTATATAAATCAAATGATTTAAATTCATTAAATGTATTTAGTGGATTCTTTGCCATAAATTTATTATAAAATGTTATTTCTGCATTTGACCAATGAATAAATTTATAATCTATTTTATTCATTTCTTTCATTTTAATATCTATAAAATCCCACATATTATTTATCATATTTAATTCATCATTATTATCATTTCTATTTATCATAAATGTTTTATGTTGAAAAGAATTCAAATTTGTAGAATTATTATGATACTCCCATCCAATACATATCATAAATATAATATTATTATTATTATCATTAGATTCTAATTGACCTACATTACTATTCAAAGTTTCAAAATCAATATATAATTCTAATGTATTAATATCATTTTGTCTCCAATTATTATTATTTGCTAAATCAACAGTTCTAATAATATTATTATTCCTATTAATTTCCAAAATATTATTTAATATTCTTGATGTTTTTTCATCTTTAATATCTATTAATGATGCATTAAAATTTTTATTCATCCAACTATATATATTTTTAGAATGAGCTATTTGTCTCTTCTTATAACTACACCACCATATATTTGTTATTTCTTTTAATTCATCTGATAATTTTGATTTAATTAATTTATATCCATCATCTTTATCATTTTTCATATTTGGATATAATTCAGATACTGATGGACGTGGGAGTAATGTCCAATTACTTCCTTCAGTTCTCATTCTATTAATCCAATTAATAGCACTTGATACTTTACTAATAATATGTTTATCAAAACTATTATAATTAATCATTGATAAATTTTCCATATAATTATCACAACTATAAGTTCTACTATTTTTAGTATAAACAATCTTTTTTGATAAAATAAAACCATAATCTGGTTGATATTTTTGAATACTATTTAATATTTTATTATAAATTAATATTTGTCCCTTGTAATAAATAACACTATTAATATCCTTAATAAATGTTTGATTACAATTTAAATTAATAGTTGAATGTTTAATATCAACCACTAAATAATGATAATTACCAAATAATGTTCTCTTTTGAGGTATTATTATATTTTTATTAAATATACTATTAAATTTATCAGATCTAACTAATAAATCAGGACAACCATATAAATTATTTTTATAATCATGTAAAACACCCTGATAAATTATATCATATCCTTCTTTCATACTTTTAATTGTTTCTAAATATTTAGCATTAGATCTAACATCTTCATAACCATTAGCAATAGATATAATACTAATAATATTAATTTCTTTTAATTTATCAATAACTATTTGTTCAAATAAATTTCCTTGCTCCATTATAAAATTATTAAATGTAAGAGAATGATTTGAATGATTAAAATGATTATTATTATTATTATGTTTAGGTTGACGAGGTTTATCAGTAATATTATTAATTGAATAATATCTTAACCAATCAATTAATGGATCATCTAACATATAGTTTCTAATATTAGATGGAGCTATCATTTTACTCCAATCAGTTAAACACTGTTTTTTATTATTAGATAAATCATCATTGGATTTTCTTTTCCTATTTATATCCATTATATTATAATATAATTATATAATTATACTAACTATTTATTTAATAATATATCTAGTTAGTTTAAAATAATTATTAAAAATATTATTATAGTTAATGTCAAGCTCTACATCTGCTATTAAAGCTAGTAAATCTATAGTCGAATCTTATATCAGTTCAAACTCTGAAAAAAGTGATTTAACAACTTCATTTACAAGTCATTCATCTGAAACCGATGTTGATATTAAAGCTAATGGAATTATGTTTAAAATAATAAATTATGTTCAACATCCTAAATTTAAATGGGTTGTTATTGCTATATTATTATGTATCTTTGCATTTGTCTATTTTAAAACACAATCAAAACCTGTTAAAAAAGATGCTAAATCTGATGCTAAGAAAGATAATTTAAATGTTAGATTAAATAAAAACGGACATCCTGAATTAGTTGAAAAAGAGAAACCATTAACTTTTGGATTTAAAGATCCAGAACTTCAACAAAAAATAGAACAATTAGATAATAAGCAACAACAATTCTTTATGAAACAAATGCAACAACAAATGCAAATGCCGCCACAACAAATGCAAATGCCACAACAGCATAATCATATGGCTCCACCACAACATCATCAACATCAAGTTCCTCAACCAGTATCCCAACAAAAAGAAGAAACTGATTCTTCAGAAGAATCAGAAGAAGTATTTATTGAGAATGAAAATATAATGAATCATAATTTAACAATGGAAGAAATGAATGCTATTGATAAACAATTAGAAGATGTTCTCGATTAAATATAAATATAAATATAAATATAAAGAAATAATAATTATTATAAATATATGTCAAACTCAGCTCAATTTCTTCAAGCTGCTGATACAGTTAAACAACTTTCAACTAAACCAAACAATACAACATTAGGTATATTGTATGGATTATATAAACAAGCGACAGTTGGTAATAATACAACCAATAAACCTAGTATTTTAGATATACAAGGAACAATTAAATGGAATAATTGGAATAATTACAATAATTATTCCAAACATCAAGCAGAAGTTGAATATATTCAATTAGTTAATAAATTAATTATGGATGATTAATTTTAATTATTTTTTCTTTTTAATTTTACATTGTTTATCCATTATAAATGATTTTGTTTTAGTATTTTTTGGAACTATATTTAATACACATTTACCCTTAACCCCATAAAGAGACTGAGTGCATCCAGTCTCTTTGTTGGTTTTTTGAACTTTAATTTCATTATCATTTAGGCATCTAGATCTAAAATGTTCATATCTATCTCTAATCATTTCATAAGTTAAATTAGATTTCTTACCTAACATTTTATTAATTAATTCATGTAAATTATATATATATCTCGATAAAGTGTCTCTATTTTTAAAAACACTTTTAGTTAAAGGTAATGCTTTAAAATTTTTAGTTAAATTATCTCTACAGTATCTACATGGTAATATATTTTTTAAATTACTATAAAAAGTATAATAATATTTTTTTTGTTCTTCTGTAGGTTCTATTGGATAATTAAAACTTATTGTATGTAATATATGCCACATAGGTGGACCCCATATTGATGTCATCATTCCATCTGGTGAATTGTAATCATCATCTGAAAATATAGGTTTAGATTTCATATTAAATTAACTTAGATTATAATATTTCAGGTATTACTAAGCATGCATTCGGTGCCTGTTCAGATTCATCTATTATTTCAGCTATTGTATTAACACCACTTGACTTTAATATTTTAAATTCATGTGTTTCAGTTAAGAATTCTAAAATTCTATTTGAATGTGCTAATCCTAAATGGAGTATTGAGTTTCTAGTACTATTTAATATTAATAATAATGTATACCATTCCATTAACATACTTGTCATTTCATTTATATTTTCTAAAATGTCTTTATCCTGTTTTAATATATCACTAATTGTTTTATCTAAATTTTTTTTATTTGTTGTTCTATATTCACAATATATACGGTTCATTTCTTCAAAATGTGTTAATAATATATTAATTGTTTTTTCATCAGATGTTTCTCGTAATTTTTTAACTTGAGGACAAATATGTTGTTTCATTAATTTAGAACCTCTTAAATTAAATATATGATATAAACCAATTAAATAGGCATTTAATCGCATTTTACCTATTTGATTATTAGGATCATTTAATAATATTTCCCATGAGAATGGTATTAAAAATGGTCTAATATCAATAGGTATAATTTTTTTATTATTTTTATTTAATTCTTTTAATCTACCTGTATGAACTGATAACGGCCATAAATCACCTAATTTAAATCCTTCTCTAAGAACTTCTTCTAATAATACATCATTATCATCTGTTTTAGATGATAACCAAGTATCAATCATTACTGAATCTCTTTTACAATAACTAACTCCATCATGTATATCTGCTAATATTAATACTCTTTTTTTTGTTTTTTCTAATAATGTATATCCAACTGAACCAGATAATAACATATTATAATAATATATATAATATATATTAATAATAAAGTAATTGATTATTCATCATCCTCATCATCTGAGCTATCAGATGAACTTAATTGCATATTAATAATTTCTTCCTGAATATCATATCTCTCAATTGGTTCCATGACAGGAGATGATAAATGGTAAATCCACCAAATACGAGTAAGTAATTTACCTAATAATACTGTAATTGTTTCTTCATTACAATGAAAAAAGTAATGCTGAATATTTCTTACTTTCTCACCGAATGTTAATAATCGCTCACGGAGAATACTCTTCTCTTTACGATTTTCTGTTTCATATAATTTATTGATTCGAATTGATTCATAAACCCGACCATCAATATTTTCAATTGTTTCTAATCCTAATGTTTCTAAATGTTCTTTAACATTATATTTAATACTATGTTCTGTTGATTCAACACGGCAATCATTCTTATTCTCATGAATTTCAATATAATTTGATAAAAATTTAGAGATTTCAATTTGATTTCTTTCAATTTTAGCATCACAATTTTTATAAATCTTTCTAATGAAGCTTAATAAAAATGCAACACGAAAACCATCATCTGATTGTCGGAATCGCCACATCATATGTTTGAATCCAGTATTACTATTAACTGCAAAACTCCATCCATCATTTAGATTTTCATTAATACCATCATAAAATTCTGTAGCAATTTCATCTGTAATCTTATCTAATAAGAAATTCTTTTTAATATTATCCCATCGAGATGAATCAACTGCTTCATGTAATAATGATCCATAATTAGCTCCATAGAACATTGTATCACATCCATTAATGTTTGGAATAGTACTACAAGTTAATTCAATGATTTTCTCTGGTTTATATCCAACTAATATCACATTACCCTCTTTATCTAAACCACGACGACCTGCACGACCTGCCATCTGATGATACATCATACTGTTAATATTCTCATCTGGTGTAATAACTGTTGTTCTAAATGGCATTGATACACCAAATACTAATGAATCATCACTAAAAACAACTCCTAATTTACCATCACATGCAAGATTTTGAACAATGTGAAGATACGGGTCAGGTAAGCCTTTACAATAAACACCTACTCCACGCCATAACAAGTCAATCATATAATGATATTCACTTCCATGATGAGGAAAGAATGATTTTAATTCTTTATCCCATTCTTTAATCATATATTGACTAAATTGTTGATTATTATTAAGAATGAAATCATGATGAGGTTCATAAATAGCAATATCTGCTGGTTTTTCATTAATATCATCAAAGTTATCATTCATCATCATTAATTTTGAAAATTTCTTATCACCTGCTTTATCCAAATTAATCTTTACTGCTTTCTTTGCATTCTTTGATTCACTCTTTCTATCTTCAACCATAAGAATCTGTTCAGAACGTTTTGATTCATTACGAATACGTTGTTGTTCTTTCAAGCGCTGATCTAAGAGAGTCGGGTGAGCTTTTTCTTCTTCTTCACGAATAGTCTTGCTAAATTTACGAACATATTCAAGACATAAATGAGAATCAGTTTGAAAGACAAGAGCTGGAGTTTTATTATTCTTCTTTAAATGCATCGCAATTTCATATAAATCGAATGTTTTATTATTAATCTCTTCTAATTGATATTTAGAAATAATCTCTTCAATCTTCTTCTTATATTTTGGCTTATCACAATTTTCAACCATCCAATGCAATAATTTCATAAAATATTCTGTTGCATCGTCTAATGATATACGACTATCATTAGTAAAGTATTTCTTAATTTTTAATTCAGGTGTTAATAATGAATTTAATTTAATTGCTAAATCCCAAATATCAGGAGGTGTTGCATTTAAGGTTAAACTTAGGATTTTACCTGACTTGATATCATTAAAATTAACCATTGAAAATGGATGAATTCTAACTAATGCATCGTCAGCTTGTCCTTTATCATAATAAAACTTTTGAAGATTGAAAAAACGCTTTTCACATTTAACAATACTAATATCATCTTTATGTCCAGTTTTAATGAACCAGTCTTTTAACATATCAGCATTACCAATAGTAGCAGATAATGCTAAAATTGGAATATCACTGTATGCTTTAATAATCAGTTCCATTTCTTGACAACTTTCTTTTCCAATCATATGAATCTCATCAACAACTAACCAATCAAATTTAATATCTAATAATGGAAGAAAATCAGCTAAATATTGAGGTGTTCCAACTACAATACCAACACTTTTAATCTTTTTAATTAAACCATCACGGGTTGTATCAGATTGAAAAGTTCTAGTAATAAGGGGAATATCTTTTTTAGTAATTTTACCAATCATAGATGACATTTGCCATGCTAATGGGTCAGTTGGAACAACTACAATTGCTTTAATTGTATCACTTGTTTTATTATTTTTAGTATAAAGATAGCCAGTTAAAATAGATTTACCTGCTGATGTTGGAGCTTGAACAATAGTGCTAATATTATTATCAATATTCGTAATAACTTCTTTTTGAAATGGATCGAGTCTAACAAAACCTTTCTCATTCAGAGGAGGCATATTAGAATGAAATCGATTAAATTGTAAATCGATAATATCTAAATCAGCAATAACATTTTTAATTTTTGTAATTATTTCATCATATTCAACCAATAATTTTTCAGAAATATTTAATTCAATAATTTTATTAAAAGCATAATAAATCATATCATCTGCTTTAGGATTAGAATTACGACTAAGAAAATAATATTCGATTGTTTTAAATAATAATCGAATACGACCTTCATCAGTTTCAGGCTTAGCATTTAAACCATGTAATTCTAATTTTTTTAAATCACTCTCTACTTGCTTATTATGCTTATCAGTATAATTCTCATAAATCATAGTTTCAGTTTTCGTTAATTTCTCACTATTATTCTTCTTCTTACTAATCTCTTCTTCTTTAGATAAACGGGGATTCATTAAATCAGGAATATTATAAGGATTAAAACTGCCTGTAGGACAATTAGTCTTAATACATTGCTCATCAATCTTAATCTTACCACGTTGAAAAAACGCAGCTTCCCAATTACCTCTGACATCTTCCTTAGAAATAGTATTAGATTTATTATTAAACTTCTTGGTATAGTGCTTTGACATTACTAATTATATAATGTATTGTTTAATTGATAATTAAATATCAATTTTTCTAAAATATAGCAAAGCTATATTTTAGAAAGTTAATCTGCTGTGTTTGATTTGCTAAGCAAATCAAATCTGCAAATCAAAGGTTATAAGAGTCATATTAATCTATGATGATTCTTACACCCTATCAATTTTTATAGTTTTATATTTGCAGCATTTAACAAATATCATTAGTGTTAAACCTGACAATATATATAAAAAATATGGATTCCCAATACTATCGGCTATCATTTCAATTACTAACATATAATTATTATAATCATAACTTTTTAAATAAATAGTTTATTTAAATTACATTTTATGGAAATACTCTTTATAAGTAAATTTGAACTATAATATTTAATACAAATAAAATAATTAGTTTTTTATTATATATTAACATATAAATTGTTAGGTGGTTATTTGGTGGTATATATTTAAAAACATAAATATAAATTTAATAATGTCAAATTTTAAATGTCAAAAATGTAATTTTGAATTTAATACCAAATCAGGATTGTGGAAACATAATAATAATAAACATATTATTAAAAATATAATAGAAAATAAATGTAAATATTGTAATAAAATATTATCTGATAGATTTTCTAGATGGAAACATGAAACTAAAACATGTAAAAAAAATCCAGATTTAATTAAAAATAAACCAAATTTAAATAATATATCATTTAATAAAGATAAAATAGAATTTAAAGATAGACATAATATAATTAAAAAATTAGATGATATTGAAAATAAAATGAATCAAAATCATCCTATAAATGAACAGTTAATTAATATGATAGTTAATAAAGATAAAATTATCGAAGAGTTATCAAGCGAATCAAATAATAAAATAAATACAGAAAATAATGAATCTATAAGTGATATAGAAACTGACCAAAATAAATTACAAAATGATATAATAAAAAAACAAGAAAAACAAATTAAAATATTAAAAAATTTAGTAGTTAAAAAACAAAAAAGAAATGAATATGAAGATGAAAATGTTATTTATATATTAACAACACCTGAAAATAAAAAAAATAGAATCTATATTATTGGTAAAGCAAATAATTTAAAAAATAGGTTGAGTACTTATAATAAAACTGTTGAACATGAAGTTATTTATTATAAAAGTTGTTATAATAAAGATGATATGAGTATAATTGAAAATATGGTTTTAGCCAAATTAAAACAATATAGAGAGATTGCAAATAGAGATAGATTCATATTACCAATTGATAAAAATATTAGTTTTTTTAAAGAAATTATTGATAATTCAATTAATTTTATTAATATTTAGTAATTAAATATCGTAGTGATAAATTGAGATTCCCATCAAAATGCTGCACAACTGATTTCATTTCAATTTCATCTTTAGTTATATTAAGTTTATTTAATAATTCAACTAATTGTAAATATATATCATTATATTTAAAATCATTATCATTAATTGTTTTAATTTCAGTAGTAATATTCCCATTTAATAAATAGCTTGAAACTTTATTAATTAAATCAGGTTTTGTTAAACAGATTTTTAATAAATATGTAAAATCATTATCTGAAAATAATTTAATAATATTATCATTAGAATGATTATCATTATCATTATCATCAAAATTATTATCATCATGTTCTTCCTTAATATCTTCTTTATTAAAAATGTATTTTAATAATTCTTTTTTAATATCAAAATCATTAATAAATATATGAATAATTGATTCATTAGTAAGCTTATAATTAGTATCATTAGAAATATTTGTTCCATTATTAATAAACATTAATTTTGATACTTCATCGTATGATAAATTATTTTCCATTAAATAATTAAAAATATCAACAATAGACACATCATCAATACTTGTATTACTAGTAATATTAATATTAGTTTCCTTATTAGTTCCAACTAATTTAAGTGTGATGATCATTATAATTATTATTATTAAATTAAATACATATAAAATCAACTTTTTTATATTATTAATGAACGGTATATATAATATAGGTAATAGCTGTTATTTAAATTCAGTTATTCAAATGTTATTTAATTCGGATGGTTTCAAAAGCACATCTAGTGGGACATTATTTGAAGATTTTATTAATAAATATAAAAATTATAAAATTTATAATCCTGCTGAAGTTAAATTAGTTGTTTCTAAAAATAACTCAATATTTGCTAATACTAATCAACAAGATAGTTATGAATTCTTAATTTATTTATTTGATGTTTTAGATAAAATGTTAGGTAATTCTAAAAATAATTTATTATATCAAAATTTTGGAATTGATATAACAACAAATATTAAATGTAAAATGGCAAGTTGTTTAAAAGAAAGTAATAATAAAATAACTGAATTATTTTTACATTTACCAATCACTAATGAATTAGATTTATCAGATTCATATAGAACATATAAATCAATTGAAATATTACAAGATGATAATGCATATTATTGTGAACATTGTAAGGATAAAATAATTGCTAGAAGAAATACAATTACTACCAAATGGCCTGATAATTTAATTATTGTTTTAAAAAGATTTGACCATAATATGAGAAAAGATAATAGACAAATTAATATTCCACTTAACTGGAGACATGGTTATACATTAAAAGGTGGTATTATTCATATGGGTAATTATGGCGGTGGACACTATATTTATTTTGGTAAGAATAATCATAATTGGTCTATAGCTAATGATAGCAATATATCAAAAATAGATGATATCAATAGCTTTATTAATAATCAAGGTAAACAAAGTTATATTATTTTATATGAAAGAAATATTCCAGAATATAAACAAACAACACCCTTATGATTAATATTAAAATATAACTGGAGTATAATTAATTGATTTTAATGCTTTACCTGTTGATTTGTTTTTAACTAACCAATAATCACCAGATTTATAATAATATGGTGAATCATATGGGCTATATACCGCCTTAGCTTCAGATGATTCTACTCCATACTTATCACAAGCTTCTTTATAAATTATATATTTATTTTCATATGATAAAACAGTTTCTTTAGCTTCATCTTCTGTCTTACATAATTTAGACATATTAGATGAATGAACTATATTAAAAACTCTATCAATATTAATTTGTAACCAAAAACCAAATTTAAAAGTCTTAATAATAGTTTTAACTAATACAGCATATAATTCAATCATATTCTTATTTTCTAATAAACAACTTTTTAATTCTCTAATACTATCCACTAAATATTCATAATGTTCATTATAATCATCATTATTATATTCATATTTTTGTGTTTGTTGATAAAATTGATAATAACTACCAAAGATACAATTTATCATTTTATCAGGATTTAAATTATATGTATAACAAGCACCATATAAAACATATAATAAATCACCAATTCCATCCATAATTTCAACTCTATTATTATTTTTGAAAGCTGTTCCTAATTCAACAATACCTTCTTCATGAATTAAATCATATCTATATTTAGCATCTTTAGGATATAAATCTAATGGATTACCTTCATGGATAGAATAAACCTTATAATCAAAGGCTTTATTAAAATCACACACTTGTTCATATGGAGTTTGAGACATTATAATTATAATAAATATCTTATTAAATTGATTTGGGTATTAAATTTAATCTTGAGTAAAGAAAATCATAAATGATTTTCTTTTCTATCCAAAATTTGTTTAGCGAAAGATAAAAAAATATTTTTTTATCTCACTAAAAATAATCTATTATAATTATATATAATATGGAAGATTATACAACAAAATATTTAAAATACAAGGCTAAATATGTGAATCTTAAAAACAGTTTAAATAAATCTATGTCTGGTGGTGGAAATAAAATTCAAATTCTTTTATTTAAAGCTGATTGGTGCGGACATTGTAAAACTTTTAAACCAACATGGGAAGCTTTATCTAAACAATATAATACCAAATATGAATTTATTACATATGATGCTGATAAAGAAAGAGATAAGTTTGAAAAATATAAAGTCGATTCATTCCCTACAATTAAAATTAAAAACGGTGATGATATAATAGATTACGATGGAGAAAGATCAGTTGAAGGCTTAACTGCTTTATTTAATAGCCTTTAATTCTTAATTCTCATAAACTTCAATAAAATTATTATTTAAATTAGTAAAGTAATTATTTTCATTAATAATATTCATTAAATTATCAATTTCATAAATATTTTGATTAATCTCTTCTTGCATTTCTTTTAATTTATATAATTCAATATTATTATTAGATAAATGTTTTAAATCATTTGAGTAATTTATAACTATTTTTTTTTTCATTTTATGACATTCATTCTTAATTTTATTAATATCCCTTAAAACTAACATATTATTATATTTTTTAAATAATTTAATAGAACTTTTATTTTGCATGTCTTTTAAATTATTAATCAATTCTTCTGACATATCACTCATTTTTTAATAATTAAATTAGTTAATAAATTAATTATTAAAAATTATTTACGAGTTAAGATTAATCTAGGGTTTTGGTTTATGGATAGAATAGAAAAATCTTAAGATTTTTCTATCCCCATAAAAATACTATAAAAACGAATTATGTTTATTATTAGTAAATGGAATTATACGATATATTATCTTTATCACCTGATGCTTCTAATGAAGATATCAAACGAGCATACAAAAGACTAGCCAAAGTTTATCATCCAGATAAACCAACTGGAAATACTGAACAGTTTCAAAAAATTAATTACGCTTATAATATTCTTATTAATGATACTACTAGATGTAAATATAATGATTTAAAAAAACCTACTAAAAGTAAATTAACTAATTTTCTTGCTGATTTTTTTAATAAACAGAATAATATAAAAAAGTTTTTAAATTTAAGTGAGGTAGATTTAAATAAAATAATAGAAAATATTGAATGTTATGATTTTAATGATATTATTGGATTATTTAATAAAAACATTATACCTACAAAGAAAAATACAATGGTTGATTGTTCAGATACAGAAACACCATATTGGGATGAAATAAGTGCTGAATATTATTCAATTAATAATTTACCAATTAAATATCATATGTATAATGAAAATAATATTAGATTAGATTTAAAATGCACACTTGATGAAATAGTAAATGAAAGTATTAGAAAAATTAAAATTAAAAGAAAACAAGATAATTCTTTTATTGAAAATACTTTTTATTTTAAATGTTCACATCCAATAATTGTATTTAATAATGGTGGTGATAATGATGGTCATTTAATTATATATTTATCACTACCAGATAAGTATACATGGGGTGAAAATAATATATATTATAATGTTGATATAAATTTATATCAATACATTTATGGTTTAAATAATTTTAAAACAATCTATAATATTAATTTAAATAATTATATTCCGTATAAAGATGGCAATATAATTAATATTAAATATATTGATACTTATATGTTATCAATTAAATTAAATATAATATTTAATGATAATGAAAAGAATAAAGAAATTTTATATTCATTATGTAATTAATAATTAAAATAATAATCAAGATTTACATCTATAATAATCAAGTCTTACGCCTTGATTGTTCAAGATTTACATCTATAATAATCAAGTCTTACGCCTTGATTGTATTTTCACGGTAGAACTGTGCAATGAAAGTTTGAATATCCTTATTACGGATTTCATCACCTTCTTTACGATTCAGATTCTTCGCAGTTTTTTTATCAAGAATAATAACTTTAATTTCTTTGTCATTATCAGTTTTTGTTTTCATTAATCCAGCTTCATTAAATTTAGCATTGAGAAGTTTAGTAACCTCTGGACGAGACTTTTTCTCATCCGCATTAATACCAATATATTTACGAAGAACTTCAGGAACATCAGTCTGTTTATTAAAACCACCCTTTCCTGCATTTTCTGTCTTACGAGGCTTTTTCTTACTAACCTCATGATTAAATGCTTTCTCAAAACGCTTCATTAAATTTTCAATATCACGCATATTCTTTTTATGAACAGCCTTATATTCTTTCTGTTCACGATCAAACTCTTTTTCTTTCTCAAGAAAAATAGTATCAGCTTCATTAATTTGAGTAAATCGCTGGGATAATTCAGTATATAAATCATGCGCAGTATGTTTCTTTTGCTTTTTATCTTGATTATCATTAGTATCATCTTCAGAAGAGGTTTCGACATCTACAGTCTCAATCTCATCCTCGGAAATATGTTCGGTCTCTTGTTTTTTGGGCATTAAATAATAATACCCAAAAAACTAATTAGTTAAAATATCAATTTTTCTTATAATATGAATATCCATATTCATATTATAAGAAAGTTAATAGGGAAGGTCATAATTATACCCTATCAATTTTTCTTAATTATCCTTAACCTTCTTTATTAACCATGAACTAGACTGTATTTTATCCCCAAAACCGTCTCTTAATTCTATGCCTAATCTATTACATATATCAGCTTCAGGTATACTATTATTATTTTGGTCCCCTCCATTACAGAAATAAGTAGGTCTAGGTTCAACTATTTCTAATGTTTTACAAACAGTTCTATCAGTATCGACCGATTTAATAACATAATCAACACATTTTAATTCTTCTATTATTTTTATTCTTTCATCAGCTGGCATAAAATGAGTTCCTTTCTTTAATTTAGCTTGATCATCATTATTAACAATAACCATTAATTTATCAGCAATACCTTTTGATTGTTTAAAATATTCAATATGTCCAATATGAATGGGGTCGAAATAGCCGCTAACACATGCTATTGTGGGCATAATATATATAATTATATATATTTTATTTATTTTAATTAATTTATTCAAATAATACTATTATATCAGAATCATCAGGCGAACATTCTATTTTAATATAACTAATTTGTTTTTTAGAACAAACTGATTTCTTTTTATTAAAAGATTTTTGACGTTTTTTAACATTCTTATTTGATAACAATTCTGTTTGAATAGTATTATAATTAATCAAACAATAATCATATATTTTTTTAGTAAAAAACCATCTATAGAAATTTAGTTGTCCTATAGTTGTTATAACACAATCATTATTAGCAAAAAATGGTATTCTATCTCCTCTACCAAATGGGTCAAAATATTTCTTTTTATGAGCTTTTAATTGATCTTTATATGAACTATGAACTAAAAAGTTATATTTGGAACCTTTTTCTTCTAATTCATATGAAACATTATGGTTTATTGAATATTTAGTTACAAAATATTCAAATGTTCTTCTAGATATTATACTAGTCCCATCTATTATTGCTATTAATAATTCAAAACATAAATTATTATGATAAAATTCTTCAAGAGATTTTAATAATAAAATTTCTTGAGATGTTAAATTAAGCTTTTTATATACTACCCCACTATCATACGATGATTCCATATAAATATGATTATTATGAAGTCTTTAATATAATTAATATTAATTAATTATCTGAACTTGTAGTAGATGATAATTTATTAACTATATTAACTGGTTCATCACTTGAATTAATTTCTTGATTATCATTAATATCATCATTATTAAAATCAATTGTTTCTGATGTATTTGCATTAGTGGGCATTTCTAAAATAGATGAAGTTATTTCACTTTCTGATCTAATAAATATAGATGAATTATCAAAGTTATTTAATGTATCAACAACATCAAATGCAGGTTCATCATCACTATCTTCTATTAATTTATAATTATAACTAATCTTAGGACATGGTTTAAAATTTAATAAAACTGGTCTTACAAATATACCAAATCCATTTTCATTAATCCAAATTGCATATAATTCTAATATACATCTTAACCAACAATCTTTATTTATTTCTTCTATTTCCATTCTACTTGTTGTATTTTGAATTATTGTTTCAAAATCATTTGTTTTTAATAACTTTAATCTAATAATACCTGTTTTATTTGTTTTATCAGTTGGTTCTCTTATAATTCTTTGATATTTCATACTTTTAACATTTGCAAATTTCTCAAACCATTTATTGTTATTCTTAGCATCTTTAATAATTTTTTTATCAATTGATTCTAAGAAACTAATAAATTTATTAATTTTATTCTGTTCCTTTCCCATTAATGGAACATCTAATTCATAAATATCATTTTTAATCTTAGGAACATATGTTGACATAAATGTTGGTGTTTGAAATACAATATTTTTAAATTTATTGTTATCATTATATTTTAAATAAATAATTGTTTTTTTATTATTAACCTTTATATCGGTATAGCATATATTATTAATATCTATTTCTGATATTCTATAAGGAACTTTTATAGATGACATTAAGGTAATATTCAAACTTTTATTTAAATATTATTAATATAATTAATAATATTTATTAAAATAATTTTGTTAAAATAATTTTTTATGAAGTAAATATTTTACTTCTTCTTTGGAGCAGCTTTGGCACCCTTACCTTTAACAGGTTTAACTGGCTCAGGTTCTGGTTCTTCTTCACTCTCCTCTTCAGGCTCACTCTCTTCAGCTTCACTCTCCTCTTTTTCTTCTTCATCTTCATCATCACTTTCTTTCTTATTCTTAATTAATGGAAGAGTAATTTTAGCAGTAGATGCAGCCGCTGGTTTACCCTGAAATTTAGGTTTATCAGCATCTTCATCATCACTATCAATAAATGCATCATTATTCATGTAAGATGAAAGGTTTGAAGAATTACCAACATGTGGCTCAACTTCAACCTTGACAAGCTTAAATGTAATACCATATTCAAGAAAATCTTTGCCCATCTTACCCTTCTTCTCACACCAAGCTTTCACTGGTGAAATAATAGGACGAATCTTCGAGAGATAACGAACAACATTCGCAAAATCGTCAACACTCTCGACTTCCTGCTTTTCACGCTCACGCTTACCATCTTTCATAACAGATGTAAAAACTTGAGTGAGAATTTTAGTCTCAGGCCATGTAGCATCAAGCTTGACCTTCATATAAGGAGGACGAGGATACTTTGATTTCTTCTTATCTTCATCCTCATCATCATCAATAGGAACACGGCAAATAGGATAGGCATATTTATATTTCTTTGCCTTATCGCCAAATTGCTGAGCCTTGAATTCTTTGCTGGACATTAGTTCATCAATAGACTGTAGTTTTTCATAAAATTCTTTAACTTCAGGATTGTTCAGGTCAAGGGGAATCTTAATAAATGCACGATCTTTATCAGTCTTATAATACTCGCCAAGCTGGGGGACACCATAGGCATTCATATCAATCCAAGGACCCTGAAGCATTAGACGCTGGGATTCCTTAAAACGAGGGAAAGCCAGGTTCTGAGCCTTGGACCGTTCATTTTCTTCAAATTTAGTAAATGATAAATCAGACGCATTGAAGTCTTGAAATTTAGTGGTTGTTTGTTGAGTAGACATTAAGAGTTATATAAAGGGTAAGCTTTAAATAGTGTATAAATCAATTTTTTTTATAGGTATAAATAGCATAAGATATTCATAAATTATTTAACTTAAATAACCTATAATTTTAATTTTTACTTTTAATTAATATTTTTAACCAATGGATATAAAGATAAAATAGATTATATATTAAAATGGATAATAAAATCGAAGATTCAGATAGTCAAGATTTACATAAAAATTTTGATAAATTAGTATTAAATAAAGATATTTTAAAGGGCTTATATTTAAATGGATTTAATGCCCCATCTTCTATTCAAATTAAAGGAATAGAATCAATTCATTCTGGAAAAGACTGTATTATTCAGTCTCAATCAGGAACAGGTAAAACAGCTACATTTTTAATTGGAATATTAAATATTTTAAATAATAATCCTACTAATAAAATCCTTATTTTAACACCTACGAGAGAATTAGCTAATCAAGTTCATAGTGTTGCATCAAATATTATTAAATATAGTAATTATACTATCTCGTTATGCACAGGTGGGACTGATTTTAAGACACATAATACTGATATTATTATTGGAACAATTGGTCGTATTCTTCATATGATTGATTTAAATAAATTACCAATTAGTAGTATTACTAATTTTGTAATTGATGAAGCTGATAGTATGACAAATGAGAAAGATTGTGCTGAATTACATAAATTAATTAATAAGGTTCCGCATACTGCTCAAAAAGTGTTAATTTCTGCAACATTAACCCCATCTGTATTTAAAGTTACAGATAAAATAATGATAAATCCAATTAAGATTTTATTAAAGAATGCAGATGTAGCAGTTGAATTAATCAGTCAATTTTATATCGATGTTGAATTAGAAGAATATAAATTTGATGTTTTTATTGATATTTATAATTTAATTTCAACAACTCAAGCTATTATTTTTTGTAATACAATTAGAAAAGTTGAGTGGTTAGCTGAACAATTAAAGGCTCAAAATTTTCCAATTACTACAATTCATGGAAAGATGACACCACAAGAAAGAAATAATATTGTTCAAGAATTTCGGGAAGGTAAGACACGTCTCCTATTAACAACCGATCTCTTAGCTCGTGGTATTGATGTTCAACAAGTTAATTTAGTTATTTGTTTTGATATGCCACCAGATAAGGAAACATATATTCATCGTATTGGTCGCTGTGGTAGATTTAATAAAAAAGGTGTGAGTATTAGTTTTATTAAGATGGCAGATAATAATGAATTAAGATTATTAAATATGATGAAAAATACCTATAAGATTAATATTAAAGAAATGCCTGAGAATATAGACGAGTTCCTCTAGTTTCTTTAAATATCCAAAATAATTACACATTTAAATAATAATTATTATTATTATTTAAGAATGTCAATTGATAAAGATGGAATTATACTAATTATAGTATCATTATTAATAACTATATTAATTATAGTATGTATTAAATTTATATTTGTAAGATGCAATAATAATGATTTTGCAATTATATCAAAAAGAATCAATCAAGAAAGAGTTCAATTAATATAATTATAATAATTAATATTAATTAAATGCCAAACCACCCATGCCTTCAGCTATTCTAAGTATATTATAGCTAAAAGCATATATAAATAATGTTAATGGGATATTATAACCTTCGGTATTATTATCAGGATTATTAGTTGCTAAACGCTAAACCACCCATACCACTAGCTACTCTAAGAACATTATAACTAAATGCATAAATTGATAATCTTAATGGAGTATTATTTGTATTACCTGGATTAATTGTTGGTGTTATTTCTAAATTAGCATTATCAATTCTAGAAAAATTACACGAGCCTGATGGTTGATGTTCAGCTGGTTTTAAAGCAAATGAATAAACATTAATACCAATATCTGGTTTAACTTCAAAATGTTGGTATGGTTGTATATAATTAAAATATGTTGCATTACGCTCAGCAAATCTGTCTTGACCATTTATTCTTAATTTAGCAGATGCTAATGTGGATGTATTAATATTATAAGAACTAAATGAAGTAAAATAATTAGTATTAGTTTCAACACATGGTTGTTCGGTTAATGTATAAACTTCGCCAGTATAAAAACCCATGTAAGCATAACTACCCCATGCCCATGTGCTACTAGTATTATCAATATTCTGTAAACCATATGAATGATATGAACCAGCAAATACATTTGTCCATATAGTATCTTCATTTACTTTTAATGGGAAATTTGAACTAGTTATATTTCCTTCTATACCAATTTGTCCAGATGTATTTAAACCCCATCCCCATAAGGTGTTATCTGGTTTTATACCAAATGAAGTATAATTAGAAGTAGATATATCAATCCATTCATCAGAATTCATTATTGTTGGTATATATTGGTTTGTATTATTACTATTACCCAATTGACCATAATTATTACGACCCCATGAATATAAATAATTATTCTTTAATCCTAATGTATGATGAATACCTGCTGATATTTTAGTCCATGAATCTGAACTAATTAATGTAGGTGTATCTATATTATTTGTTGTTCCATCTCCAATTTGCCCATATCCATTAAAACCCCATGCATATATTGAACCATCATTTTTAATACCAATTATATGATAACCACCACATACAACATCAGCCCAGTCTGTAGATAATGTTGATTCTTGTACTAAAGATGTTTGAGGACCACCGCCAAATCCCAAACCTTGTGCACATTGACCATCTATATCATAACCACAAATCCATAATTCACCTAATGAATTTACAGCAGCTGTGTTAACACAACCACATGCAACTTTAGTCCAATTAGTCGCTACACCTATTTGAATTAAACTAGTTTGATTTGTTGTATTACCTTGTCCTAATTGACCTTGAGCATTATAACCAACACCCCATAAAGTTCCATCACTCTTAATAGCAGCAGTATGAGATGTTCCAGTAGCTACAGCTAACCATAATGCTACTCCTACTTGTTGAGGTGTTAAATAAATATTATTAGCACCTACGCCTAAACCAAGTTGTTTATAAAAATTCTGCCCCCATCCCCATAAAGTTCCATCACTTTTAATAGCCATTGTAAATCTTTGAATAATTGCAGGAACACCTACATCTGATAAAGATTTACTTGGTTGTAAATTATCAAATGTTGTTCCAGCAGGTTTAAATGCAGTTGGTTTATTATTATATTCATCATATCCTAAGCCAAGTTCACCCTCTGCATTTAATCCACCTACATATAAAGTGTATATATTTTTTATAGCAAATGTGTGATATAATCCAGTTTGAACATTTATCCAATCTGTATCAGTTCCTATTTGTGTAGGAACTAGAACATTAGCACCATTTTCATCTCCATTTACTAATTGACCATCATAATTAGTACCCCATGTATATAATTTACCTAATGAATTAATAGCAGCTGAATGGTCATAACCATTATTTATAATTGTCCAATTAGTTGCTACACCAACTTGTTGCGGTGTATTAAAAGTTGTAGTATTTCCTAAACCTAACTGTCCAGAACTATTGTATCCCCATGACCATAAAGTTCCATTAGTTTTAATACCTGTTGTATGATAATTACCACTACTAATTTTACTCCATGTTGCTGAACCAACTTGAGTAAATTCATCTCTATCAATATTATCTCCTAAGCCCAATTCACCGTCGACATTACCACCTGTTGCCCATAATGTTCCATCATTTTTAATTGCAAAGGTAAAACCATAAAAAGAATCATCAAAATTAGTAATAACATCACGCCAATTAGTGTCAGTTCCTACTTGTTGTGGAGTATTATAATTAGTAGTATTATTTAAACCTAATTGTCCATCACTATTATTACCCCAACTCCATAAAGTTCCATTTGTTTTTATACCAAATGTATGATAACCTGATGCACTTAATATAGACCAATTAGTATCTGTTCCAACTTGTGTAAATACATTTCTATTAATATTATCACCTAATCCTAATTGCCCATTTCCATTCGTTCCAGTTGCCCAAAGTGTTCCATTACTTTTTATAGCAAATGTATTATAACTACCACCTGCGACACTTACCCAATCAACATCTGTCCCAACTTGAGTAGGTGTATTGCTATCTTTATTATTACCATTACCTAATTCACCATCAAAATTAAAACCCCATGTCCATAAAGAACCATTTTGTTGTAATGCAATACCGCCATAACCCCATGCAATTACTTGAGTAAATAGTTTACATGCAGCAGTAGTAGTTGTATCTCTTAAAACCCAACTAATAAATTTAGTTGGATGGTTGAAGTTTAATCTAGTAGATGAACGACCCGTAGCACTAACACTACTATCTTGAGCTTGAGTAATTTCAATCAAATATTCATGAGGTTTTTGAGCAAATTCTTTTCTTTCTTCTGTATCTAAAAATATATAATCAATCCATAAATTAACATTAGATAAAGAAACTGTAGATGGAACATTATTTTCTATATTATTATCATGAATACAATTATTAAGTGTTTCAAAATCAATCCATAATTCAACTTCATGATATTGAAGAGAAATTAATGGTAAAGCTAATCCTGGATTTCTACAATAAGAAAATAATAAAGGGATATATAAAGTTCCTGGATTAGCTTGATCAGAAGATACACCGTCATTATTTTTTAATCCAACTAATTTATCTAATAAAGATTTCATATCAACATTATGAGTTAATTCTGTCCAAATATGCATCCAAGATGAATAATGAGTATCAATTACTTGTCCACCTATTCTTAATTCAATTTGTTTTAATAAACAAAAACCAATTCTATTCATATAATAATTATCATAATTAGCTAAATTAGGTAAAGTTACTTGAACATAAGTTTTTCCAATTAAATCACCATTACGAGATATTCTGCAAACTATTTTATTTCCAAAATTAGCTATTCCTGAAATAGACTGACTCATACTTTCCATAGCATAATTTGTATGACGTCTATATACAGCTTTCCAAAAAGTAATTGTTGGAGTAGCTGTTAAATACACATCTTGTGCTCCATATGCTACTAATTGCAATAACGCACCTGCCATTTAATATAATAAATCTTAGATTATTTATATTAAATTCGTAAATAATTAAAATAGAATCACAGGTTAATTGCATTCTTTCTTTTGTTTATAATTAACACATTTACTAATACCAATAACTGATTCAGGATTAACTAAGAAATCACTTAATTTCCATTCCATTTTTGGAATAACTTTCTTTATTTTTTTCTCTTTCTGAGCAGCAATAAATGTAGTAAATTGGTATGGTTTATTAATATCTCTATAATCCCATTTATTAACTTTCTTGAAAACAAAATCACCATAAAATGGTTTCATTTTATTATATATATCTCTGTATGGTAAATCTTCAGCTGTATATAAACCATATTTACCTAGTTTATGTAAATCCATCATATGCATAATACCACTAAGATATCCGCCAACTACTTGAACTGATGTTGCATTCATTTTATGACTAAAATTATTTCCATATACTTCACGAGCTTCATGAATATCTAATAATGAACCAATCCAAAATATATCACCATTCTTTAAAAAGAATGTTAAACCTAATTCATCACGACCATCTATAATTTCATTAGTTAAGAATCTCCAATTATCTTGATATTCATAATTACGATCTCTTAATTCAGCAAGTGATGCCATAGTGTCATTTGATGGGCGATAAACATAATAAACAGATGGAGCATATGTTTTTACTCTTTGACCTTTAATTTCTTTAAAGGTTGATAATTTATCTCCAATTGTAATATTTTCTTCATGTCTAATTAACATACCAATAAAATTACCATAAAGTGGAGTATAAGATTGAGCAAATGTATTTAATGCTAATCTATCTAAAATAATAACAGATTTATCTTTTTCATAAGCTGTTAAATTTCTTTTAGGAATATCTTCATGAGTTCCGAAAGACATTTCTAATGGAGCTAATGCTTCTTCATATAATGGTTCCATAGTTGATCCCCATGTATTGCAATATTCATTTATTTTCTTAGGAACATTACATCTTTGAGTATCTATTTCAGAAATATGAACTGTTCTAATACCAAGCTCCTCTGCAGTTTTCATTATTTTATTTCCATAATATTTATTTATTTTTTCAATAGCTAATTGAGCCCATACACTTACCATACCAGGATTACACCCAATACCTGTCATTGCAGTGAATTTAGATGAAACTGATGATTCATATTCTTTTAATTCTTGAACTTTAGCATGAATTGTATAATCATATGCAGAATCAATATCTTTATAATCCCATATTTCTACACAACTATTAACATAAACACATCCTACTTCTTGACATAATTTAAGAAGTTCTAATGTAGAAACACAATAAACACAATCAATAATTAAATCATTTTTAGATAAAGTTTTAAAAATTTTCTTATAATTTCTTTGATTAATATTTAATGAAATAATATTAATTTTATTGTCAGTTGTTCCTCTTACAATTTTAACAATATCATTTACATCTTTAATTAATTGTTCTTTAGGTTTAACTTTTGTAGGCATATCAATAACAGTAATTTGTTCTAAATTTATTTTAAATAATTTTAAAATCATATATAATAATCCTGTTCCTATAGCACCTTGACCTAATAACCATAAATGTGATGAACCAAAATCATATTTAGGAAAATTTTGTAACATTTCTAAACGTTTTGCTTTTGTGGTCATATTATAACTAACTTGAGATAAATAATATTAATATTAATATTATAAATTATTATATATAATGCCAGATCAAATTGAATCATTTTTATTGAGTCCAACAAGTGAATATGATATAACTATTCCTAAACAAGTAGATACAACTGTATTAGATAAAACTAAAGAAAATTTTATAGGTTTTGTTGGTATTAAATGGGTGGCAATGATATATGTTGCGATTATCCAAATTATATCTTGTTTAATTTTATCTAAAATAATAAGCAAAATAATACCATCAATTAAAACAAAGGATAGTAATCCAACTAAACCATCTGAACCAAATATGTATTCAAATGATGTATCTGATAAATATGATGAACCAACTCATTTAACTATATTATATTCATTTTTAAATTTAGCATTAATTTTAATAAGTATTTATATTATGAGAAATATAACACAACGTATACCATTTCCATTAGATGGAACTGCTGGTTATCAACATTCTAGATTAAGAGAAATAAATGGTGTATTTATTGCTAATTTTGTTTTATTATATTATCAAACTAGTTTTATTGATAGATTAAAAATAATGTTTAATAAAATATAAATAAAATAATATTAATATTAATATTATTTTATTATTAATTATATAAAAAAATTTAAATTAATTATTCTGGAATGAAAAAGTCATTACGAGCAAATCCATTCTTAATAACATCCCCAAATAATGGTTCAATTGTAAGTGGAATAAAGTCAGTTCTTCCACCTGTTTCATTCTCAATATATTCGGAATTCTTTAATTTCTCTGTATCTAAAATCAAATCAAATGCACCAGTTCCACCATTAATTACTCTACCAAGAGCAATACGTGATGATACTGATGTCATCTTATCTGTCTCACAAAATATAGCAGCATTAATAAAATGCTCCATTGTTTTCTCAAATGATGCTTTAGAGATAGGATCATTGTCTACTTTATTCATACCATGTCTGTCAATACTAATTACTTCACCACTATATGTCATCATGTCAACTAGTAAAGACATATGAGCATGATTAATACCTGCTCCATTAGCTTCATAAGTTGTTAATAATTCATAAATAATAACATTTCTAGCAGCTTCAATACCATAATTAATATATACTGTTTGAATATCATTAATTTTAGTTCTAGAATGATTAACACCCTTTAACATTTTTAATCCTTCTAAATTGATTCCTTCTGTTACTGCAATATATTCTTTCTCAATAGCAGTATCACCTTCTTCATTGAATGTGATTCTTCTTTCTTGAGATTGATTAACATTATCGATATGATCAATACCTTTTAATGTAATAACATCTAATACAATATTTAAAAAGCTAGTTAATAAACTATAATTAAAGTCATTTAATTTAAATCTAATATGAATAATATTATCATTATTACTTAATACAGCAAGTTTATCAACATTAATTAGAATATCTTTATGAGACTTTTTAACATTCTTGATATTAGAAAAGTTCTTATACCAATATGTAACAAATTTAGTCTTAATATCTAATAAAGTTGTTTCCTTTTCCATCATCTTTTCTAAATTCATAGTTAATCTAATAACAAATGGTAATGATTTAATACTATTAGCACTTTGTGTTTCATTATTAACAAAGAATGGATTACTGACATTATCATTTTCTAATAATTTTGATAATGAATCTTTATTATCCATGCTATACAAAATTTCAGCTGAAGAAATTAATTCTCTAATTGTAAGATGTTTTAAGTATGATGAAATCAAATTAGCATCATTCTTATTACTATATTTATCTTCAAAATAAATTGTCATCTGAGGTGTCTTAATATTCTTGCTATAGCTCATAATTTCTTTAATACGACCTACACCACTAACACCTGCCTTACCTGCTGAATGTTTGGTATTCATAGTAAGCTGACTAGTTGGTTCACCAATTGACTGAGCTGCAACTACACCAACCATTTCACCTGGTTCAACAAGAGCTCTTGATAATGATGTTCTAATATCTTCAATTAAATTATCAAAATCTTCTTTACTAATTTTATATTCAAATAAACATTTACGAGGTGAAATGTATTCATATAATCCAATTCTAAGCATAAACTTGTATGCTTGGTCATCATCTTTTAATAATTTAGAAGTCTTCTTCATCATTGTAATAAAACGATCATCATAATTTGTTAATAAATCTTCAATCTGTTCTATAATATAATTAGGATCCATACTTATGCTTTCAGTGCTTTCAATCTCTTGACTGATACGTAAAAGATTAATTGGAAGCATGAAACTATCTTCAATTACTTTATAATTTCCAGTTGATAAGAAATAAATCTTTCTTAATTTATCACGCATATCAATCATTTTCTCTAACATATTTTTATTATATTTATCAACATCTATTTTATATTTCTTCTCTAATTGTTTAATTTCATCATCATTAAAAATAAATTGTTCTTTAATAGCAGTATTATTAAGATTAATTAGATTAATCTTTACTTGAGTTTGTTTCTGTTGGTCAATACCACTATCACCATACAAGTATTGAACTAATACACCATTAGCTGTTCTAATTAAACCTTCATAATTAACTAATAAATCTTCTAAAAATTTAATACATTTACGTTGAATATAACCAGTTTCAGCAGTTCTAATAGCTGTATCAATTAAACCTTCACGACCACCCATAGTATGGAAAAAGAATTCATAACCTTTTAATCCATCTACAAAGCTAGAAGCAATAAATCCACGAGCTGCAGGCGTATCATCATTTTGATGGAAAATAGATAAAGTTCTACCAGTTACACGTTTCTTAATTCTTTGACTTTCAACTAAAACTTGTCCTAAGCATCCAGCCATTTGTGTCATGTTAACAACAGAGCCTTTAGACTTTGATGAAATCATAACATTTAAGCCATTGTCTTTATCTAATGAATCCATAATTAATTTACCAATATTTGAAGAAATAGCATTTAATTCCATACTAAGAATACCATCACCAATTTCTGGCGTAATTTTATCATAATCATTCTCATATTGAGTTAAAGTATGGTTAGCTGAAATAATTTTAGTATGAATAATTTCTCTTAATTGTTTAACTAATTCAATTGGAATAATACAATCCTTTAATCCAACTGTTAAACCTTTATCTAATAAATAATTCAAAATAAGTCTCTGAGTATCATCAATAAATTTCTGGGTTGGCGTAGGACCATATTTATCCCATACATAATGAATAATACTATTTTTACTTGTTGATAATTGAGATTTATCTAACATACCTTCTAATAATTCACCGTTCTTAATTTGAAAAATAATATCTTTACCTTTCTTCTTTACTGAATTAATACCCTCTGGAATAATATGACTAAATACTTGTTTACCATTAAACTTTTCTCCTTTTAATTTGGATTTAGTTAATGATGATGTATTACAGAGCAAATTACATGCTCTATTATAGTCAATATTATTATCCATACTCATAATATATGCTCCAGATAAGGAATCTTGTACACATCCAATAATTGGATTAGAATCCTTTGCTGAAATAATTTGATATTTTACATTGGCTATACGCTCAAGCTCATTACGTGCTTGAATCGACTGTGCCAAATGAATGTTCATTTCATCACCCGTAATTTACGACTAAATATTATAAAAAATATTAGTCATAAAAAACACCCACTAAGTTTCCTAAGTGGACGGACTGTATCTTAAGCTATCTCAAGTTGGTTAGACTATCATTGACAACCAACCCCCGTTCAGTCTCTGAATGCGCATCCTTTTTCTTACCATAACGAAAAGAGGACACTAACACTGCGGATTACCCAATCCTATACATTATTACCATTGGTTTCGGTTATTAACCGAGTTCCTCACAAATATTTCTAAAAGTGAGTGGTAGTATAGGCTCTAAGGGACTTCCCGCAACAAGGGGTTTTGCTATTCATACTCATTTAAGAGTGCTTTAAACCATTTAAAAATTTAATCGCCATAATTTTGCTTTCATTAAGAGGAATGTGAACTCCTCCAAAATCAGCTTTTTTCTTATTAATTAATATATACCAGCCGTATTGGTTTCCATCTCTTTTTAAGGGATGAATAAATTTATTTATATCACAATTATTTTCTAATATAATATCTTTAAAACGTTCTGCTTTCTTGTCTTCAAAATATCTCATTACACCAGTTGATACTCTTTTCTTACTTTCATCAGTATGGTTAAACTGTTTACCACCTGTATTTAAGTTGTATCCTACTGGAAATAATGAATTATTTTTAAGAATTTCTTCATTTTCAATATTATCTGCATTATCTATTTTACATACTCGTAATAGTTCAAGTTTAAATTTATCTTGACCATATTTACGAATAGAATTATTAAGATAATGACATTGATTTTTTTTATCTGAAAATGCTTCACTAATATGACATGCAAAACGTCTTTCCATCCCATAAGGACGATATTTTTTATGATTTAATATATGTGATACGGCTTGACCAATATAAATTTTATTATTAACAGTATTTGTGATTTTATAAATTTCACAATATCTATGTTCATCTGTTTCCAGAATAACATTTTTTAATTCTGTTTTGATTTTATTTATTTCCATTATTATATAAGATGGCGAATCTTTAAATTAGTTTGATGGTTTAAAAATGAATAACTATGGGGTAGCACGCTTTTAACGCCCCATGTTTTCGACAGTGAAGTTTATCGAAATCTGCATTGTATGGTTTACATACACTTACATTCATACGGAATGTATTACAATCATCTCTCTCTAATACATGAATACGGTGACCCATCATAGATGGTTTATGGAGTGTTGGTTGCCGATTGAATAGCACATAATCATCATTAACAATATGACGCTCCACAATATCACCGTAATTTAATTTAATATTTGCTTTACGATATCTCAAATCAATTCTTTGACTAATCGTTTTTCCATTAACTGTTGTTATTTTATAAATATAATTAGCTCCTGGATAAACATCTCGACCATTCATAACTAATTTTGTTAAATGTTTAATATTCTGTGGTGTAACTTCTTCTGGAATAGTTAAATCTTTAGCTACACGTAATGGAACACCAACCATATCAATATCAATATAAGGATCACTTGTAATAACTGAACGAGCTGAAAAATCAACACGCTTGCCCATAATATTTAAACGCATACGACCTTCTTTACTTTTAATACGGTCACTAATACTATTAATTGGACGTCCGCCTGTTTTAAATTCTGATTTAGGTAGTGCAGCTGAATCATTGTCAAAAAAGATAGCTACATTATATTGAAGAAATGCTAATGAATCTTGTAATGAAGGTGAATCTTTATTCATTTCATTTCTAACTCGAATATTATAATTAATAATATCAGCAATCTTTAATGTTAATGAATCTTCATGAGTCGACGAACCCATAAAATCTATTTTTGCAGTAGGACGAATAACAACTGGTGGAATTGGAAAACGTGTCATAATTAAATCCTCAGGTCTTTGAATTTCTACATTAAACCCCATAAGATGAGCATCCATATCACTAACATTTCTTAAAATATTATAACACTGTCTAGGTGTTAAATAATCTCTAATAATTTTAGTTCCTTCAGTTGCTAATCCAGTTAATTCATCAATACCAGTTGCATTTACTTCTTTCTCTAATACAATTCTAATACTAATACTAGCTTCTTTAATATCTTTTTTAATTTTAGGAACAGGTGTTCCACATACATTACAAAAATTAATATTTTTAATCATATCTTTAATTTCTTTGTAACGATATTTACCAGATTTATTATGAAAGCGTTTTAAGTTTTCTTCTGTTCTTTCAATTAATATATTAGAGCATTTTAAACAAATACATTTTAAAATAGTAATAAGATGATTTAAAAAACCATAATGAAATAAATATTCAGCTAATTCAGTATGACCAAAATGACCTTCACAATCATTTGAATTTTGTCCGCATGTTGTGCAATTTAAATAGATATCACATGTTCCTAATCTTAAATCTACTAAACCACCCTTCTTTGGTTCATAGTTATCATAAGAGTCTGGTACATTAATTCCAAATGGGTCGCTTTTAACAGCAGAATATTTTTTAATCATATCATTAGTATAAATACAAAAACTTACTTCCTTAATATTTTTAACATCGGGTCCATAGAATTTTGATTTGAACGACATTTTACTTATTGATATATTGTAGAAATCTTTATATAATATTAAATAGTCAATTTTTATTTAGAATATTAATTTACTTTGTAAATTAATATTTTAACGAATAATTAGATGAAGGAGTGTAACGACTGAATTCAATTTTTATTTAGAATATTAATTTACTTTGTAAATTAATATTTTAACGAATAATTAGATGAAGGAGTGTAACGACTGAATTCAATTTTTATATAATATATAATATAATATATTATATTATATATTATATGTCTTATTTATATCCATTAAATATAGAAAAATTTTATGCAGCAAGTGATTTTAATTATATAATAGAAACAACTAATACTGTAACTATAACTGGTCTTAAAACAACCATTACTAATGTTATAATTGATAATATAATAGATGGCTTTCCTGTTACAAAAATAGCTAATTCAGCATTTAAAAGTAAATTAATAACAAGTGTAACTATTCCAAACACAGTTATTATTATAGATGCTTATGCTTTTGAGAATTGTTCTTTATTAAATCAAGTTATATTTCAAGATAATAGTTTACTTACAACTATAGGTTATGCATCATTTAGAAATACTGTATTAAGTAATATAAATATACCAAATACAGTTAGTCGTATAAATGATTATGCTTTTGAGAATTGTTCTTTATTAAATCAAGTTATTTTTCAAGATAATAGTGCACTTACAACTATAGGTTTTGCATTATTTAGGAATAGTAAATTAATTAGTATAAATATACAAAAGAGCATTACTCTTATAAATGATTATGCTTTTGATAATTGTTCTTTATTAAGTGAAGTTATTTTTCAAGATAATAGTACACTTACAACTATAGGTTATGCTGCATTTAGAAATACTAAATTAATTAATATAAATATACCAAAAAGTGTTATTATTATAAAAGGTTATGCATTTCAAACTACATTACCTACAAATAATTTAGTATCAGTTAATATCCCATTAAATAGTAACCTTACTAGCATTGGAACTTATGCATTTTCAAATTTACAAGGTTTATCAAGTATATTTATACCAAAATTTGTTACTTTTATTGGATCTTATGCATTTCGTAATACATTAGCACTTAAAACAATTGATTTTGCAAATGATACAACTCTTACTACAATTAATGCATATGCATTTGGAAGAATGTATGGGTTAACTAATATCTCAATACCTGCAACAATTACTATTATTGAAAATTATGCATTTGAATATACGTCTTTATTAAAAACTATTAATTTTAATGGTATTAAACCAACATTTGCACTTTATGCATTTTCTTTTGTTGGTAAAGATCCAACAACTAATATAAGTATTAATACAATTGGTTATTATAATTATAGTATATCTTGGGATACAATTCCAATTATAGGTGGAATAAAAAAAGTAAATGATTTAATATTAATTAATATTATATTAACATCAATATTAACATTAACATCAACATCAACATCAACATCATCAACATCAGAAATACCATCATCAACATCATCATCATCAACATCAGAAATACCATCATCAACATCAACATCATCATCATCAACATCATCAACATCAACATCATCAACATCAGAAATACCAACATCAACATCATCAACATCAACATCATCAACATCAGAAATACCAACATCAACATCATCAACATCAGAAATACCAACATCAACATCATCAACATCAGAAATACCAACATCAACATCATCAACATCATCAACATCAACATCATCAACATCATCAACATCAACATCATCAACATCAGAAATACCAACATCAACATCATCAACATCAGAAATACCAACATCAACATCATCAACATCAGAAATACCAACATCAACATCATCAACATCAGAAATACCAACGTCAATATCAACATCAGATATACAAACATCAATATCAACATCAGAAATACCAACATCAACATCGTCAACATCAGAAATACCAACATCAACATCGTCAACATCAGAAATACCAACATCAATATCTTCAGAAATACCAACATCAATATCAACATCAGATATACAAACATCATCATCATCATCATCGCCAATATCAACAACATCGACTACATCAATATCATCTAAATCATTAAATACATATGATAATTTAATTAATAAAATAATTTATAGTATATTAATAATAATAACATTAACATGTATAATTTTATTAATTATTAGCATATTGTGATTTGCATTTATGACAATGCAGATAATATAGTCGTAATTCTTTATTCTTCTCTAAAATAGTATCAGTTGACTTACAAATATTACAAATAACATATTTTTTAACATATTCTGATATAACATGTTTAATTTGAATTGGCTTAAATTTACCAATCATAACAATACCATCAGATTTAGATGAAGAAATCCATTCACCTGTTTTTAATTCTTTATTTAGAAATTCAATAAAATGGTCAGGTGGACGATTAATTGCTTGAAGAATTTTTTTAACATTATCCCAATAAGTATTTGTTGTATTTTGTTTCATAATAGGGTCTGGAATAATTAGTTTATTATTAGTTGATGATATAGTTTCTAATTCAGAATAAACATCATTTAGCATATCATTAAAGTTATCATTCATAGTTGACATTAATATATAATTATTATAATTAATTCAAATTTAAATCAATTTTTATTTAACTTATTTATTAAGTGATCATCTATCATTTTATCAAGTATATCTGAAATATTATTAATATATCTGTTATTTTTATTAGATTCTGATATATTAAATAATTTATATAGCTGTTTTGAATTATCATAATAATCATCAATTAAATCAGATACAGTTATTGATATTTCAGAGATGGTTTCTAAATTAGAAATATATGAAATAATATTATTATAATATTCATAATATTCTAATAATAATTTATTATTAATTAATTTCAAATCAATAACAATTTTCAATTTTGAAACAAATAAATATATATCAAAAAATTCATTATTATTAATCATTTGATTATTAATAATTATTTGATTATTAATAATCAAATGATTAATTAAATTATATTTCCTCTCAAAAGTTTTAATTATATTTAATTCTTTTTCTTGTTCTTTTACATCTTCAGATATATTATCTTCTTCTATAAAATTAATAATATTATTATTAAAGTTTGTTATAATTTTATTAATTTTAGTTTGATAATAATTAATAATAATAATACTAATTATAATCATTAAAAATCCAATATAGTTGAACAATTTAATTCTTTCAAAACACATAATAACACCGCCTACTAATATCATTCTTCCATATGATTGATTTTTTTCATAACATGAAATGTCCATAATTATTGTAATCTTATTATATTTAAATAAATTAATCAATTTTTATATAATATATATTAATGTCACATCAAAATATAATAGAAGATACATTAAAAGACGAATCAGACTATACTCTTATAGAAAAAATTAAAAAAATGATTATGAATAATAAAATTAAAATTATTATAATTTTAAGTGTAAGTGTATTAATTATAATAATAATATATTTAATTAAAAATACAAAATCAACAGATACATCATTACCAGAGCCAGTAATTACAAAAAAAATAAGAACAATATCACCTAATTCTATTATATATCAAACTAGACCAACTGTAACTCAAACAACTAGTTCTACATCAGCCCCAACAGTTCCAAATATATCAAGCTCATTTAATTCAATATCATTAGGAACAAATGAATTAACATCTTTTATTAATTTAATAAATTATGATTTATTACAATTAGTATCAACTAGTTCAATAACAATTTCAGCTACTATTAGTAATTTAACATCTGGAACATTTAATATTTATATTGGTTCATATAAAACAAATATTTTTGATACTAAATATGATCAAAGTCCACTATATGGTTTATTAATATTTTTTAATCCAAATTTAACATCTGGATTTGGTTTTAGAAGAAGAGCATATAATATAATAGATCATATTGTATTACAACAAACAATGAAAAATACAACAAATTTATTAAATCAAACAGGAACATATAATGTAGAAGTAGTATTATCTAATTTTAATAATGTTAGGGGAACATTTTCAGGAATTGATGCAAAAAATAATACAGGTGCACCAAATGAGTTTGTTTCATATCCAATTTTAACTACTGCTACTAAATATTGTAATATTAAAATGACTATAACAAATATTTCTAATAATGAAGTATATACTATACCAGATACAATTACATGGTATAATGGTCTTAATTTTAATAATATATTATTTAATTCTGGTTCTGGAACATCACCAAATGGTAGTTTAACTATTAGTAAATTTAAAACTACTATTAAACAAGTATAAAATAATAATCAATAATAATATGATTAATCTAATATAATATTTCTTTCTAATATTTTTTAATCTTTGTAATGTTGGATCAAATCTAATATTAATATTAATATTAATATTAGTAAATTTTTTATTATTAATATAATCAACCATCCATTTACCAAAATTATTTGCCATATGAGTTCCCATATAAGCACCTCCTGACATCCAATAAACATTATTATCAACTTGTTCTATAAAAGGAAGTATATCATATGATACAGCTCTTGAACCTCTCCATATATTTTTAATTGAAATAAATCCTAATTTTTGTATTTCTGAATTATTTTTTATATAATCATATAAATTATTATATTTAATACTAGTAGGTTCAATATTATAATTTTCATTTATAGTCCCTATTTCTACTTTGAATGTAATCTTAATATAATTATCATAAGGAGTTATAAATATACCATCTTTATAATAAAAACATTTTGGAACATTTTTAACTTCAACAATAGAACTATAACCTGAAAATATATCAATAAATTTATGATAACAAGTTTTTTTAATTAATTTTAAATTACCAGCAGTGCATAAAATTAATTTATCACATTCATAATTATCTCCTTTATTTGAAAATATTTGTATTTTATTATTTTCATATTTATAGTCTATAATTTCAGTATTATTTATAATTTCTATATTATTTTGAATTAATCTATTAATTATATCATCCCAATAATTCTTTTTATAATAATTAGAATCAGAACATTCGCTATCATTTTCTTCATTTGTTGATAGTTTTTTAATCAATTTTCTATTACAATTATTATTAAACATATAATTAAATAAATGAATTATATAAAACTCAAATTTATTTGGTATATTAAATATATTAAAATTAATTGTTTTCATTAATTCATTTAATGAAAAATCCATAGTATAATTTAACATTCCATTTCCACCATTAACTGTGGGAGATAAATCTTTATTTATATCAAATATCTTAATAGAAGCATCTTTAAAAGTTTCTCTTAAATGTAATGCTGTCATTAAACCGAATCCTCCAGCTCCAACAATACAAAACTTTTCGCTCATTATAATTATAAGATAAAATTAATTATTCTTCGAATTATTCTTCGAATTATTCTTCGAATAGTTCTTCCTCAATATCTGTATAATATCTATCTATTGCTAAATAAATAGATACTTTCTCATTAACATCAATATCATTCTCAAATTCTTCTTCTAATTCATCAATTGTCATTTTTTTGTGTTTAGGTAGTATTTTAATTTTTAATTTTTTAATATCACTACTTAAAAAATAATTTAAATTATTTTTCTCAATATCAATCATCTCATTTAAATTTTTAATTAATTTAATTTTATCATTAATATTTTTCATTTGATCTATTTTATCTGATAATTCAATTATTTTATCCATTAATATATAAATAATTTTTCTTTTATAAACTTTCAGTATAATTATTAATATTAATAATAGTATTATTCCATACTAAAGTAAATGCTTCTTTTTTATTAATAATTTGTGTAAATTCTTCATAATTAATATTATTATTAATAATAATATTATTAAAGCTAGATTTATGTTTATTTGATAGTTGTTCTAATTTTAATAATTTTGTTTTAATTTCATAATTTATAGAACTTTTATATTTTTCTCTTTTAGAGTGGATTGATGATTTTAATTCTATTTTTTTATTATTAATTTTATCTAATTTTGATAAATTCTTATTTATATAATTAATTAATTTATTATATAAATCTTGTTTATGATTGTTTATTTTATCAACATATTTTTTATTATAATCAATAATATATTGAGCAGCTAAAGATGGAGTTGGACAACTAATATCAGCTACAAAATCAATTAAAGTTGTATCAATCATATGACCAATTGCTGCTAATACTGGTTTATTTCTTTTATAAATAGTTTCCATCAAATGTTTATCATTAAATCCCCATAAATCTTCCATACTTCCACCACCTCGAGTTATAACAATTAAATCAACACTAGAAAAGTCATAATTATTTAATACATCAATTATTTGTTTTGGACAATCAATTCCTTGAACTTGAACATCTATTTTAATAATATCAACTAAACAATTTACATTATTTATAGCATATTCAAAATCATGAACTGCTGCTCCTTTCATACTAGTTAATAATGCTATTTTATTAATACTATCTGGTAATTTAAGTTTTTTATTATAATATCCTTTATTTTTAAAATCTTCTTTTAATAATTCAAATGTAGCATGTAAATCACCAATATTATTTAATTTCTTAGCCCAATTAATTGTTAAACTTAGGGCTCCTTTATATAAATCCACTTGAGCTTTAACTTCTATATTATCACCATTTTTAATATTAATAATATCACTAGTTATATTTGATTTCCACATCTTACAATTCATCATAATATTATCATCTTTAAGTGTAAAATATAAACCTGAATCATATAATTTTGGTCTGGATACTTCACCTTTAATATGATAAATTATATTTGGTAATTTATTTTTTAATATAGAATTGAATTCAGTTAATGTTAACATTAATATATTAAAATATGTTATTTTAAATAAAAATGCGGATTAAAGGTGATTATTAGAAAAATTGAATTCAGTCTCGTACGTTTCTTCATCTAATAACAAATGAATTTAGTCGCTTACGCTTCTTAATCTAAGAAAAATTGAATTCAGTCTCGTACGTTTCTTCATCTAATTTAAGAAAAATTGAATTCAGTCGCTTACGCTTCTTCATCTAATATTTAAAAAAAATTGAATTCAGTCGCTTACGCTTCTTCATCTAATTTTTTTTAAATATAGTTTTCTTTGAAAACTATATTTAAAAAAAATTGAAATATTTATAATATATTATCAATTAAATAAAATATTATGAATCAATGTATCAAATACGAATATGTTTTAGGTTTAAAAGACCTGCCAGGCAAGAGTTGTGATTTATTTTTCGATTTATATCATAAAAATATTGATCAAGATGATGTGTATGAAATTATAACAAATATACCTATGTGTCAAAAACACAAAACGCCTGAAGAAATCTATAAAATACGCTATGAAACTGTTAATCACAATTATACGTGGTTTTGTATTTTACATTTTAAGCATTATTTTCCTGTTAATATTATAAAAGAATTATTGAAAAATTATGTAGATTATTATTATATTAATATTGTTGATATTAATCGATTTATTAATAATCCAGAAAATGCTTTCATTATTATGAAAGAATTTATGAAAGTTAATCAAAATTATGTTCAAAATTATTATGCATTAAGAACTTTTCATATTCCACGTATAACTGCATATGAAATTGCAACTGTTAATTATGGCACAAGTAATATGTATCAATTATTATGTTATGAATATACTGATTTGGAATTTCTTAAAAAAGCAATATTTCTTTCAGTAGAACAACTTGAATTTCTAAAATTATCTAGATTTTGTTATCCATCTATTGAGATGTTTAATAAATATAAAGCTCGTATTTTTAATAATGCTTTAAATAAAATGTTCATTAATATTAATGATTTTGAGGTATCAGAAAGAGGAGAATTTATTATTAATCAATAAAATCGCATTCTTCTTTAGTTTCTTTAACACTCTTAATTGTTTTTGAATAATTATTATATAGAATAAAGAATAAATCTCTATATTGTTCTAATTGAGATAGTTTTTTATTAATATTATATTTAACTAACATATCTACAAATTTTGGATAATCATAACTATGTCCAAAACTACTCATATCTATTAAAATATACTTACCAAAATTAATATCAATAGCAGTTCTAAAACATTCAACTTGAATAGCTTTAATATGAAATGGTAAGCTATGACTAATAATTATTTTAACATCAGTTAAATCATTTTTAAATTCAGTAATAGCTTTATTATTATCAATTCCTTTATTTTCAGCATCATCCATTGTAATTTTATGAAAACTTTGAGCAACTTTATCAAAATAAATAGTCTTTGGTTTTAATATTAAATCTTTTGTAATAGAATTTTTAAAAGTTCCATTGTATTCTCCAATCATATAATGAATAGCAATTAGTCTAGCAAATTTGTATAAATTTTTAGTAGAAACATTATCATTGGTTTTATGTAAACCATTCGTGTCAGTGTATAAGAAACAAATTTTAGGCATTAATATTATTATTGTTCAGTGTTTATATTAAACTAATATTTTTAATATCAATTTTTATAATGACTAATTTAGAAAAACTATTATTAATAATTATAATTATATTTATAGTAGGTCCAATTATTTCATTTATAGGACAAATAATATATAAATCAACAGTTCCTTGCAATAATCTTATAGAAAGATATGGAAATGATTCTTATGTTATGATTACTGGTGCAAGTAGAGGTCAAGGGCAATTTTTAGCTTATGAGTTTGCTAAAAGAAAATTTAATTTAATATTAATTGGAAGTACTAGAACTAATTCTACTGCTGAATATATTAGAAATAATTATAAAGTTAATGTAATTGTTATAATTAAAGATTTTAGCAATAGCTTAAATGATAATTGGTTATCAGAAATAGAAGATGCTTTTAATAATTATGATATAAGTGTATTAATAAATAATGTTGGTAATAGAAGTGCAAGTGATCCATCTCATTTACAATCTGATGAAAAAATTAGAAGTTCTTTAATAACTGGTTCTTATCCTCAGATTAAATTAACAAATTTAGCATTAAAATATATGATAGAAAGATTAAAAAATAAATCTGAATATAAATGTGGTATTATATTTAATACAGCCCAATGTATTCATCCAACATTTTTATTAAGTCAATATTATCAAACAGGTGAAATAAGTGTTCCATATTTATCAGTATATGAAGCAACAAATGCATTTGGTTATTATCATGCAAATAGTTTAATAAAAGAATATAAAAATTATAATATTGATATGTTAAATATAATGCCAGGAGCAGTTATTACAGAAAATACAGAATTTTTAAAAGATATACCATTTGCAATTGATGCTAAAACATTTGCAAAAAATATAATAAGATTATTAGGTAATTGGCATGGTGCTACATGTGCTTATTGGGGTCATGATATATCATCTTTATTAATTGGATTAGCTCCATGGGCAAAAGAAAAAATATTAAATAAAGTTGGATTAACTTTAGCACAATCATTAAAAGAAATTAATTGAATGACAAGGTTCAATACAATCTTGAATATATCCATACATATAATCATATTTTGGAATCATAACTGAGCCAACTATTGTTATTTTATTAATTGTTGGTTTTGTTTTTAATAATAATTCCATATTTTCCATAGTATGAGAATTTTCATTTAAAAACTTTTTACCATGAGTTGTTCTATCATCAAAATAAAATGGTTCAATCCAATGATCATGATTTGTTTGAAATATATATTTAGATGTATTAAGAAAAACAGGATGTAAATTATAATATCTATCTCTTGTAATTAATGCTCCTTCAGTTGTTTCTAATCCACCTACTATATAATAAATAGGTGCGACTAATTCAACTGAACTTAATTTATTAACAACATAATTATAATCATAATCTCCTTCTAATAATTGTCTAACAATAAATGAATTCCAAATTGGTGTTTTTGTTCTAAACCATTTCATTATTCCTAAGAATCCACCATTTAATGCAAATCTTTGATTAATAGTTATACTATATTTATATGGTTTCATTCCAGTAAATATTCCTACGAATCCAGCAAATGAATGTGCTCTATACATAACTGTATTATTTTTCATAAAAACTAAACTGACAGTTATATCTTTTAATAATGGAACAACTCCTTCCATAAATACTCCAAAATCTAAATTTCTAGCATGAATAATAGTATCATTATTATTAATAATTACTGATGTGCATAATGAAAACACTTCATAAAATATATTATATAAAACAATTTCGTATAAATTAATACCAGTATAATTACTAATTCCAATAATTTCTTTTCCATATTCATCCATATGATTCGGAATTTCATCAAAATAATTTTTAGCTAAATATTTAATGATTCTAGAAAATGCCCATGGTAGTTCTTCATAAGCAGTTTCTATTACACTATTAATAGATTCTGTATATTTAGGAACGATATGCGCCCATCTTTCTTCTGGTGGCAAGTCTAAATTAATAATATATTCAGGGATAATATTATTATTAATATTTGATTCTTTTGAATACATATTATGAGCACATACGCCAGTTATACCAGTTATATTATTTATAAATAATAATAATAATATTAATAACATTATTATTATTATTGTTCTAATCTATAAATAATAATATTATATATATTGTTTTAATTTATCATAAATAGTTTGTTCATAACCACAACCTTTAAATTTAATATTAGCTAGTATTTTTGAATATTTAATAATAGTATTAATATCTTCATTATTATTAGCTTTATATTTTTCAATAAAAGCTTTTCTATAATTAAAAACTATATTTGATTCAGTATCATGTTTATGAATATCCATTATTAATATTATAATTATGTATTTAATTAGTTATAATATCAATTATTTATAATATTAATATATAATATTAATAATGGAATTAATTAATTCATATTTATTAAAATATAATTTAGGTTTAGACGCCGGAGATAATCTAACAAATATATTATTTGAAAATAATACAATTATACCATGTGATAAAAATATTTCTTTTATTATACCTGAATTAGATGAAGAATATAAAATCGATATAATAATGGGTAATAATATATTAGCATCTGATAATATTATATTAGATAGAATTCAATTAAATAATTTAGAAGTAAAGAAAATATTTTTTTATATTAAATTATCAATACATGGAATTATAATAACCATATCAACAAAAGCTCAAACTATTATATATAAAAATTTTATTAAATATTATGATAATAATATTAATTATTATATTAAAACAATTGATACAAATTTTTATAAATTAAGATTTGATATAATTCAAACTATTAAAATTATTAGAAAAAAAATCAAATTAGGTTTATTAATTTTTGATGAAGAAACTAATAATATATTAGAAGATAAACTTAATAAAATTATTAATAGTATTGATACTTTACCTACTCAAAAAATGCTTGATATTAAGAATAATTTAAAAATAAAATTTTTTATTGATTAATTATTAATATTATATATTATTATATATGTCTAAAAATGTATATTATGAAAAATACTTAAAATACAAAAATAAATATTTAATATTAAAAAATCAATCAGGTGGTTTTCATAAAAATCCTGAAGATGTTAGAAAAGAATTAGAAGTCTTATTTAGTCAATTTCAAAACACAGAATTGAATAATATTAAAAATGTATTTATTAATAAATATGTTAATATTGCACGTTCGAATGAAGATATAGACTATTTATTTATATGTTTAACTAAATTATTAGAAAGTCAAAGAAAAGGACAAAATATTGATAATATAATAAAATATTTAATTAATAAAAACACTAATAATGAATACTTAATTAAAAATAATGAGTATTTTAACAAATTAGATGACTCCTTTCGAGTTTTTAATATATTTTATATAAATAATCCAAATATATTTTTAAAATTATATAAAAATTATCCATTTGTATTTCCATTTATATTTCTTCCAACTATTTATGAATGTATGGATAATTTTCTAGATGATTTAAAATTTAATAAAATAAAAATTACATCTAATAGAATAATAATAAATCAAAAATTTATAACATATTTATATGTTATATCAATGTTCTTTATTGATAATAATATAATAATTGATGATAGTGAATATATAAATAACTTTGAATTATTTACAAATGATATAATTATGTTCCTATCTGAAACAAAAATTATAGGTAGTGAATTAGCTCAATTATATATTTTATATTATTTATATAAGATACCTCATAATATAGGAGAAAGTATATTATCTAAATCTATATTGAAAAAAACTATTGCACAATATACAACAAATACATCTATTTTAGATATATTTCAAAAAAATAAACCACAATCAATAGAACTTAAACAATCTGATATACAAAAGCTATTAATATATTCTAAGTTTAATATGATTAAATTTGATTAGTTATATTATATGCCATAAATTCAAATGGATGTTCATGTTGATAATTATTAGTAGGTTTAATATTAACATCCATTATTGATTTAGCATTTTCTTTATATTCAGCCATCATTATTTCATTATCTTTATTTTTATAAATCCACTCATCCATATCTGGATTAGAACGAATATTAATATTAGTATTATTAAAACTATTTCTTAATTTATATTTAGTAAATCCATTAGCTTGTAAATATTGTTCTATATCTTTTGGATACATTTTTTGATAAACATGTATCTTTTCATGAATTAATGTATTAATTAAACTTTCTTTATTATTTAATGAACTAGATGGTAATATTATTACATTATGTCTAGTATGTGGAAAACCTTCTTCATATAATTTATCTTTAACTATACCTATTTTCCATTCTAAGTTAGCACATTTAGCACCATCAAACCCAACACAATTATAATTAGTTAATTTTTCATTAGCAACAGTTATACATTTATTTAAAAATGTTTCAGTTGATTTATTAATATCAGAACATGCTAATTTTATATTTTGATAATACTCATTGATATTATTTACTTTTCTTACTTTAAAATCACTATTTGAAAAATTCTTAAAATAATTATCAGAATCTTTTATTAAATATTCATATAATTGATCTTTAGTCATATAATTACTTTTTGATTCTTTAATTTGCTCAAATTTTATTTGTTCAAATATATTTGAATAAAAAAAATAAATATATGAAATTATTAATATTAATATAAATAGTATGATTATATTCATTATAATATTATATATAATTAATAAAATGATTTTATTATTCATTTTATTATTATTATTATATTATTATTAGCTTATGCAGTGGCAGTAGCAGTGGCTGCTGCGTCAGCTTCAGCCTTCTTTACCTTGGTAAGACGGTTCTTGTATTCCTTGGTAACATTGCGTTCACCATCTTTACCTTTAATTGTGTAAACAACTGGGGTGGCAAGCTTTTCACGACGACCATTGTAGGTGTAAACTGTGCGCTTGCTTCCACGGGTTGATTCACGAATAGAGAATGTAATTTCACTGCTAGACTTGACTACATCACTAGCTTCACGGTAATATTTGGAGAGAGCCTTGTTGGCTGCTTGGTATGGGGTAAGGCCAGTGTAACGACCTTCGAACTTTTCACTGCCAGGGAGCATCGCCTTGAATGAGCGCTTGCCACCTTCGAGTTCTTCAGAGTTTTCTTCACCAGCGGTTTCAGTTGCGGCTTTCTTACCCTTAGCTTGCTTTGGTGCCTTAGTTGCTTTAGCTGCTTTAGCAACCTTAGGCTCTTTAGCCTTAGGTGCTTTAGCAACTTTAGCTTCCTTAGTTGTAGCAGCTGTAGCAGCTGTAGCAGCCTTAGCAGTCTTGGCAACTTTAGCAGCCTTGGCAACTTTAGCCTTAGCACCGCCTTCTTGAGCAGCAACAACAGGTGCAGCAACAACAACAGGTGCAGCAACAACAGCAGCAACTTCGGTAGTCTTCTTACCCTTAGATGCTTTAGCTGCTACTGGAGCAGTAACAGCAGCAACAACTGGAGCAGCAACAACAGGAGCAACAACTGCAACTTCGGCAGTCTTCTTACCCTTAGATGCTTTAGATGCAGAAGCAGCTGCAACAACAGGGGCGACAACTACAGCTGCGGCGGCGGCAACAACTGGGGTAACATCTTGAGTTTGTTTCTTTGATTGAGTTTTAGTAGGCATATATATAATATTATTATAAATTATTTTTTTAAATCAAACTAACTATTAAAAAAATACTATTTGACCTTGTTTAAATAGTTTTTATATAATTTATAAGAATTGACTAAAATAACTAGTTCGTTTAAATCGCTTTAATGAATGAGTCTAATATTATATTAATAAATAATATTAGTTCGACATTTTTATTTATAACATAAAATATAATGACTGAAGAAATTAAAAAATATAAATTATATTATTTACAATTAAAATATAATAAAATAATAAATACTATAAATGAATTTGAAAATCATTATAATATATTAATTAATTATTATCTTATTGATAATCAAAACAATTTTTCAAATTTAATTTATGATATAATAAAAAATGTAAATTCTTACTATAATAATTTAATAAATTATTATTTGGAAAATACAGATACAGATATTGATAATTTAATAAAAATTAATAATATTAATTTAAAAATATTAGAAGAATATAATGAATTACCTTCAGATATATTTAAAGAAACAGATGCAGATATAAATAATTTAATAAAAAACTATGGATACAAAGATTTAAAATCAATGATTGCTTATTTATTCCCACCAAATTATTTTGATAAATCAATAATGGATTATATTAATGAATTAAATGATATAATAATACCCGTTGGCTATAGTATAAATAATAATTCATTAAATACATCTTATTATTGGAAGACACCATCAAAATTTGATAGCTACGATATATTAAATAAAAAAAGAGAATTATGGATTAAATTATCAAATAACAATTATATATGTATTTATGTTTATTTTAAGATTGATAAATATTCATGTAAATCAAAAACATCACAAATTAAGAGCCCAATTTTACAAAAAAATAAAACAAATATATTATCAAAAATAGAAAATTATGGAAACATTAATGTTGATCTTAAGTTTTTAAAAACATTTTTAAGACATGATTATATAGGAAATATATATTGTTTAACTGATACTGAATATTGTGATTATATTATTAAAATGTATCAAAAATATTTAAAATTAATAGAGTGTACTTTTGTAAATATTATGAAAGAATTTGTAAATCAAGAAAATATAAAAAAAATGTTTGATGTAGTGTTTCTATTATTATTAGGACCAGATGATTCAATTGATGTTGCTGGATTATTAATAGGATTAGTCAAAGAAAAAAAGAATAATAAAACAGTTAATGTATTTGATATTATGTATAATAATATGACTTTTTATATTCAATCAAAAATAAAGAAATCTAATATTAATATTAAAAGTTCTATTGAAAAATTAAAAACAACTGTAAGTAATAATATTGATGATATTGATTATAAGAAACAATTAATTGTAAACAAGAATATTCCAGAATCAATAAAAGCCATGGTTTTAGAAAAAATAGAAGAAATGAAATCATTTAATAATGAATATTATAAACAATTATTATATGTTAAAACAATTTTAAATTATCCATGGAGTTCATCAAATGATGATATATATTATGAAAATCTTAAAAATGATAAGAAAAAATCAATGAACTATTTATCTAATATTGAACATAATTTAAATAATACTTGTTATGGTCATGAAGAAGCAAAAAAATTATTATTACAAATGATAGGAAAATGGATTAGTAATCCAAATAGTATGGGAACTAGTTTTGGATTAGTAGGTCCTCCTGGTGTTGGTAAAACATTATTAGCTAAAAGTGTTAGTAAAGCATTAGATATTCCATTTGGTCAAATAACTTTAGGAGGTCAAAACGATGGAGAAATACTTCATGGCCATGGTTATACTTATAGTGGTTCTCAACCAGGTATGATTATAAAAAAAATGGTTGAAATGGGTAAATCAAGATGTATTTTATATTTTGATGAATTAGATAAAGCATGTAGCAAACATGGAAATATAAACGAAATTACTAGTATTTTAATTCATTTAACAGATCCAAATATGAATAAAACTTTTCAAGATAGATTTTTTCAAGGTGTTGATTTTCCATTAGATAAAGTAATTATGATTTTTAGTTATAATGATTCATCTAAAGTTGATCCAATTTTATTAGATAGATTGAAAGAAATAAGAGTATCACCATACACAATAGAAGATAAAATATCAATTTGTAATAAACATATTATTAAAGAAATGGCAGAAAATGTAGCAATGGAGAATATGATTAATATAAATGAAGATATAATAAGATATTTAATAGATAATTATACAAATGAAGCAGGAGTTAGAGATATTAAAAGAAAGATTGAAGATATTTTTATGCATTTAAATATAGAAAGAATTTATAATAAAGGGTTCTTTCAAATAAAACCTAAAAAAAATAAAGCTATTATTTTAAATAAAGAAAAAATTATTGAAATTCTTAAAGAACCAGATATTCATAGAAGAGTTATTAATACTAAAAATGAGATTGGTATAATAAATGGATTATATGCAACAAATAATGGTGATGGTGGAATAACACCTATTCAAATATATCCTAATATGCAACACTCTAAAGATAAATATGAAGTTAGATTAACAGGTAAGCAAGGAGATGTAATGAAAGAAAGTGTATTAACATCTTTAACAGCAGCAATTGAATGGTTAAAAATATCTGAATATAAAGATCAATTAGAACATTTAATAAATTCTCATATTAAAAATGGATTTCATGTTCATACTCCTGATGGTGCAACACCAAAAGATGGTCCAAGTGCAGGTTGTGCTTTTACATGCGCTTTTATTTCTAGAATATTAAATAAACCAATTAAATCAAATATTGCAATGACTGGTGAAATTGAATTAACTGGTAAAATATCAAAAATAGGTGGTTTAGAATTTAAATTACAAGGAGCTAAAAAAGCAGGTGTAAATCTTGTTTATGTTCCAATTGAAAATAAAAAAGATATTAATGAAATAAAGAAAAAATATGTTAATTTAATTGATGATAATTTTAATGTAAAATTAGTTAGCCATATTGATGAGATAATAAATGAAGTATTAATATTATAATTACAATTAGTATAATTATATAGTAATTGTATTGGATTTAGATGATTTCTTTTTTGATTTAGGTTTCTTTTCAATAATCTCTTCATCATCCATATCATTAATTTCTAAAGAGTCTATAGATTCTTCAGTATCAATATCTATATTATTTTTATTTCTAATAATAATTAAATTATCTTTATTAATATTTATTTTTTGTTTTGGCATATTCTGTTTCTTTTCCAAAATCATATCAGTTATTTCACTATTAGTTATGATTTTATGAAAAGGCCAAATTCTTCTATATGTTTTTGAAATAGTAACATCTGAAATACTAAATACTTCTGAAATTTGTTTTTTATTAATTGGTAGACTATACATATTAACAACTAATAAAATACATCCAGCAGCAACTGATGGTGGTTCATGTGTTGATGCTAAATCTAATTTATTAATATTATTTGAAATGTCCATCGAATATTTTATATATTTTTCACTCATTTCTAATTTATCAGCAAATCTTTTAATAAAATCAGTTGAGCGACTACTAGTAAAATTATGTTGTAATTCTTCAAGATTAATAAAATCCATAAATTTACGATAGCCTTTATTAACATGCTTAATTTCTAAAGAATAAATATCAGCAATCTCTTTTGGACTACGTGGCTCATTTTGTAATTTGCATGCATAAAAAACACATGCAGCGATCATTGAACGACGATTAATACAACGCATAATACGATTTTTACCTTTTCTAATTCCTTTAGTATGCTTACTATCATTTACTTTTTTATATAAAATTTTAGATGTATCAATAATACTTTGTGTAATATTATATTGCTTACATTTTTCTTGAATTTTTAATAATTCTTCCATTAAACTTTTTTCTTTGTATGGCATTTGTCCTTGGCGCTGTAGGGCGCTCATACGATTATAACCTTTAAATTTAATCTTAGTTCCTAAAGCTGATTTAGGAAAAAAGAAATTAGTAGGACATCCATAACTGGAATTACCTCCACTATCACCTTCTTTACTAAAAATAGGATTCTTATTTAAATATGTATTATTAATAACACCACAATTCATGCATACATTATAACCTTGACTTTCATCTACAACCATATTTTCACTTTTACATGAATTACAAATATTATCATTCTTAGGCTTCTCACCACTAATATTAATTCCAAAAAGAAGATTATCAATATCTTCATCATTCATATCTAGAAATTGTTCGTCCATGTATAACTAATATAAAGAAAATCAACTCTTTAGATATATTTAATCAAATTTTATTTTAGATATCTATTTTAACCTTTAGGTTAAAATAGATATAAGAAATTACCTTTGATTTGCGTGGACACCTACGTTAATAAATTTTTATTTTAGATATCTAAAGGTTAAAATAATAATCCAAAGAGATTACGATATAATGCATGTATTTTTTTTATTATTAGGGCACATACATGGATATTCTTTAATAACAACCTTATCATTATGAATACTATTTAATTGCCACCAACTAATTCGTATATCCATTAATTCATCATCACTCCGATGATATTTATCAGCATATAATGAATATTCTTTTATTAAATTATAATCAGTATTATTTTTTGTCCAATTAAAAAACATTTTACCACCAGCTGCCCCATAATGTTCTTCAAATTCTTCATAGATAGATAATATAGCAATTGGTTTCAATTTAATAATTGCATCAAAATCATAAAATGAATCATTAGGTAAACACCAATTTAAAAATAATAAACAATTTCCAATAATATCTGGATTTGCTTTAATTAATTCATTACATGATAAATAATTTATATTCATAAATGGTTTGTTTATATAATCAGAACAATTTGTTGGAAAATCAAGTGGATTATTATTAATATCAATACAAATCCATTTAATTTCTTCATTTTCTTTCTGAGACAAATATTCTATAATTCCAGTACCACTACCCATACTAATAATTGGAATTGTATATTTAGTATAAAAAGAATTAATAATATCAATTACATTTTTATGACCAAATGAGTTAATACCCATATTAAAAAATTTATTAAGATTATTATCAGTTTCAAGAATTAATGACATAATTATTATGTTATCAAATATAAATCAAAAATATATCAATTTTTATGGGGATAGAAAAGTTTTACTTTTCTATCCTATCCATAAACACGATTTGGAAAGGATTAAATTTTACAAATTTAATCCCCAAATCAATTTTTATTAAATAAAGTTAATTTGGAGAGATATAAAAAACCTTTTTTTTTATATCGCCAAATCAATTTTTATTTTCGATTTTTATATAATAATATGTTTATATTAATAGGTATTTTAATGCTTTTAATATTTGGTTTTATGTATATAATTACAATATATTTTACTACTTCTAATGATTATATACCTGAAATAACAACTATGTCAGAGAACGAAAGAAAGAAACAACAATTATATGATAATATAATGAATAAATTTATATATCCTAATCAAACAACAACAACTATTGCAAATACTAATAATGTTCGGAATCCAACTATAACAACTACAACTACTACTACTTCTAATAATATTTAATAATATTTAATAATATTTAAAATATAACTATTATTAGTATTAATGGACTTTATATCCAAAAGTATTTCTAATGGTTTATATTTAGTAAATTATTTAACAAATCTTAAAAATAAAGATGATAAAAATATAATTATAGATCCAATGTCGTGTTTAATTAAATTAAGTATTTTAAAATTTTGTCCAATTGGAACAAAAATTAGTATTGGTGATAATATGATCACAATATTGGATCCTGGATTATTACAAGGAGCTGTTAGATTTATTAAAGGAGATGGACGAGAAGATTTACATAATTTATATATTCCATTAATTAAAAGTATTGAATGGTATTATAAATCAAAAATAGATTCAGAAATAAAAACATTATTTGATTTTTCTATTAATGGATTAGAAATATTAAAATTATCATATCCAATTAATAGCACTATCTGCCATACATTAGATTTATATATTCATCATTTAACTACAAAACAAACAAATACATTATATGATAAAGAACTTAAATTAGAAGAAAATAATAAAATACATGATTATTTAAAACAATTATGGACTCAACGAGAAATTCATATAATTATAGAGTTATTATTAGAATATGAAATAAATATACAGAATAATAAAAAAGAAACACAGCTATTACAATCAATTCTAATTATGACAACTGCTAAAGAACTAAAATTAAAAGATTTTTTAAAAAACCATTTTGCGTCATTATAATTAATAAAAAATAATTAAGAATTATAATGAAAAAAATATTGGAAACAATAAATGGATTTATTGTTGAAAAAGATATAATAATAATTAAATGTAAAAAATATAATTTAATTTTACCAATAGTTGATGGAACAGTTAAACTAAATATGTCTAATGAGTTAAAAGAACATATAGGAATAAATGATATAAATATAAATGATAATATTATAGTTTTTTATAGAGATATAAATAATTCAAATATAAAACCTATAAAAATTATAAAACGTTTTAATTATAAATTTAATGATGAAAGTTCTGAAAGTGAAATTGAATAATTTATTATTATTTAAAATATAAAAATAAAATCTAATATTATATATATATGTATTTATCAAGAGTACTCATGATTCTTGCCCTTGCTGTTTTAGCATATCTTGTTTGGATAACTATGTCTGATTGTGATACGTTTAAGAATGATAAGAAGAAGAAGATGCCTCAAGAACAATTTACTCAAGTCCAAGAAGCACCAGTAGCAATAATAGCCCCAGTCCCATCACAAATCGAACACTTTGAAGTTCCTACTGAACCATCACAACAAGCACCACAAATTAACTATGAACAAACACCAGCTAATATAGATGGTATAGCTGACAATGTTTATGGTGCTGCTCCATTTGCTGGTAAATCTGAAATGGATGAAGGTAAATTTGCTACAGTTAAATATTCAGGCTTAGTTGATGCTAAACCAGGAGATGTTATACAAATTGAAGGAACTGATTTATTAACTGCTCCTCTTGTTGATAACATGCTTTACACTAACTCAATTGCTAACACTAACCGCAATGCTTCAAATGATTTAAGAGGTGATATCCCACTCCAATTCAATGATACATACACACCATTCTACTCAAGTGTTATCTATGGTGCTCCATTATCACAAAAACAAATGACTATTAGCAAAATCTAAATAATAACCATATGTTAATTAAAAAATAATATTATTAATAATATTTTTTAATTTTTTATGCATTACCCATATGTAATTTAGTATTTGTTAAATCTAAATAAGTACAATGACTAAAATGTTCTATTAATTCACTATCAATTTCAGAATTAGATAGATCATATTTAATAAAACATTTAATCCAACCACTATCAATAAATTTTTGAATTCGTTTTTTTTTAACTAATTTAATTGTAATATTTTTCCATACAGTATTTTTAATTAAATCTTTATATTCATCAAATTCATACATTTTCATTAGTCCTTCATGATCTAAATAATTACATATATTTATAATAAGTTTATCAGATAATTTATTAATCATTAATTATATTAATAATTAATCTTTTAATTATATTAAAATAATATTTTCTATAATATATTATATGTCAGACTCAGAAAATCAAGAGGACGTTCAGCAAAAAGTAACAAAACAATTTAGAAAAAATGTAATGAAATGGGTTGATCTCGATGATAGTGTTAGAGCATTAAAAGCAAAGATTAAAGAAATTAATGAAAAGGTTAAAGAATTAAATCAAGAAAAAGAACAATTTGAAGAACCTATTATGACATTTTTATCTCAAGTTAATGAAGATGCAGTTCAATTAAAAGATGGTGGAAAATTATCAAAGAATGTTTCTAAACAAAAGGCTCCATTAAAGAAAGAATTTATACATAAAGCATTAGTTGAATTAGTAAATGATTCAAATAAAGCTATGGCTATGACTGAACATATTATTAATTCAAGACCAGTTACTGAAAAAGTTAATCTTAAGAGATGTGCATTAAGAGAAAAAATAAAAAAATAAAAAAATAGATTAACAGTTGCAATATCCATATATATCAATTAATTCATGACAATCAGGACATTTTACTAATCCTAAATCTATTGTAATTTCATTATCTTCTATATTATAATACTCATATTCATTTGTAATAATAATAATACATTCTTCAACTAATTTAATAATATTATTCATATTTTTATCCATATCATTTTTATATATATTTATTTGATTAATTAATGAATTATTTTCTAAAGAATCCCAATCATAAAAATGTATTTTTTCAGGATTATTTTGTGTTTCTATTAAATCCATATATAGCATCCAACATGGTAAATAATATTTCTTATTTATTTTTAAAATACTATTATATAATAACATTATTATTATATAATATAAAAATTATACTAATTAACTACTCGTCCAAAATTCTAAATTATTTTTACGAATATAAAATGTTTGTTTATTAGTTATAAATGAAAACATATCAGTATTAATTATATTTCTAACTAATTCATTAATATTTATTTCAATATAATTTATATTAGAACTATCAGTTAATAAATAAAACTTGTCTAATTTATTAACATTCATATTATATATAATTCTAACTAAAGTATTAATTTTAATATCATCTTCTAAATTAAATTTATATATTAATAATGTATCTTCTTGTATTGATGTATCTATTTTATCATTCTTAATAGTATATACAACTCTATCATTTTTTGATAAATATACATCACCTATAAATTTTTCAATAACTATAGATGAATCAGTTATATCCAAACATACTAATTCATCATTTTCACCAACTGGTTTTCCATCAGGTCCTGGTTTAATTCTTTTAATATCTTCATATTTTTTCCATCCTTCTTTTGTTAATATTTCATGATCTAAAGTTAATGGCATTAATTATATTATATAAATATTTATATAATATAATTTTAAATAAAATAATAATTAATAATTAATTTAATCAAATTTACTATTTTCTGTCTTAATTTTTGCAACAACATTTATACTCATTAATTCTTGAAATAATAATTTGCATGCATACGGCATATTTACTGATGAAATACGAGTATGATTATTACATGGACTACATACATAATAATCTTTATCAATAACTTTTGTTGCTAACATACCGCAATCATCGCATATCTTAAAATTAGCAATATCTGATGTTTCCATCATACGCTCTTTTGTAAATTGACCCATACCATGGGCTTCAATTGCATCTTTTTCCATTTCCAAATACTCCTAATTTACGACTAAATATATCGTAAATTATTTTTACTACACTCATTATACCTTTTTGACGAAAGCCAAAAAATCATGGGATATAATAAGCTAGGTAAAAACACCCTCTCAGGTGGGAATAGACTATACCTTAAGCATTCATTAGGGATGTTCAGTCCCTTCGTGCCCACTTCCGTCTAGTCGTTGAACCTTCTCCATACGCTGAACTTAATTTAAATATATTTTGGTGCGTTTAGGAGCTTGGCTGCGGATTGACCCTATCTTATAACTTTTTACCATATCTAATGCAGTTAACATTAGCCATTATGTAGTTTCCTACTTAACTTGGTATTATAAGCTTAACAGGTTGTTCCCGCAATTTGAAAGTGTTGCCATCCATGACGATGACTAGCCAAACGGTTGCCCGCTGACTTAGGCAAAATGGTTTACCTATACGAAGACCGCCTGCACGAGACCGACCTTCTAATGGTTGACGAGTAAGTGCTTGACGTGGACCCGTGCTTCTCGAGTGTACTTTATCGAGAACCATATGTTTAAGACGCATATAATATGTTGGTCCAATAAAAATCTGGGCATCAATTTTACGCCCTGTAATTCCGCAATACATTGTTTCTGTTCCATATGCATTATAACCTAATTTCTTTAAAATAGTTGGTAAGTCTCTAACATTATAATCCATAAATGGTGTTCCATCCATAAACTTACCATCAATAGCTCCAATCTTGGCTGACATGCATTCAATTAATTGAGCAACTGTCATACGAGATGGAATAGCATGTGGATTCATAATTAAATCAGGAACCATACCATCTTCAGTAAATGGCATATCACGCTGAGGTAATGCAATACCTAATGTTCCCTTCTGACCATAGGAAGAGTTGCCACACCAACTTACAATACCCTTCCGCCGAACATAAACAATACCAGATGGCACAGTACAACAATAAACTTTTCCATTGTAATCAACCCAACTATCTAATTGTTTACCTTCATTAATATTTTTATTTACTAATGGATTATTTTGTTTTGTAATAACAGTCAAACGCCATGCATCACATGTACTTTTAATTTCAATACCAGTTTTAGTAGTAGCTGTGTGTCCTGCAGCATACTTTAATACTTTATTACAAGACCAACCAGCATGTAAACATAAGCGCTGAAAGTCATCTGCTAATTTTGTAGATGATGTATCATAACGACAAGTTCCATTTTCCATTGTATGTCCGTCGCCTAATAACATACCTTTAATTAATGTTTGACATTGTTCTTTAGTAAGATCCCAGACCCATTCAGGTAGATATTTATTACATGCTCCAACACTTAAAGGTTTAAAATACATTACAATTTGCTTTGTATAAATTCTCCAATCATTAATATCATTATCACGCTTAACCATATATTTACCAATTTTAAAATTTAATTTTTCATTACATTTATCAATAGCTTCTTTAACTCTTTGTTTATTAGCACATATACGTAAATCATTTGATGGATGACATACACAACCTTCGGCTATCCAAATACCAAAGAATATTAACCATGAATCCATATCTACTTCCATTGCTGGTTCATCATTATAAGCAGGAATTACAAATTTATTCATTTTATTATCAGGAATATAATTTTCAACATTCTTCATATAATATCTACGCTTGCCATAAATTTCTTCTGCTAATTTAATTTCATATTTGCCATTACGATCCCCCGTCCACATACGATGATTTGGAGTGACCATTAAATTGATTTGATTAGAATCTACATAATACATTTTACCTTCATAATCATAATTTTGTAATTCAGTTGGATGTTCATACTTAAGAGTATTATTATCTAATGTTGCTACTTTATAATCCATAGATAATTTATCAACAAAAATCCAACCCTTATCAGTTAAAATTTCAGTTTCTGGGTCATAACAAGCAAACTTGTCGCCAATCATAGGACTACGTTCCATTCTAACACGAACATTGTATTGTTCATAACCATCACTATTAAAAATATTAGTATGAACTCTATCAATAACACCTGGAACATTCGTCTTAAAAATTTCAGATGAATCCTTATATACTTTATTATTATTACCTGTTGGTTGAATAGGCGATACTTTACCAATAATAATATCTTCATTATCAATTTCTGTTTCTTCTGGAATATAACCCTTCTCATTTAATTTATCATAATTACCCTGTTTCATACCTGTAACCTTATTACGATCAGGCTTCATAAAAATATCATCTTGAGATGTTGATGGATTCTTTTGAATTTCACTATGATATTTCTTCATACTATCAACACGAAAAATACCTCTATCAATAGCACTCTGATTAAAGATTAAACTGTCTTCTTGATTATCATTTATACCAACCATAATTGATTACCTATTTAATGGCAATCTAAGGTCCTAGTGGTTTGCGATTTATACCATAATGTAAATAGAAATAAGTTTCCATTATCATTAAGCATTGGATATAAACAGCTGAATACTAGCATTCTTACGAATGGGATTAGACTATACCTTAAGCTAAAAATAATGAAATGAATTGCTATGCAATACATGACATTATTAGAAGCCCACTTCCATCTAGTCGTTGAACCTTTCTCATGCACATAATAATTTTGTTATTTGTGTTTAGAGACTTGGCTGCGGATTGTCCCTATAGTATTGTATCTTTTTACCTTTGGGAACGGTGATTAACCGTGGTCTATTTATTACTTTCGCAATAAATATGGTAATACAATACAGGGAGTTTCCCGCAATTTGAAAGTGTTGCCCGCAATGCTGCGGACTTGCTCGATTCTTTCTCCAATCGAACATGGGCTAAATCGTTTACCCAGTGTAACTCATAATAGCTACAATTGCATTTTCGCCAGCTGGCAAATTAAGCATATTATTATAATCCATTCCTTCAGTTGATACAATTGGTTCCTGTGGATGGTATAAAACTTGGCTAATATCCATACGGTCTTTAAAGTTTGTTAAATAGAGACCAATACCTTGTTTGGATTGAGAAAAGTTAACAATATTCTTAGTTCCGTAATTATGATTAATAAATGGAATACCGCATGAGACTTCTCCTAACATTGTCCAACGGTTAAATTCCATATTAGTATAATTAACATATTTATTATTACCATGACGATTAATAAGTAAATCATCTGGGCTAATTTTCATTTTATGATGTTTCATATTATCATATAATGAATTAAAATTATCTGCAAGCATAATATACTTGGCAGTTTCAATGTCTTGATAACTAATAATATCAGGATACTTATTAATAATAATATTCCAACCTTTTGTTGGATTCTTATTAGCTAATATTTCAATTTCATCAAAAATTTCTTTAGTAATAATAACATCATTATTCTTGACATTAAGTAATGGGCGAATTAAACGCCCAGCATCATAGTATACTTTCAACTCTTTATCTTCATAATCCATACAAATAGATGTTGTTTTATCAATAATACCTTCTTTCTTCTTCTGATTCATAATCTCATATAATGAAATAATATTTTTGGTGCATCCAACCCAATCACCATTAAACATAATTTTAGACCATTCATTGAGTTCAATTGGATTAATTTCAAAAGGATGTTTATAATTACCAAACTCTTCTAATAATAAATTTAAAACTTCACGCTGGCTTACATTTTGATTAGTAACACTACTCATCATAGATAAACTTTTAACAATACCAATTTTCTTACCTTCTGGAGTTTGCACTGGGCATAAAAATCCATAAGTAATATTATTAACATGACGAATGCTAACTACTTTTGATGTAGATGCATCTAATGATGGAGATAAAATACGACGAAGATTTGATAATGCTAATATCCATGATAAACGCTGGAGACTTTGAGCAACACCCTTCTTTGTCTTATTCATGCCCCAAACACCAGTAGCCATTGCAGTCTTAATACCTTGTTCAATAATTGTAGGACGAATCATATTAATAACATTAATTGGTTTTTCATCTGATTGATTCTTACGCTTAAAATTTTTACCAATTTCATTTAATCCTTTCTTCCAATTTTGTCTATATAATTGACCAATAAGAATTCCAGGTGTTTCAATACGTTTATTATCAAAGCCATCACGGTCATCAGGTAATTTACGATTTAACATAACTTGGAGTAATTTATTAGCCATTAATCCTAAATATCTAACCTTCTTTAAAATATCTTCACCTAAATGGGGTAGCAGATCTTTTCTAAGAATCTTTTCTAATAACATTTTCTTTTGAATATTAGCAATATGGAAATCAGTAGATGAGATTCTTTTATTTCTCTTTAATTTTGTAATTAAATAATTATAAGCTTCTTCCTTTGTTTTAATTTGAACTTCATTTTCATCCATTGTCATACTAATAGATGGGCGTAAAATATTAAGCATTTCAGTATCTTCTAAATTATAAGTTATATTTGCAATAATATCCATATCAGATTCTAATCCCATTGCACGCATAATAATAAAAAGTGGGACATCCATAAATTGAGAATTTGATAATAATATATTACCGCTCTTACTAAATTTAATATTAATAATTTGAAGATTATCAGACCAATCATCTACTCTCGAATTAATATGCGCAATAAATGCTTTACCCATAAATGCAGTATGATCAATTTTACCAAAAACAAGAATTTTATTATCAACCATCTTTTCAATACTCATAACTACTTTTTCTTGACCAGTAACAATAAAATACCCACCAGGTTCATATTTGCATTCACCCATTAAATTTTGTTTAATATTTGTTGTGCAATATTTAGATTTAACCATAATTGGAATACTACCTACTGCTATATTTTTCTCAATATCTCCAATCAAATTAATAGTTCTATCTCCAGTAGTCATATCTTCTTTTTCTACAAATTGTTGAACATCAGCAATAATTGTTCCAAAATATTTTAAATGTTTTTTTCTCGCCTCACTAGGTGTTAATAATTCTGTTCCAGATGGACTAGTTGGTGGTTTAATTCTAACATTACTAATTTTAAATCCGTGAAGATAAATAATATTCTGTTCTACTTTTTCATAAAAATAATTATTTTCTTTCATTAAACTATACGGAATAATTTCCTCTACTAATTGATGAAATGAACTAAATAAATGCTCATATAAAATATTAGGTTGTTTAAAATATAATCGTTCAAGTTTTTTTAAATCTTGTTGAGAGAACACCATTATATATATTAATAGTTTAGGTTTATATATTTTAAAGATATATAATCAATTTTTATTAGATTTATGAATAAATTCTAAGAATATTATATGAAAGAATATTTACCAGTTATAGTAACTTTATTAACAGTTATATCTAATTCATTAGGTGGTAATATTAAAGAAATCTCAGCAAAATATATTAAATCAAATAGTATTACACCAGCTCCATTTACATTTAGTATCTGGGGATTAATATATTCATTATTATTATATGCAACATTTATATATCATAAAGAAATATTCAATGGAAATATATTTAGCTTATTTATAATATCTGCTATTCTTAGCGCAACTTGGATTCAAGTATGGGGTAAAAATTTAGTATTATCAAGTGTTATATTATTATTATTAGCAGCATCATTAATCATGATTACTTATGAATTAAATAAAAATAATGTTAATAAAATATTATTATATACATTTGGTATTTATACAACATGGGCAATTATTGCTAGTATTATTAATTTATCAACAACATTAATTGAAAATGATATAATTGATAATAAATCAATGAAAACTATAATATTAATAATATTATCAATATTACCTTTTGTATTTAATAAATTTTTTAATAAAACAATATTAGCTATGTTATTAACAATAATATGGGCATCATTTGGAATAATTATGAAGGATACTACTAATAATTTAATATTTATAATTCCAATATTAATATCCCTTATTTTTTCGTTTATTATCTAGATCTTTTAAACTATCACATAATATTATTTTTGATTGTTCTCTACATAATAAATAATAATTATAATTATTATTATTATGAATTAAATGTTTTATTATATTATTATCATCTTCTTCAAAATCTATATAATATAATGTGTCACTATCGCCTACTAAATTTATCTTTCTTGAACCAAAATATTTTAATAATTCAATATCTGGATGATATCCATTAATATATAAAGTATCTGATTCATATATATCTTTTTCTAACATTTTATTCATATTAAATAGTATATTTGTAGAAATATAGTATTTAACAATTTGCCTAGTATTATTAAATATTAATAGATGAGGATTAATATTATAATTAGAATCTAATTCAATATTATCTGTTAATTCAAATCCATTTTTTTTAAATTCTTCAGTAATATCTTCAACAAATGATTCTCTATAGAAACCTTCATAAAAATAATTTTTAATATCATGTTCACTTCTTGGTAGAGTATCAATAAAAATAAATTCATTACAAGTTGGGAAATAATTAATACAATCAATATCCTTTCCTGCACCTAAATATAAAATCTTGTTAAAACTAGTCATAAATTATATTATTAATATTGAAGATTAATTATTTTCAATATTTTTAATTCTATGAATATTATAATGAATTATTATATAATATTATTAGCATTTAGTGCATCAATAATAGCAATCTTCTCATTAATCTTTATAAAAAGATATATTATAAATAAAGAGTTTTATAATTTGGTTATAGCTTTTATTTTATATATATTACTATTATTATCTTATATTAAATTATTTGAAAAACAAGAATTATCATCATTATATATTATATTGCAAATATTACAAATATTTTTAGTATTATTAGTAGGAGTATTAATGTTTAATGAATCTATTAATAATAATAAAATAATAGGAATATTATTAGGTTCAGTATCAATATATCTTCTACTTAAAAATTAAAATATATAATATTTAATGGATAATAAATTTAGTGATAATTGGAATGTTTGGTATCATCATACTAAAGATAATTGGACAATTGATGGATATAAAAAAATATTTAAAATAGATAATGGAGTTGATTTTTGGAAACTTTATAATAATTGGGAAAGTTTTGGAGGAATAACTGCTAGACATTTCTTTTTAATGAAAAATGATTGTCAACCTGTTTGGGAAGATCCTATTAATATGAAAGGTGGATGTTGGTCATTTAAAATAGTTGATAGTATGGCATCAGAATTATGGGAAGATTTATCAGTTCTTATTGTTAGCAATGAATTAGTTCAAGGAACAACTGCGTTAGGTTTATCAATTACTTTGAAAAAAAATAATACATGTGTTGTTAAAATATGGAATGATGATAGTAATAAAAATAGTATTAAATATATCAATAAAAATATTTTAAAGAAATGGGGAACAGATATTATTTATATTGCTCATATGGCTGAAAATACAATTGGGTAGTTAATCCAGTTTTTTGCATGGAGATAATGCAAATTTAATTTTACCTAATGTAGCTACTTGATATTCTATAATTATAGGATAAGTATTTTTTAGAAAAAGATTAACATGACTACATAAATTAGAACATTTAGTAAATATAATTAAATATTTAAGCTCAAATGTTCCTTGAACTATTTCATTTGGATTTGATGTAGTTTTTTTTATAATTAATCCAGAACTATTATTAGTAGCAGTTAATTCAAATTCAATCACACCTAATTCTCCATTACCTGCCATAAACATAGTATTTGTTAAACATTTAATTTCCATTCTATCAGTAGCACTACTCATATTTTTACAATAATTTTGGAAATCTGATGTTGGCATAATTATTTGATAAGGAAATTTAACTGGTTCAATCTCATAATCAGTATCTTCTAAATCCATTAAATTTATTTTAAATGTCTTTTTTTCATTTGAACTTTCTAAAATCATAATTAATTTATTTATATCATCATCATCAATTTTCCATGTCATTGTATCACAATTTGTCATACATTTTATACATTTAAGAAAATTTGCTAAATTAACACCAATTGTTAATTTATCATGTTTATAATTATAATAATAAGAATCAAACTTATCTGCATCTAATTTACAATGAATTAGAATACTACTCGTTTTATTAACTTCCTTTATAATAACACCTCCTACTTTATCATTAATATCATCTTTATTATTTTTAATAATAGATGGATAAAAATGCATATTAATATCAGTAAGAAGTGGATTTAATGAATCAATTAAAGTTTTAATATGTAGTGATTGGGTAGTTTTTAACTCTAAAATACAAACCATATACTTATATAATTATACTTTCCTTTAACCTAATTTAATATCAATTTTTATTAAACAAAACTTTTAGTTTTGTTTAATAAAGTTAATTTGGAAAGGATTCAATTTTTATTTGTGGATTATAATCCACAAATAACTGTTAATAGGGAGAGATATGAAATACAAAGTATTTTATATAGCCCTATCAATTTTACAAATTTAATCCCCAAATCAATTTTTATAAAAAAAATATATTAAAAAAATTAATCTAATAATATAATCTTCAGATTAAAATCTAAGATTAAAATAAAATCTAAGATTAAAATCTAAGATTATATATATAATGAGCAATACATACAAGCTAGTTAACCCTTACATTAAGGGACAAGATTTTGAAACCAAACTTGATGCCAAGAATTCACTTGATGCCGCTAAATCTTTCTACAACGCTTTATCAGAACACTTTAGCAATAATGTTCCTCAATTCTATTTCACAATTCAAAAGGGTGGAGCCAAGAAAGGTAAATTCTATCATTTTATGGTTAAAGAAAAGAAAGTGAAAGATAGTGTTGATTTTAGCATCGCACCATTTGAAATCAAAGGTGAAGAAGAATCAATGAAACAATATCTTGAAAACTTTGATAAATTCAAAGGTCGTTACAATGGCAAGAAGAGCTCAAAGCGTCGTTCATCACGCCGCTCATCACGCCGTTCATCAAAACGCTCAGATGAAATTTCAAGTGAATCATCTGATGATTTCTACCGTGAAGCTAAATCATATGTTCCAGTTACTTCATCACCATTCTACTACATGTACTATGATCCTTTAGTTTACAAAGTTGATTCAGTCTTTATTCCTACATTCTATGCATATGTTTCAGCCTTTAGCGAGATTAACACACGTTTAGGAACATACACAGTTTATCCTAATGGAGGATTATTATTACCTTAAAATAATTAAAATAAATTAATAATTATTACTAATTATTAATGATAATATAATGTTTTGTTATTATAGCTATAACAATAAAACACTATATTACTTTTCATAATATAATGTTTTGTAACTACTGATTAATTCATTAGTTATATTATAATAAAAATCATTAATCATTTCTTTATCATTAATACTAGATAAATCATTTAATTCCAAATTTAAAAAGTATTTATTAAATCCTTCAAAATTCAGAAGAATATCATCTTCACTATTAATCCAAATTGTTGTTTCTTTATAAATTTTTTGAAATCTATCAAGATATTTAGTAGATGAATTATTATTTTTAAAATTAATAAAAGTATTAATAATATAAATAGGAATACAATGATCTTCTTTATTATTATGACTAGAAACTAATAATGAAGCAAATCCTTCATTATTAGTAATTTTAGTTAAATTATAAACAACAAATCTATCAATATCCATCATAAGATATGCTTCTTTAATTTGTTCATATAATGTATTATTAATATTATTATGATTATAATCATAATGATTAATATTAATATTAATATATAATTTCATATCAATTGGTGTATACCCATAAGTAATAATAATATTATCATATTTAATACTAATCATATTTGTATTATTTTCAATTCCAACTAAATAACCATTAAAAAATGTATCACCAAACATTTTAATAATTGTATTATAATAAAGAGGTTTCTTGTTATTCAAATAATTAATAAATTGATTATTAAAATCAATAACATCTTTTTGAATACCATTAATCTCCTGGCCAATAAAATTATAATAATTAATTGTTAAAAATTTATGTGATTGATTTTCCATAGAACCAATTGCTTCAATAAATTTATGTAATTTAGATAAAATCAAATAATTTTCATCTTTGTATTTAATAATAATATTACTCATTAATAAATATTGGGGATTAGTAATAGGTGTTTCTTTAATCCCAAAAAAGAATTTATTTACTTTCTTTAGTAATATAATTTTATCAAAAGTAGGATGAACAATAAAATCACCATTTTCATGAATTAATCCAGATTTCTTAATAGTGCTAAATGAGAACATTAATTATATTCACAATGTGAATTTAATTAATTAATAAATCAATTTTTATAAAACATATAATCCTTAAGGATTATATGTTTTATAAAGTTAATAGGGAATGTCAGAAAAATTAACTTTGTTATTTTTTCTTACGCCCTATCAATTTTTTTAATTAAATAAATTTTTTATATGTCTACTATAAGGAAATATTAAATTATAATAATCTGAATGAGTATTAGTTGGTATCATTTTAGAACTCCAATTCTTATAAGCACGATCTAAATAATTTATAGATTTATTTGGTATACTAACTTGAATTTCTTTATAAATAGTTCCATCTGGTGCATATAATTTAAATGGAACTTTCTGCAATGGAAATATTTCATCTTTATTAAAATATTCATTTTTCCACATCTTTCTATGTTTTTCAACATTATAAAAATAATAATTTTTATCAGGAAAATATTTAAAATAAAATATATCTATTTGAATAGCGTTTTCATTAAATTTACCATATAGAACTTTATCTATATCATGAATACCTAAATTTATATATTTATAATCTTTTTTGAGCTCATTTATAGCATCATGTAATTTACTTCTATCTTCTTCCATAACACCAATATCAATATCATCGTCCCATGGAATAAAGCCTTGATTATGTCTAAAATATCCAATTAATCCACCACATATAATAAAATAATTAATACCTTTTTCATCTAATTTTTTACTAACTAATTCAAATAAATTAAATAATCTATAATGAAATGAGAAATTTATATAATATTCTATATCTAATCCATTCATTGCTACATTTCTTTCATTTTCTATATTTTTTATATATTTTTTAATAATACAGCTTGTGTTATTTTTTATAAAAATATAAGTTGTAATAAAAGTAATAATAATAATAATAATATATATAATCATTATTATTATTTATAAAATTTATTTATAAAAATTTATTTAATTATTCATACCTAATGCATTAAAAGAACGAAAAAGTATTTGATATAATATAGCTAATGAAGGTATTGATATTATAATATATGGGATAAAACCTGCTAGAAAGTTGCGTATATAACGACCACCTGCTGGAATAATTAAAGAACCTAAATGCATAAATACACTTTTCCATACAAATACATCTGGAATAGTTAGTGAAAAATTTACAGCAGTTGATACTGCAAATTCAGTCACACCTAAATCAAACCCTATATTATTTAATATAAGAAAAAATAATATTTGCTTTTGAACAGTCAAACCAGGTGCTCCAAATCCAGCAACAAGTCCTACACTTATAGCTATTGCTAATTGTTTAGCTTTTATTCCTTCATTAATAGCATCTTTAACTGGAGTAATTGCTTTTGGAACAATATATGGTTGCCATGCAAAATATAATATTAATATACTAATTGCAATTATACCATATTTACCTTTATTCCATATCATTATTAGCCATCTAATAGCTATATCAATACTATTATCTATAGCTGTTTCTATAACAAGTAAAGAAATATTATTATTTTTCATATAAATATAAGTTAAAACAAATATAAAAACAATAATTATAAAAATTATATATTTATTCATTATTATTAATTATAAAATAATTTTTATTCCATCTTTTGGAATACATAATATCTATACATGAATGACCAATTACGGCTTTCTTTATCAGCACCTTTAAGGTCCCCATAAAATTCAGCTACTTTTTCATAGAACTGTTTGTTTTTAGGATTCTCTTCATACTTGATAACATTTTCAAAATATGGTTTATTTAAGAAGAAAATATTAGAAAATAAATCAGTATCTACTAATCTACAGCCAGCTCTTTCCATAGTACTAGTCATTAATTCTTTGCTTACTAAATATTCTTCAATATATTTTTCTTCTTCACTAATCCAACTCATATGGACATCAATTGGTAATCCAACTTTAGAACTCTTATTAGTATCATCCGAATATTTCTTAATAATTTCATATAATGTATTACGTTTACCATCATCATCTGTATAATAAGCAGATATCTTACCACTTTCATCAAACTGTGGAATAATAATTTCAGGATCAAATAATGTTAAAATTATAAAACCATCTTTCTTTAAAAATGTTTTAATATTTTGAACTAAATTATCAATACTTGTTTCATTATTAAACAGATAATGGATAACCATCTGACTACTAATAACATCAAACTTAACCTTTTGGTTATTATTAGTAAAAATCTTGTCAATTGCTTTAATATTATCTTTTGATAAATTAGAAATGGCTTTCATTTGACTAGCACTATCTAATGGAACTGAACCATCTGCTTGAATAAAACTAACTTTACCAAAATCTGGAAATTTAGTTTTAAGATAATTATAACGACTAATCGCACCATCAGTAGCACTATAAATACCTTCAAAATCAACATCAATGCCAACATATTCTCCAACACGAGCATGATACATTTTTAAAATATCACCACCTCGACCACAACCAATATCTAACACTGATTGACGAACAACTTTACCACCTAAGGTATTACTAGTTGGTGAGCAATATGTGTAAATAAGAATTGATTTAATCCAGTTATGAAACTCACGTAATTTCTTTAATAAGTTGGTAATCTTTTGGTAGTAAATATCTTGTTTCTTCTGAGAATTAATAATACTACTATCTAAACGAGAAGTTAATAATTTCATTTGCATATCATAAGATTTAGGATTAGAAAGATTAGCAATTTCTTCAATAGTAACACTTTCAATCATACTCTTCCAAATCTTTTCAGCAACATCTTTATTATTACCATATCTCTTATTATGTCTCATAACACTTTCTGTTTTATCCCAACGAGTTTTGAGAACTTGCCATCTGTAAGGATGAGGCATAGTTGTATCATTAGTATAAACAACTTCTACAACAGTTGAATCCATAATAATATTACCTTCAATATCTCTAATGTTCCCATCAACAATTGGTAAGTAAATAATATGATTATTATCTTCTTTCATAAATGCGACAGGCTGTTCACGTCCGCCTACAATATCTCCAACAAATAGATTAATAACTCTAAATGTTTTATTTTCTATTTTATCGGGTAATGAATTATCAAAAATATCCATATAACCACCAGTATCTTTATTCTTTTCAAAAGTAATAAATACATCAAGACTATTAGTATGCGGTGGCTTATACTTGTAAATAGGATAGCGCTGTTCTTTTCTATCCCGAGTATATTTCTGCTCAAGCGGAGTAAAAATAATTCCATCTAATAAATATGGACAATCAACATTCACATTTTTAGTACAATTATTCCAAATAATATCTGCAAATAAAAATACCTCAGATGATGAACCACCTGATGGGTATAAGAAAATCTTAGGATAAATAAGGACTTGATTAGGTTTTAATTTATTAATATCCACATTTAATTGTTTATAAAATGATTTAATATTATTTGAATAATAGTCTCTCATATCTTCTAACTTGTAAGAACCTTTTGCTTCATATTCTTTAATAACAAATGGATCATGTTTAAATGATTTACTAATACTAATAATATTATTTAAACGGTCAGATAATTTAATGTTACTTCTCATATCTGTTCCTTTATAATATAAACAATCAAACATCATAAAAAGATAAATACGCTTTTCATCAATATAGATTAATTCACCTTCAATAATTGTATTATTTAATTCTTTATTTTTAACTCCCATCTTTTTAACATGTAAATTATTTGAAATTAAATAACACTCATCTTTATATACATATAATTGATATTTATCACCATCAGCTTTATCTGTTGCTGAATATTTGTTTGGAATATTGTCAACAATATGCTGAACTTCAGCTGAAATAGGTTGCATACTATATAAAATATTAGCTCCCTCAAATGATATTCCATATAATGTATTAACATATTTTTCAATGATTTCTTTTTCTTCCTCTTTATTAATTAAAATGTCACTATTGTTCATAACTTTTTTAATTTTTTCAACTTCTTCAAACATTTGCTCAAGAACTTTCTTATCAGGATTACATTTTTTATCTGAACTACAAATACTATAATCAATTTCAATTTCATAATTCTTAATAGCATTAGCAATTGAACTGATATTATCACTTGATTTAACAATAGTCATATCAACATGAAGTTCTTCTGATAATTCAAGACTCATACGCTGTTTATATCTAAAATTAATTTTATCAGCTTCAAGTGCACTAATTTTACTTAAGTTTTTAATAATATCTTCATTTTTAACATCAAATTCTTTAGATTTTCTAACACGAATATCTAAATTATCAATATCAATAGTATTAGATTTCTCTTTAATTTTTTGAATTAATTTATAGCCATCTTTGTCTAAATATTGAGCAACAATAATTGAAAAGATATTATTATTTTTACGTTGATATAATAATCCCATTATATTATTAATATTCTCTAAACCATCAATACTAATACGATAATCAAGATAAAATATATCTAATGATATTGATTCTATTAATTTAAGTTTTTCTTCTTCACTACGATATTTAATATATTTAACAACATTCATAAAATCAATTAATGATAATATATTGTCTTGCTTATAATTATTAAACATCATTTCAAATTCTTCATCTTTACTAATACTTTCAAATAAATTAGTAATATCTTTTTTCTGATTAATAGTTAACATTATAAATATATATATATTCTTTTTTTAAATTTATTAATAATCAATTTTTATTTATAATATAATTTAATGAAATATATAGATTATATTAATCATTTGAAATCAAATAATATAATCCTTTTTGATCATGATTATAGAATATCATATAATAACATAAAACATTATTATAATAAAACAAAAAATCAAACAGGTGGTGGACATAGTAATAAAATATCACGTTTAGATAAAGATGATTTAGAATGTGTTATTAATATTTCTTTGTCTTCAAATCCTCAATACCTATTAAATTTATCCATGCATTAATTCTAATTTTATAAATATCTTTAAGTAAATTATTTATTATATTAAAACTAGAATTAGAACCTATATATTTAGTATTGAATTCAGATTCTTCATCTGATATATTTTTATCTAATTTCTCATGTTTTTTAAATCCATAACAAAAAATATAAAATGTATTTTTTGTTGCCCATACATTTTCTGATTTCCATAATTTAATTTCTTTAAAGCATCCTAATAAATAATCAATTATATTAAAACAACTATATATATTCTTCATAGTCATATTAATAATCATATCACCATCTTCTTCTAAACAACTCATCATTAATTCCATACTTTTTAAAATTAATATTAAATTAAGTTGATGGCTATTTTTACTTTCAATATATGATACACATGATGCTATGCCTAAATTTATTTTTTTCTTACATTCAATTTGATATTCTTTTTCTAAAATATCTTTATAATATATTTTATAATTATCATCTTTAAATATATATTCAACACCTCCTTTTTCTGGTGGTAAACTAATACTAAATCCTTTAGCTCCTTTTTCTACTAATATTTTAGAATACATACCTGGTGCTCCACATATATCAACAAAAAATATATCATCATGTCTGAAATTAAATGCATCAAATATTTCTTTTCCAATTAAACTTAATTCATCTGTATTTTCAATAAATTTTGCATCTTTTTGTCTTTCAAATTTATCTAAATAATAATATGTTGAGGATATATTTCTCATAATTGACCATAATTTAGAATCTTTAGGATTATAATCTTTAGGATTACTACTCATTATAATTATTTTAGATTAAATCGTTCTAGATTAAATCGTTCTAGATTAAATCGTTTTATATTAATTTTATTATTATTAATATTAATGAAAGATTATTATAAAATATTAGAAATAAATCAAACTGCATCTGAAGATGAAATTTATAATGCATATAATAATAAAATTCTTCAATTTAGACATTTACCTTTTTTTACTCCTAAAATGATTCAAGAAATTAAATTATTAAAAGAGGCTTTATATATATTATCTGATGAAATAAAAAGAAGTAAATATAATGATAAATTAAATAAAAATAAACAATATGAAGAAGAAGGAAAGTATCTAGATAATACTAAAATTTGTGATAGATTATTTAGTATTAAATTAAATTAATAATATATTATATTAATAATGATCATTCATGTGGAAGGATTCGATCAATATAATAATTTTATTATAACAAATATTAAATTAAATAATACCAAAATAAAAGATTTAGGAAAATGGGCTAATTATTATTGGTATAAAGATGGGATTCAATTAGAGAATGATTATTGTAGTTGGAAAGATAATGACAGTTATGAAGTCATATTTAATAATGATTATATTAATCTTAATTTGAAGATTTATAATAAAAATATTATTACTCCTCTTATATCCAAAAAAATAACAATCAAAGAACTAAAAAATATATTATCTATAAAAGATAATATATATTTCAAACAATTTAGGCTCAATGATGAAAACACCCTTGAAGATTATAGTATTAATAATATGGATACATTAGCAGCTGTATCTTATACTTACGCTGTTGTTATTTAATGAGTTTCGTCTTCGTTTTCATTAGTAGTTTTCTTGTAGCGAAAGTGAGTACCTGAGACACTATCAAATTTGAATTGTTTAAGGCTATCTTCCTCAGAACCAATAAGCTTATCAAAAGCTTCTTTGGTATCAATGGTCATATCACCACAGCCAATAAATTTGTTGTCCTTACGGTAGAGGCGGTAGTAAAGAACATCGCCACCAATCTTCTTGACAAGTTCAGTGTGGGTATTCTTGACAGAGTTGTAGTCAGTTGTATCAACGAGACCGTCCATCTTGAAGAAGATGCGGTATTGAGCAAACTTCACACGAGCATTCTTGGTGCTCTTGAGTTTCTTAAGAGCCTGGAGAGCTTCCTTGGCTGATGAGAAAATCAGAAAGTGGCTGTCTGATTTGACAATGTGGTGCTTTGATGTAAGACCCTCCAGTTCGTCAAAAAGGGATGTAGCAAAAGTGTTATTCGATGGCTTAACAAGGAGCGTGCGACCAGCCTTCGTGCGTTGCTGGGGTTTCAGGGTTGTTTGAGTTTTGTTTTCAATGGTTGACATTTTATATTCTTAATATAATATATTAATTAATCTTTAAATTAATATTATATAAAAGCCATTCGGTTGTTTTGAATTTAACACATTTCTTTAATATATTTTATTAATAAATCATTCAATATAAATTCTTTATATATACTGATTTGTGAATCAATTGTTTTATATAATAGACTTTTAATATTAAGTTCAATATATTTTCTAAAATAATTAATTTGATATAAATTATAAATAATATCATCAGTCATTGTCCATTCAAACACAGCTATATATAAATCATTATAATTATAATCATCATATTTATGTAAATTATGTTTAGATAGTTCAGTATATAATAAATCTAATTTATTTTCATATCTCATAATAAATGCACTACATCCTAAATCTATAATTATATTAATAATATTCATTGGTAATAATGTTTTGAATTTATTAAATAATTGTGGTAAATATACTACATCATAAATACAATATTTAATAAGTTCTTTATTTTTTATAAAAGAATCTTTCGTAATATCTATATCAATTTCCCATATATTACCCATCATTTTATCATTTTTCATTAATTCATCATATTTCTGTTTATTTATTACTTTTAATCCTAATAATAAATCATAAATTCTACATCTAATATTTGTTATATTCATTTTCGAATTATAGTATTCACATAAATATCTTGTATCTACTAATTTATTACAAAATTTAATTTTATCTTTATCTTCAATTATATTATCAAATAAATATGGTAAATCTAATGATTCAGCACCATGAAATATTTTATAACAATCACATAATAATAATAATTTAAATATTTCCTTTTTAATATTTGGTGGATAAAATAAAAATATATCTGATTTATTATTTTTAACAAAATTAATTTGACATAATGCTATTTTTCTCATATTAGCACCTTTATGTCTATCTCTATTAAATTCAAAATCAATTCCAAATAATTTATAATTTTTAAATGAAATAAATTCTAATATATATTTCTCTAATAATTTATTTTTATTATCATTATTGCAAATAATAATCATTATTATAATAATAATTATAATAATAATAATAATTATAATTATATTTATTTAAAATGGCAGTTTTTATAATCTGATGATAATTTATAAATTATATAAAATGGTGAGAAGAGGAATGCGCCTAAAAATCCCCAAAAACTAAATCCATTATTGCATCTAAATGATAAATAGATAGCAAAGAAGAACATAATATATGCTATTAAAGTAAAAAATGGATCATATGTATAATATTTATCTTCTGATAAAGAAGATGTAGTAGTAGTTGATGAAGGTATTGTTGAAGGAGTTGTGGATGATGATGATGTTACAGGTGCAGATGATGATGATGATGTTACAGGTGCAGATGATGATGATGATGATATGTCTTGAAATTTTTCTTTTTTATTTAAAAATGGGCCTAAATAAATATTTTTATAAGTTTCTATAATTTTTTTTGATACAGTTTCCATATAATATAACTTATATTTTTTTTATTTCATTAATCCACACAAGTTAGTTAAAGCAAGATGATATAAAATATAGAAAGGTGAAAAGAATAATGCTAATAAGAAAGCACCTAAATTAAATTCTTTATGGCATCTAAATGATAAATAAACAGCAAATCCAAATATAATCCAAGAAATCATAACCATTGTTATATTATATAAATATGCACCAGAGTTTTCAAAATGTTCTCTTTTTTTTGGGAAAAACATACTTGAATATGTTTTTATTATTTTCTTAGGAATATCCATTATATATATTATTATACATTTTTTTATAAAAAAATTTGTTTTATGTTATTGCTAACATCTGTGGATGTATTATAATAAACTTAATAGTTCATCATATACTATTTTAAATTTATCTTTATTAATGCTTTCTTGATACCATTTATCAACAATTTGAATAATCTCATCTTTCTTAAATTTAAAATGTTGTTCAATAAATGTTTCATATCCTTCAACTTTGTTCTTTAACATTCCAATCATTGCAACTCTAACTGTTTCATATCTAATATTATCATTATATAAACTACTATGTTTTTTACCATCAGGTGTATTCATTGTTTTTTCATATCCTGGTTCATTAAAATATGGGTCATCAACTAGAATTAATGATTGAATTGAAATAAGAACTTGGAAGAATGAAGATATTTCTGGAATCCATGATTCTCCTTTTTCACCTTGCCATGTTCCTAATAATGATAAACACACTTTACCATTGCTATATAAATTTGGATTAAACCGAACTTTACCATTATCTGTTGTATTAATTAATACTTTAGGAATAACAGCTGGATATCCATCAGGAAAATAAGCATGAAATTCAAATAATCCATTATGATAAGGTGTATCTTTAGGTCCAACAATAATAAATGAGATTAAATTAGTATTTTTCTGACAAATTCTCATTACAATACTAGAATCCCAATTAATCGGTAAATCTTTCTTCAAACTAGAAAATTCACTCATAATTCTCATAATTGTTTTTGGTATAATTTTATTTAATCGTTCACCATAAAAACGATGAGAGCTATCTAAATTTACAACATTATAACTATTTTCTTTAACCATTTGAATATATTTATCTTTAACATCTTCTGAGATTTCTACTTTTTCAGATGATTTAGAATAAATTGATTTATGTTTATCAAATAAATCTACATAATATAAATATACACATAGTATATCTTGATCAAATTGAATATCTTGATTATTAATAATTAATTTAATTTCTTCAACAAATTCTTTCGAATAATCAATAAATAATTTAATAATATCAGTATCTTTTATTAAATTTATAACATTTAATAAAGTTTTATATAATACAAGTTTATTATTAAAAACAAATAAATTTATATTATTAAATTTATTAATAATATATTTATTAAAATCATCAGGAATTGTTTCAGTATCCATGCATTTTATAATTTGATTTAAAATATTTATAACATATTCATCTTGTGTTTTCGTAATATCAATAAATTGGCTAATATCCCAATTAGTATTAGTGCTACCATAACCAGTTCCTTTTTTACTTACATTATTAATATTTGTAATCTTATTTAATTTCAAATCAATAATAATATCATTATTAATATTATCTTGTTTGTTTAATTCTAGCATTTTTAATTCAATAAAATTAATTTTATTATCATTAATATCAATATATTTAATAAAATATTCTTCAAGTGAATCAGCTAGATTATTAATTAACCAATCTAATGAAATCAAATAATTCCATAATGATGTTTTCCAAATATCTAATCCATAAATAGCTGAAATTAATTTAATATTAATTCTAGGCTTATTGTATGAAATAATTGGTGGTAAATAAGGATGTAAATCAGATAATTTAAGATTGATTTCAAAATAATCATACCCATGTTGTTTATTAAATTGATTCATAATTTCTCCTAATTTTCCAGTTGTATATATAAATCTAAATGACAAGTCCATTAAATCATCATTATTACAAACAATATAATGAGAATAATTTAAATTAGTATTGACTTTATTAATTTCATTTAGAACCATATTAGCCAATTGTTTATTATTAATAAACAATTCAGTTGGAATATTAACTGGTTTCTGTCTAGTTGATTGATATTTAGTCAAGAAATTAGATAGTAATAGTTTATCATTTATATTATATTTATATTTAATATTAACATTAAATATATTAAATTTATCTTCAATAATATTACTATTAATATCATTAATATAATTATAATTTTCAACAGCAGAGTTAATTATATCCCAATTAATATTATTCATATTTGAAATGAATATATTAATAAAATCTAATAATTCTTGACGTTGGTCTGTTGATGTTAAATAATGAATATTATCATATTTATTATGATGATATTTATAATTGGAGCCATTAATAACAATATCCGATATTTCTGTTTTGAAACTCATTAATTTATATAAATTAATGAGTTTTATAAAATAATAATCAATTTTTATAGCGATTCAAAATTTCAAAGAAATTTTGAATTGTTCTATAAACACGATTTGGATAGGATTAAATTTTACAAATTTAATCCCCAAATCAATTTTTATAAAATATATAGCAAAGCTATCAATTTTTATGGTGATTTCTTAAATATAGCAACTAATCCAACTATATACATTTCATTAAAAATAGATTGTGCTACCATATATTCTAATTCAGCTATTTCTTCAATATAATTAATAATATCATCATTATTAGTATTATTATTTTCAATTATAATTTTATTAAGTTCTTGTAATAGAAAATTCAATGTATATCCTTGACTTATAATATTATCTTCTAAATATTTATAAGTTGTTTCAAAATTAACATCTTTATTAATTAATATAGAATACAATTCATTAATTACATTAGGAGGTGGGATTCCAGCTGAATTATAACAAGACTCAATACATATTTTATTTTTACTAGTCATCATGCTTAAACTTTGTAAAATATTAATTGCTTTTCTTAAATCACCATTAGAAATATTTGCTATAATTTCGAGACTATTTTTTTCATATTTTAATTTTTCTTCTTGACAAATAAACTTTAATCTTTCCACAATAATTTTTTTATCAATTGGATAAAATCTTAGATTAACACAACGTGCTTTAATAGGAGCAATAATTTTATTCATATAATTACAAATTATACAAAATCGAGTATCATCTGAATATTTTTCTATAATTCTTCTTAATGCAAATTGAGCATCAAAAGTCATACTATCAGCTTCATCCAAAATAATTAATTTAATACCAGTATTAAATGGAGTCATCTTTTCAGCAAAACCTTTAATTTCCTCACGAACAGTATTAATACCTCTATCATCAGATGCATCTAATTTAATCATCATAAATGGTTTATTTTTTCCATATAATTTATTAGCAATACTCATAATAGTAGATGTTTTACCAGTGCCACTTTTACCGTGTAATAATAAATGTGGAAAAGAACCACCTTCAATCATTTTGTTAATAATACTAATGTTTTTATCTTGACCAACAATGTCATCAAAATTATCAGGTCTGTATTTTTCAATCCAAATCATTACTAATTATATTTATTATATTTTAAATAAAAACTAATCAATTTTTAATTTTAATAAGAATTCATATACTACATTACTAAATATTTCTATATATTCCCAATTAAGATTATTATAATTATCATTAATAGTATGATGATTATCAGGAAATGTAGATGGAATTAAATTTAATCCAGCCAAATTAGGATATTTATTAATAAATGGAGTATAATCATTTATAACACCAATATCTGATATTTTAGTATCAGGATTTACAAATATTTGTTTTGGATATTTATAATTCAAAGAATTATTTATATCTGATAATTGTTTCATATAATTTTTATTAGAACTATTTGTTTTAAAATGATATATTTTGTTTTTATCAATATCTCCGCCAATTAAATCAAAAATCATTAAAAATTTAATATTCTTATTAAAATTATTAACAAAATATGTAGAACCTGATAATGTATTATCAGAATCCCATGATCCATCTATTGCTTCTTCACCATCAAAAAATACAATCATTAATGGATAAGTTTTATTAATCAATAATTTTTTTGTTATTTCTATAATTAAACCAACACATGATGCTGCATCAGTCGCAGCTTCCATTATATCTATTTGTGGTCCATCAATATGACATCCTAATATTATATAATTATCATTAACATTTTTATTTTTAGCAATTATATTAGAAAAATCATAATTCTTACCCTTAATTTTTTTTGTAAATTTCTGCTCTTCTACATCTAATCCTAATTTATTTAATTCATTTATAACAAATTTTTTTACATTTAATAAATTAGTTGATCCAACTGGTCTATTAATACTTACTTCTTTGGTAATTCTTTTAATATTGTCTAAATCTAATGAATTATTTAAAGTTTCTTTAAAAGTCTCTTTAGTTGTGTTTAAATAAAATAAAATCATAATTAAAACAACTATAATTATTATTAATAAAATAATCATTATAATAAAATATAAATAAAATATTTTGTAAAAATTATTTATAATTATTATTAATATTAACCATCATAAACAATTTTATTTGTAATTTCATAAATACATTTACCATTAATAATAATAGTCCCATTATTATAAAAATACATTTTACTACCAAGAGTTTGATTATTAGCAGTTAATTTACTAAATGGATAAGGTTCATCTTCTTCTTGTGTAATAGTAATAGTAGAATTTGTATCAATAGTAATAGTTTTTGTATCAGGAAAAGCTATTTTAATATTAATATCACCATCAGGAATAATTTTCACAATAGGAATTGAAAATTGTCTACATCCATCAATTTCATATTTAATAATTGTTTTGTTGTCCATTAAAATAAAATAAGTTATTTAGAAATAATAAAAATATCAATTTTTTTTTATTATTTATTATTAGCATAATGACTAATACTATAAGCTAATCTGTTATATTGAATATTTTCATCACACCCATTAAGAAGAAAATTATCACAACTTAATATCTTTTGAACAATTAATGATTTATTATTATCATTTAATTTTTGATGATGAATAATAATATCTAATATATATGGAATCATAATAGTTAATGAATAAGATTGTTGATAAAAATCGTTTATCATTTTATCGACTAATTTCATATCATTTTTAATACATGCTTCTATAAATTCGACTAAAATATGATGAGGAATAATACCAGACATTGTTTCAATTAATTCAGAATTAATAATATCAATATTATTTTTTGATACTAATGATTTAAAATTTCTACATCTTTGAAGAAAATTAATAGCTTTTCTTAAATCACCTCTAGAAATACTTTCAACCATTTCAATACTTTTATCATCAATTAATGTTCCTTCTTTCAAACAAATATCTTTTAATTTAGAATGAATATTTTTTTTAGGAATAGGCTTAAATCTATATAATGAGCATCTAGAAACAATCGGATCTATAATTTTATTATGATAATTACAAATAATACAAAATCTAGTAACTTTAGAATAATCTTCCATAATTTTTCTTAATGCAAATTGAGAATCTGATGTCATATTATCAGCTTCATCTAATATGATAATTTTCCATGGTGGAATATCACTATTATAACTAACACTATTCATGGCATATCTTTTAATTTTTTCTCTGACTACTTTAATACCTCTTTCATCAGATGCATTTAATTCAATAACTCGATCAGACCAATATTTTTCACCAAATAGTTCTTTAGCTAAAGCTAATATAGTAGATGTCTTACCACATCCAGAAGGACCAAAAAATAATAAATGTGGTATATTTTTAGTTTTAATACAATTTTTTAAAGATATAATAATTTCTTCTTGAGATTCAACTTCATTTAAATTTTTAGGTCTAAATTTTTCTACCCATATTGTATTCATTATTTAATATAAATAATGATTGTTTAGGTTATAATTATCAATATTTATTTATAATAACCTTTAATTGGAGTAGATATTATCAATCAATATTTATTAAATCAAATATTTATTCTATAATTATATAATGAGTTGTTATAAACCAAATCAAAATAATCCAATGGGTAATTTTTTACCATTTGACCCTAGAGATAAACAAGCAGTGTGTGATGTTCCAATGAATGAACATTTTAAATTTTTAAACGGTGATAATTTTGATAATGCATTCAGATTAAATTTTAATCCAAATGCAGTTACTACATCTTATCCTGATATATCAGGATTAGCTAATTATTTATTTAAAGATCCAGCTAGATGTCGTAATACTGGATATTTATGCAGAACTAATGCTGACCAAACAACCAATTTAGACAGAATTGGATTCAATAACCCAGAGGTTAATGATAAATATTATCAAGAAATTGATAATACTAAATCTGGTTCAAATAGTAGTAATATATATTATATTGGCGGACATTCAAATTAATATTGCTTTTTGAGCAATATGAGCATATGCGGATATTCAAATTAATATTGCTTTTTGAGCAATATGAGCATATGCGGATATTCAAATTAATATTGCTTTTTGAGCAATATGAGCATATGCGGATATTCAAATTAATATTGCTTTTTGAGAAATATGAGCATATGCGGATATTCAAATTAATATTGCTTTTTGAGCAATATGAGCATATGCGGATATTCAAATTAATATTGCTTTTTGAGAAATATGAGCATATGCGGATATTCAAATTAATATTGCTTTTTGAGCAATATGAGCATATGCGGATATTCAAATTAATTTGAATAATTAATATTGCATTAGTTTGATATATTATAAATAATACATTTTATATATAATAAATATATAAAATGGATGAAAATTTATCTAAAGCGATTAAAATTTATAATAGTGGTAAAAAATTATACGAAGAAAATGATAAATCAAAAGCATTTAAATTATTTCAAAAATCATTAAATATGATATCTGAATTTAAAAAACTTAATCCAAATGAGCCATTTAATATGAATACTATTATAGTTAATACTGAAGCAGAATGTATTAAATATCTAAATACTCTACCAAATGTATTTGAATTAATTACTAAAAATAATTTAGAAGAAGTAAAGAAAATAGAATTAATAAACTTTAGAGAAATAAATGAATCAGGTAACACTGTTCTACATCATATAATTGATGTTGGTGATATGGGAATATTAAAAGAAATGTTTAAAAAAGGAGGTATGATAGATACTACAAATGGAAATGGTAATACATTATTAGAATATGCATGTTTAAAAAAAGATCCGAATATTATTGAATTTATGGCTGCTCATGGTGCAAATATGCAAAAACATATTTTTTTTAGAAAAGGTGAACATAAGTTTTATTTAAATAAATCAGATATTGATTTAGCTATATTATTAAAATTAATTATAATAAATAGATTAAAAACTCAATCAACTGATATTACATCAAATATATTTTTATTTTTAGAAAAATATTTTAATTTAAATGAATTAATAGGATTAGATAAATTTACTATTAAAGATTTATTAATAGGTTTGCATAATATGTTTAATAATAAGGAATCATATAAATCATATTCAACTATTATTAATGAAGAATTGAATGAATATGATAAAAATAAATCAATTAAATGTATTTATAATAAAATAGATATAGTGTTAGTAAATATAGTTCCTTTTATTAATTATCCTTATAATATAGCAAGTATATTTATTTTAAAGAATGAAATAAAATGTTTAATGAATTATATATTAAAAAATAATAAAAAAGAATTTAAAAATATTCTAATGATTAAATTATTTGAAAATTATATTCAAACAGGACTATTCCCAGAAGACTATATTGGTATTATTATTTATAATATATTAAGCAAAATTAATTGAAAATTAAATTAGAAATTATATATAATATTTTTTTCTAATTGTTTTATATAGTATGGCTTCAGACCGTTCAACTTATGATCAAGGTTCATTTTTAGTTAAAACAAAAGAAAGTATTAAACCACTTGCTTATGTTTTAGAAATTCAAGCTCATGAAAACTGCACTAAATGCGGTGATAAACCCAATGTTTCAGTTCATGAAGATCGTGTTAATTTAGAAAATGATATATTTGGTATCACTCGCAAATTATCAAAAGACCCTAAACAAAAATACCAAAAGAATGATAAAATAGCAGATGTATTAAATTACAACCCTCCTTATTTATGTGAAAGATATATTTTAGATCCATCATTTAGAGACCAAAATACAGGAAATAAATATATGGAAGATTTAAAGAAAGTAGCTGCTCCAGCTATGTAAATAATCCTTTGGATTAAAATTATTAGAAAAGTATCAAAATAATATTTTTATAAAATATTCATTAAAATTAATGTTTAAATATTTTATGAAAATAAAAATATATAGTATATTATAATATATATGTCTAATATTAGTACTCGTGTACGTTATGATAAAGAAGAATTATCTATGTTTGATAAAACTAATGTAGATTCAAATAGAATCTTATTAGATAGATCAGTTAAAGAAAACGATTCTGCATGCTATGCTGTGTCTGGTGCTAGAAGCGCTTTATCTGAAATGAAAAGACCAATGAATGGAAGTGAATTAGATTTAGGATTAAAAGCTGATATTGAATCTCGTTTAATGAATCGTAATTATGAATTAAGCAATCATCAAGGAAGAACCAATAAAGATTTCGAAACAAATAATGGTGTCGACCCAGGTTTATGCGGTGTTAAAGAAACATTAGTTTTTGAAGACAGTCGTTATACTAACCCTGTTGTTGATTACCGTGAAATGTATACTGCTGATTATGCATTTACTCCATATTTATTTGTTAGCCCTCAAGAAGTAACAGTTATGAATGATAGATTCATGAATCCTAATAGATATGGTGAATCATCTCGCTATGTTAACAAACAAGATAAATATGATATTAAACCTAAACAATTCGCCTCATTATCAAAGAGTGTTGATTATAATGATTTAGTTAAAGGTTTACTTCCAAATAAAGCATCTAATCAAGTTGCCGCAACACCATACATATGAGTTATGAATAATATATTATTTATTTTATATTAGTTAAAAAATTAATATAAAATATAAAATATAAATTATATTAATATAATATGACAACTTTAATAGAAAACAATAATACTTCTTTCAAAAGTCAATTTGATTTAGAAAAAGGAGGAAATAAAAGTGATGGATTTATGAAAAATGATTATAGTTATTTAACTGAACCATCTACATATGGAAGAGAAGAAGTATCAGTTAATACTATGCATCCATTTAATTATATGAGTAAATTTAAAAATAATCCAAATATTAATCATGTTAATAGAAGAGATAATACTCTTGTTATAAATGATTATCATAGTAATGTTGTTGGTCAATATGCTAAAAAGAAAGAAGAACAAAAATCAATGTTTGATAATGTTAGTAATCCAAATGCTTTAGCTGGTGATACAAAGATTGTTGATAAAATTAGTTTAGATAGATTTACATCATCATTACAATATAAAGCAAATGACTTTCCTGATAATACAAATATTAGACCAGAATTAATTGACGGGACACCAATGACAGAAGTTGTTAGACCAAGAGAAAAAACATTAGAACAATTAAGAGGAGAAGGTGTTAATAGTATACGTTTAGCACCAGAAGGCAGATCTAATGAAACTGCTGCTCTAATTACTGGAGGAAAATCAACTGATCCTAAAACAATTAATATTACTAAATATAAACTTAAATCTTATCGTGATCAAACTGTTGAAGATTTATTAAAAACAACAGGACAAATAACTCGTCCTGAATGGCGTTCTATGGTTAGACAAACTAATAGTGATAGAAGTTTCATGGCTTCAATTGACGGTCCTGCTATGGCTCCAGTTATGAGACAAACTTATCATAGTGATCAAGCTGCTAGACCTACTAACAGAACTGAGTATGAGGATAATGTGCATATAATGAATGCAGCAAATACAGTAGGTGGTATGCCTGAAATGCGTAATGAACAATTAGCTAAACCAACAAGTAGAACTGATTATGAAAATAATAATTATGTAAGTAATGCAGTCAGTTCTGTTGGTGGTAGAGAAGAATTCAGAAATGAACAATTAGCAAAACCAACATTTAGAACTGATTATGAAAATAATACAAATATAATTAATGCTAAAAGTTTTGTTCCTAATGCTGAATTCAGAAATGAACAATTAGCAAAACCAACAATTAGAACTGATTATGAAAATAATACAAATATAATTAATGCTAAAAGTTATGTTCCTAATGCTGAATATAGAAATGAGCAATCAGCTAATCCTACATATAGAACAGATTATGAACATAATACAAATATAACAAATTCTAAAAGTTTTGTCCCTAATCATGAATATAGAAATGAACAATTAGCTAAACCGACATTTAGAACTGATTATGAAAATAATAATTTTATGGGCCATGGAAATAATAGTTCTGTTGGACATGTATATGAAAATAATCAAGCAGCAACTGCAACACATAGAACAGATTATGAAAATAATAATTTTACAGGTGTAGGATATAATCAAACAAATAGTCAATATAAGACATATGATGATATAACTCGTAGTGGTGTTGTTGAAGAAGTTTTAGCTAGAGATTATAAAGGCGGTGATTTTTCATTTGTTCCAAGACAAGAAGATAGAACAATGGCTGTTAATATGGTTCAAAATCAATCAGTTGAAGATTCTATTGATTTAACAAAGAGAAATCTTATGGGCGGAGGAACTGATAGAATCCCTCAAGGTAGAGAAAATATTGGAGAATATAATGATAGAGAGAGAAGAGAGAAAATGCCACCAATAACTAACAGAGTCAGAAATGTCGCTGTTAATTACATACAAGAAGTTCCAGAAACTAGAGGATATAATTTATTAGAAGCACGTTCTAATATAAATCAATATGTTCCAGAAATTCTTAATAATAATCCATTTATTAATAATATTGTTTATACAACAAATGCACCAAGAGATATTATCCGTGAAAATACATTTATTTATGATAGAAATAATAATAGAGAATAAATTAAATTAATTATTATAATTATTATAATGCTGGAATTGAAAAACTTTCAAATTTATGTTTATTCTCTGCATAAATATCTTCATAAAACTGTAAAATTATATTACCTTCTAAAATATCATCCTTTTTAATAATCTCGTCTATATGACTTAATAATATATTATTTATATATTCATAAGTTGAAATAACATGATTGAAATTTCTAGCCCCTGTAATAATAATATTTCCTTTCTCAAATATAAAAACGCTTACATCTTTCTCTTCAGTATTGTTTGTTGGAGGTGTGTATTTAATATTAACGCAAGCTCTGACACACTTTTCATATGAAGCTTTAATTTTTTTCATTAATAATAATGCATATAATTTTGTTCTATCAATCATTAAATTCACCATGTAATTTGAATTAATCATATAAATTTCAAAACCAGTAATATTTAATTTACCAATATTTTCAACAAATTGAATATCTGTAATTTTATTATCAATCATTTTACCCTTGATTTGTGATAAACAATGAATTAATTTATTTAATGCTCTGTTAGTATATTCAATATTCTTTAATCCTGAAATTTGAATACTTCCATTTTTAAATAATTTTAGATTAATCTTAGGTTCTTCATGCATATTTGTATACACTCCTTCATTAATTCTTATAACTACTGTAATTTGATTATAAAATGGATTATTAGCAACTTTTGCTTTACGCTTTGTTCTACGTTTCTTTTTCTTCTCTTCAATTAATGTTCTCATATTTTCTGTATTAATTTTTACTGTTAATATATCATCTGTATTTAATGGTAAATGATATTTAATTAAATCTATGTTCAATTCTGTGCCTAATTTACATTTAGCACACATTGTTGATATAGACACACCCTTTGGTAAATTATACATTAGTGGGTCTGCAACAATATATTGTTTAAAATCAAAATCTTTCCAGTTTGTTTGGGTCATGCTGTCTCTTCTTTAAAGTAAAAATTAATCTTTAAATAATTATTTTATCAATATTTATAATGTATTCGCCTATTAAAGATACTAATAATAATGTAAGAATTAATCCAAATAAAAACAAATACATTATTAGAGGTAGAAGAAAGTTAAAGATTTATAAAGAAACTTATAAATCAAATAATTATGAATCATCTGTTGATTCTAAATAATGTTTTCTACAGAGACTCATATACGAATCACCAGCACCAATTAATATTTGATTATCAGTATTATTATTAATTTTTCTAAAACTGAATGGTGCAGGAGTGCCATCTAAACACATAATACAAGCTGCATTAATTTTAGTGCATGTATTACAAAATGGAATTAAATCTAAAATATGTCCAAATTTATTTCTATTAGAATCACCATCTAGTCCAGTAATCACTACATTAATTTTATGATGCTCTACTAATTTTTTAACACTATTAACTAAATCATTAAAAAATTGTCCTTCATCAATAAAAATAGTATCAATATTATCTAAATTATTATTAAATATATGTTCTAATTTTTCAAGAACACAACAATGTTCTTTATCAAAATTATGACTTACAATCATTGTAGAATCATAAAGATTCTCATATCTATTATCAATCTTTGGTTTAATAACAATATAGTCTTTTTTAAGGACTTTTAAAAGCCGGATTCTTCTAATTAGTTCACATGATTTACCAGCAAACATCGGTCCAATAATTATATCAAGATTAGCCATTATTATTATATATAAATATCTTTATAAATAATAATTTTAATCAATTTTTATGGGGATAGAAAAGTAAAACTTTTCTATCCTACTGACCTATGGTCTGAACATGATTTGCGTTGACGTTTACTAAAACTAACCTTTGATTAGTTTTGAACGTCCAACGTTAATCAATTTTTATTAAATATAGTTAATTATATTCGCTTTAATTGCCTTTGGCAATATAATTAAGAGTTAGATTAATCTACGATGATTCTTACGCCAAATCAATTTTTATTATAATTGAACTTGTCATTAATATTCCTCACCTAATAATAAAAATTGATAGGGCGCAATGTTTTTCAAAGAAAAACATGGCAATCTCTATTAAAAGTTATTATATCTTAGACAAAGTCTAAGATATAATAAAAATTGAGCTTGTCATTAATATTCCTCACCTAATAATAAAAATTGAGCTTGTCGTTAACACTCCTCACCTAATTTTTATTAAATTAAACATTGTTTAATTTAATTTAATAAAAATTGAGCTTGTCGTTAACACTCCTCACCTAATTTTTATTAAATAAAAATTGAATAATTATAGTGTTATGGGTATCTATAAAATTAATATGAACAATCACAATGATATCATCAATTCTACTTATGTAGGCCAACTTATTACGAACCTATCACTTAATAATAATCAGACAGTGCAAATGAAACAAACTATAAATAATAGTATTAATACTAGTATTAATAATACTGGCCATGGTTGTATTTTACTGGGATCTTCATCTAGATTAGACGGCGGAGTTAAAAATATTAGAATATTAGTTGGAGCACATAAGGGACGCAATGGAGAACTAAAGATTGGAACATTTGGCGGTAAGTGTAATAAAAATGAAATGACAATTGATACAATGATTCGGGAAACAATTGAAGAGGTTTTTAATTTTAATATATCACATAATGTGATTGATAAAATTCGAGACTTTTTAAATATGAATACTAACTTGTATTATATTTATCAAGTTAGTAAAACAACTAAGGCGTATTCTTATATATTTGATGTCAGTATACTTGGTGAATTTATCAAAATTATAACTGATTATTACCGCCCAAAAAATACTACATATTTTATACCAAATAATAATGGATTATCTAATATACATTTATATTTGGATGCGAATGTTAACTATTCTGATTCATCATCATTTAGTGGAACACACGCAAATTATAGTCCATATTCTACTATTAAATTAGTAGAATTCATGAAAAAAAGAGTAATCTCTTATGGATTATTATATTATTTGGGTATACGGTCATCTGGATTAAATGAAGTGAAATATGTATCGTTTACTTCACTTTCTAAATTAATGGACTGTGCTCAAAGTGGCACTTATAATTTGTTCAATTTCAACACAAACAAACGAGAAAAATTAAAAATGAATAAATTTTTTATTAAATTGTTGAATAAAGATATAATGAAAAGTATTGTATCAACTGCATCTCCAATTAAATCAGTTGAAAATATTAATTATAATATTAATTATTATTGGTTGATTATAATAATAGTTCTTATAATAATTATTTTTAATTGATTTTTTATTTTTATAACTATAATTAATGTTCAAAGATATATCAAAGTTTGAAAATTGGTCTGATTTTTTACCAATATTATCTGGTTGTTTAATAGCCGAAGTTATTATAATTATAATGGCATTTACCTATTTTAAAGGTTCTAAATTAAGATCTTGGTATAATGATTTTGGCCTATCTGCAGTCATAATAGATGTATTAATATTAATAATTGGTTTTATAATTACTAGATTTTTATATAATAAAATATTTAATGAATTTAGTATAATTAAATTTTTATTATTAGCATTAGTTGTTCAAATTGTTCATGATGTATTATTTTATTATTTATTAGTAAAGCCTATACCTGTTGGTGCAAATAGAATATTTGATTTATTTAAAGAATATGGTGTTGAAGTTCAAAGTGGTGCTATAACAGGTGATAGTTTTATGATGATACTTTCTATATTATTTGCATCTTTCCTTGCAGGCACCGGCGCTAATACTAATAGTAATATTAATACTAATATTATAATAATAGTTTTTGCAGTTTATTTAATACCTTATTTAATTAATACTAAAGTTAAAAATTAAATATTATTTATTTATAAAAAATCTATATTTTTCAAATCGAATATAGTATGGTCTCCTTCTAAATTTATTAATTTAACATTATATTCTAATATTTTACATAAATTATAATTAATTATTGCTTCATCATATAGTACAATATTATCATGTACTGAATGTAATATTATAATTTCTTTATTTTTAAAGAAATTATTTTTAAATTCATTATGTGTATTTAAATCATTAATACATAATATTTTATAAAGTATATAAGAAAAAATATTATATTTTTTAATAACATTTTTAATGCAAGAAAATGTATTATGATAATAAATCTTTCTAATTTTATTTGATATATTATCTGGTATTTTTTTAATTGTTTGTGCTATAATTCCTCCTCCAATACTATATCCCCATATATCAATAAAAGTATATTTTTTAGATAAATACTCTAGCCAAAATAATTGTTCATTTACACAATTATTTATAGATAGTTTACCTTTACATTTTCCAAATCCAGGATATTCATAACAATAAATATCACCTTTATATATTTTTTTAATTTTATCAATTAATTTTTTTGAACAATATATATTTGATGAATTTCCATGTGATACTAATAGACAATTATAATTAGAGTCATCATTTTTATAATAAACAGCGTGATGATTATCTATATTAATCTGAGGCATTAAATGATCAATAGTATTGTTTTTAATACGAAAATAAAACATATCTCTATTTTCCCTTACTAAAATAAATAAAACTACTATTATTAAAATAAATATTTTTATTACTATCATTATTATAATATTATAAATAAAAACAATATTAATATTTATTATTTAAATAAATAATAAATATTAATATAATATGAAGGTGTTATCATGGGATGTTGGTATTATAAATTTAGCTTTTTGTTTGATTGATTATAGTAAAGAAACTAAAGAATTTAAAATATTAGATTGGGATATTATTAATTTAACAGATAGAGCTAAGATGAAATGCACTGAATGCAATGCTAATCCAAGTTATTATCAAGAAGTATCTGAAAAGTATTATTGTAAAAATCATTCAAAATTAGCTTTAATTACCCCACCTGAATTTGATTTTTTATTTACAATTAATGAAAATTGCCCATTAGATTTATGTTCATATGAAGGTAAAAATGATATGTGTGGTAAGAAAAGTAAATATAAAATAACAGATACTTATTTATGTAATACACATGCTAAAAATAAATATAAAAGCTTATGCAATGAATATAAATTAATTAATTATTCTAAAAAAGGTATTGACAAAATGAGTATGGATGATTTCTTATTAAGACTAATTAAAGAACTTGATAAAAGACCTAACCTTTTAGAATGTGAAGCGGTTTTTATTGAAAATCAACCAACTATGAAAAATCCACGCATGAAAACTATATCTGTAACTTTATACAATTATTATATAATCAGAGGTGTTATTGATAAACATATTTCTAAATCACCATTAAAACAAGTTCACTTTATGGCTCCTAGTAATAAATTAAAATTAGCTAATAATGGCGATAAGGCTGAATTAGTTAAAGTTAAAAATAATGATGATGATTCAAAAACATATAAACTTACTAAATCATTAGGTGTAAAATATTGTTTAGAAATGATAAAACAATACCCAGAATGGGTTAATAAATTTAATTCTCATAAGAAAAAAGATGATTTAGCTGATTGTTTTCTTCAAGGAATGTATGCTTTAATTAACAAGTTATAATTTTAGTGACGATAAAGTTTCGGACGTTTAAGAGGCGGTAGTTTTACTTTGTCATCTGAAATAACAAACTCTTCTGTATCAGTAGTATTATTAGAATTATCATTAGAATTATCATTAGAATTATCATTAGAAGTATCATTTTTACTAGTATCTTTATTATTTTTAGATAAGTCTTCCATATAAATATATACAAGTATTAAATTAATGTTTTATTCAATTTTTATTATATCTTATACAAAGTCTAAGATATAATAACTTTTAATCAATAATTATAGTATTATGCATGTTTTGTGTTTTATAATGATGACTACAATAATCACTATAAATTGATACATTATAATTATAATCATTCTTCTCATGAATTTTACGTGGTTTAGAACAATTAGTATATTTGCATTTATATTTATAACATCCATTACCCATATAGATTTTATTAGCTGTCCATGAATTATTGTTCATGATTATTATATCTATATTCAATAGGACTTAATAATATCAATTTTTCTAATAATTAAATCTTTGATTTAATTATTAGAAAAATTGATAAAAAATGATATAATCAGATAATCTTTATTATTTTAATGTCAACAATGAATGAATTCAAGTTTTATAGTACAACTAACCCTAATCATAAAAGTCTTGTTAACTTTATCTTTACTAATAGAATTGATAATTGTTTTGAATGTTTTTTAACTGATTATAATAAAAAAGCAATTATGCCATTTCATATGGCAACACAAAAGAGCAATTTAAAACATAAAAATATTAATACATTAGCTCCACTTAATAAACCACTTATTGGAGAAGTTGAAGAGATTAATGATGATACTATTATTATTAGTATGGCTTTTGTTGATAAAGCCTCATTAGAATATAAATTATTTGTAGAAGAAACTTCTAAGAATAAATTGGTAATTAGTAGTGTAAAACGTTATACTACTAAAAACAATATTAATTTTATTAACTATTGGGAAGAACATATTTATCCTCTTGATGAAGAGCGATTAAATGAAGAAGATATTATATCATTATTTGATTATATTCTTAAAGTAGGTTCTCTAGAAGCTTCTATTTTAAGCTATTTACAAGATTGTGATGCTAAAGTAGTTATCCCTAATATTAAATTTAAACTCGTATCTACAAATGGTTGTAGTAATATTAAACGTATTTTACAACTCGCCCTTAATAATACAAACACTACTGAAATTTTAGATGTTATGATTGAATCAGCTCCAAATTATTTTGTATCATCAAAAGTAACAACTGAATTCACTTATCATAAAAAATTCTTACAAGAATTAGAAGATTTATCTAAAAATTCTGAAAATAATATTTATTATGCTAATGATAATTCTAATTCTAATTCTAATTAGTATTAATAATTTTCTTTAAACCCATTATTGATTCTAAATTATATTTAGATGATTTTAATGGTTTATTTCTTTTAAGAACAAGATCTTCATTTTTAACATTATCATCATCATCTTTTTTTAATGGTATTTTTTCAATATATGATATTCTAGAAACAATTGGTGGTTTTATATAATTATATTCTAAACTATTTGATATTAAATTTTCTCTATATTCTTCTATTGATAAAGGACCTCCAAACTCTGTTAATATTTTCCATACAGGAGCTTGTTTAATTAATCTATAAGAATTATATGTCTTCTTATACATCATATATATTAAGGATGTTCTTTTTGCTATATTTTCATCATTAATATCTATATTATATGCCATCATACATTCCCATGAACAAAAATTGCCAACACAATTAAACATTCCATTAAAATAACTTTCTGGCATTTTAACAGGAGGTGTACTAAAACTACAAGTATCCCACCAACATCTAGTAATATTATTATCATCATGACATTGAATTATTGATGGTTTTGTATTTTTTTCATATTTACTAAGTTTTGAGGATAGTTCTTCTACTCTTTTTTTTAATATTTTTATCTCAACATCATTATATTCTGGTTTGATAAAAATATCATCTATCTCTTCATTTATTACCTCAGATAAATCTATCGGTAAATGAGCTATTATTGGTGTATCTACATTTAAATTTTCTGTTTTATTTACAATTTGAGGAACCTTTGGACGCCTTCCTCTTTTACCTTTCTCCATAATATACTAATTGTTAATTTTTCTTTAAATTAACAATTTTATATTTTATAATTTGAATAGTATTGAATGCTCAAATTTTTATATTTGCATTAATGGCTTCTTCTTACGACCTTTCTTCTTGCCTTCGCTTGCAGTTGTATCTGATAATAATCTATCATTATTTGCAGTAGATTCATCTTGAGTATCTTGTGTATCAGCTAATCTATTATGTAATCTATTTAATACATCTTTCACTGTTTGATTTGTATTAATCGCCGGTCTAGGATCATTATTTGGAATTAATAAACTAGGAGGTCCTCCTGGTAAAAATTCATCAAATGATTTATTTCCAAAATTTACTGGTGCCTTTGCATTTGCAAAGTTTTGATTTTCAGGAGCTTTAAATGTGGTTGGTGGAGCTTGCATTGGATGAGATGGAGTATTTGGTGTACGAACAGATTGTCTCATTCTTTCTTTCATTAGTCTATCTTGTTCTTTCATTTCTTCTTTTTGTCTTTTAATATTTAATTCTTGTTCAGACATAAATTTACTTTCCTCTGGTTTTCCCATACCTGCTATTTTTTGTGCAATACCAGATTGAATACCACCTAAGATACCACCACCACCTCCAACTGAATTAGTATTCATTGGCATATTACTCATATGTTTTGATGAAAAATGGAATGCTGATGCAGAAAAGCCAATTAAAATAAGTAATTTGATTTCAGGTGGCATTGATTTACCAGCACCTTTATATTTTTCATATAATTCTTCAAGAACATCGTCATAACTATCTACTTCAACACTCATATGTTCAGACCAACCTCCTAATTGAGCACCAAATGGATCATATTTATCATTAAAAAATTCAACTAAATTTGTAAAATTAATAATAGTATTCTTATATAATTTAATACCGTTTCTTCTATCAGCAAAGCTCTTTAATAAATCAAATTCATATTCCATTTCTTCAATTGAGCTGTTAAAATCATATTCCTTCGATAATTTATAACCTTTAGATTTTAAATCACATAATTTTCTTAATAATTCGATTTTCTTCATTCTTAATTGTTGTCCAGTTAATACTGGCTTTTTCTCAGATGTTTCTACTTCAGAATTGCGTGATTTATCAGATAATCTAACATCTTCATATCTTGGTTTAGATGATTCAGTTGAATGTCTCGAACCTCTGCTTTTATAAGAATCTCTTTCAGATTCTTTAGAATAACGACTTGTTTTTTCATGAGATGGTTTATATGATTGTCTAACGCTGGAAGTATCTGATTTATGTTTATCATTATCAAAATGTAAAGATGATGTTGATTTCTCAGTATCTATTTTAGATTTAGAAGGATTCGCAATTAAACCAAAATATAAATCAGTATCAGTCGTTTCTTTTTTAAATGGTGGAATTGGAATATCTTGACCAAATTTATCGAATATAGGAATATCATTGTCAGAACTTGTATCAGAACTCATAATATATTATATTTATATTCTTTTCTTTAATATCAAACGATAAATATTATATATAATATTATATAATATAATGATACAATATTCTAATATAAATGATGCATGGGGAAATAAAGAAATATTTAAAAAAAATATTTTAAATAATAATTCAGATATTGGCAAACCAGTTGCTAGAATTTCACCTAAAGAAGCTGAAAGTATTCAAGATGTATTATTAGCCCCAGTTATTAATAATAATAATATACCAAAAGTAGAACAAAATATAGTAGTTCCTATTACTGCTCCAATTAATGTTCCATTTACTGCTCCAATTAATGCGCCATTTAATGTGCCATTTAATGTTCCATTATCTAATACTCCAATTAAAAATGAAAAACAAGATAATAATATTATTAATAATAATATTAATAATCCAGTTCCTATAATATCTGATGTTCCTATTTTATCTAATCAACCAATTATTAATAATATTAACAATAAAGAACATTTTAACTCATGTTCTTATGCTGAACATTTAAATAACTGTGAAGCATGTAGAAATGCAATTATTGAAAAATTTTCATCAAAATCATCTGCTTGTGTTAATTTATTTGGTATGGGATTTAATATTAGTAAAGATGCATTACAAGTTATATTTATAATTTTAATTGTTGCTATATTTATTTTATTATTATCATTAGTTAATATTCCAATGAAAGATAACTTAAATGTTGAATTTGAGAAAGCATTTAAATTAAAATATTTAATGATGAATCAAATGAACTATCCTAATATTTATTAATTGAAATTTATTTCTTCCAAGAAATATATATTATATTTTCTTCAGGAAAATATACATTAAAACCATCATTTCTAAATTTACTTTGCAAATATGATTTACATCCTTGCAAATTATATAATGGAATATTAAATAAAAATTCAGGTAGTTGATACCAACATTCATATAAATTCATTGAACTAGCATGCATTATTTTAATCTCAACCTTTTTATAAATTTTTTTATACACTTTCTCTTTATGTCTATCTCTTTCTCTCTGTTCGTTTATTAAATCTTGAGCTTTAACCATAATTACATTACAGTATATAATTAAATATTTAAATCTTCGAAATTTACATTATTTCGTTTTAATGATTGTGATGTTGATTTATAATCATCTAATCTTTCTTTTATATTCTTATTATTAAATTTACTTTCATCTGATGGTATTAATTCAAATGCAGTAACATATTGAGTATCATTTATATATACTTTATCAAAATGTTTTAATTCAGCTAAATTAGAACTTTTTAAAGAAAATGGTTGAATATCTGTTGTTCTTTTAACTAGCATTGTGCTATAGGAACCATTTGTTTTTCTTGAACTAAATGTATTATTAAATTCATCCATACTTGAAAAATTTTCTTTTTTAACATTAACCTTTACTCTTTCTTTTTCTTTATCCTTATAAATGTTTTGTAATGATCTATTATCTTCTTTATAATCACCATGTCTTTTACCTAACATATCAAAATTTTTAGCAAATTCAACAGATGCCTCTTCTTTATTTTGTGGAAAGTATTCTCTTATTTGTTGTTCGTCTGTTTTAAAATTATCTTTTAAACTTGAATGTGATTGATTACTTTTTAATAACCATCTATCATATTTATCCTTAGAATTTTGATTTCCTAATATATGATTAGCTAGTGTTAAATTATAATAAATCTTTTCTTCAACATCTGTTATTTTATCAGGATGAAATTGTTTAATTAATTTTCTGAAAGTTTTTTTAACTTGTTCAGTTGTGCAATCTATTGGTAAATTTAATAATTCATATAAATTGAATTCTAATGAATTAAATTTAATTGATTCTGTATCATTATCCATTAATATATTTAATATAATAAATATAATAAAAACGAATTAATTTATTTGTAAGATATAATAATGACATTACCAATATTAAAAGATAAAATAAGTGCATCATGTATATTAGGTTCATATTTAGATACATTGGGATTTAATAATGGTTTCTGGGAGTTTAATTTTAGGCAGAAATATAAATTAACTCATTTATCTGCAGGTATATTAACTAATTATGAAATATTATCTGATTTTTTCTCTAAAGGTGGTTTTAATATTAATATAGAAGACTGGGATGCAAGTGATGATACGATTATGATGATTGCTACTGCTAAAGCTTGTAAGAAAGGTGGCTCTCAAAAAGATTTTATTGACGAGTATTTAAAAATATATCCATTATTACAAGAAGATATTAGAATATCTGGAATTACTACTTTAAATTCTTTAAAAATATTAAGTAAATATAAAGATCCTAAGAAAATTATTTATAGTGATTCAATGGGTGGCAATGGTGCTGCTATGAGAACACATTATATAGGTATTCATTTTGAAGATATTGAAAAAATTATTGAAGTTTCTATTATGAGTAGTATGTTAACCCATAATCATACATTAGGATTTTTAGGTGGTATGATATTAGCTTTATTTACTCATTGGGCAATTAAAGATATACCTCCATGGAAATGGTGTGATAAATTAATTGAATTAAATGAAAATAATACTATTGATAAAGTTATTGAAAAAACAACTGATATTTATAATAAATATAAAGAAGATAAACAAAAATACTGGGATATTATTTATAAATATAGAGAATTAAGAGTTAATAGATTTCATCTTAGAGTTAGAGAATTTAAATTTAGTTCTGATAGATTAGATGATTTATATTCAATCTTATATAATCGTAAATTAGATGATTTAAGTAGATTTGGCGGTAATGGTTTATCAGCTGTATTAATCGCATATGATAGTTTATTATTATCTATTATTCCTAAAGATAATCCAAATGAAGAATTAGATTTGAAAAAACCAGATAGCTATATGTATAGTTGGCAAAATTTAGTATTTTTATCAACTTTACATTTTGGTGATAATGATACAACAGGAGCTATAGCTGGCATGTTATATGGCGCATTAAGAGGGTTTGATGGTATTAATAAAAATGTTGTAAATATGTTAGAGTTTAAAGATGAATTACTCAAATTATAATTATAATTTATAATTTATTATATATTGTTCTTAATAATAATTCTTTTAATTCTTCTTCTGATAATTTAGATGCATCTGTTCCTTCTGGTAAACCAATTTCTATTTGTTTATTATCACCATTTAATAAATATGGAACATATTCTACATTTAATTCTTTCATAACTTCATCATCTAAACCAACCCAATAATAATTAACATTTACTCTATCACTATATTCTTCTTCAAAATCTTTTATGACTTTGTAAGCATTACTTGTACTATTAGAAAATGGACAATAATCTCCACCAAAATATTTGAGTTCTTTCTTTTCATTTTCAAAATTACTTGTATCAGTTGATGTGTTTTTATTCATATATTTATAACCTATTAATAATATAACACCTATGCATATAATTATTATTATAATTAATTCAGTATCCATATAAATAAAATTAGAAAAAAGTTTATATTTTATAAACTTATATTAAACAATTATATTATATTATTATAATATAATATAATATGGGCTTTGGATTATTAATTCTTGCATCAGTTGGATTAGAAAATTGTTATTTTAATAAAAATCCATCTGTAACTTACTTTAAAAAAATTTTTAAAAAAATTACTAATATTTCAAATGAAAATCTACCTCAATATTTTAGGTCATCACCTAATTTTGGACGTAGATTATCTACAAAAATTGCTAAAAATTCTGATATGATAAAAGATATAACTGTATATTTTGAATTACCAGATATTCAACCATCTAATCATTCTTCATTACCTGATGGTGTTAAATTAATGGCATGGGCTAATAAGATCGGGTTTGCAATGATTAGATATATTGATTTAGAAATAGGTGGTGTATTAGTATCTCGTCATTATGGTGATTGGTTAAATATACAATATGAAACTAAATGGAATGATGATGAAGGATGGGCTAAAAATATTGGAAATAATGTTTCTATTTTAACAGATTATTCTAATGGAAAAACAAGTTATAAATTATATATACCATTATCTTTCTTTTTTAATGAAATTGGATTTCCATTAATTAGTATTAGTAAACAAGATATAGATATTCATGTTGAATTAAATGATTTTACTCAATGTTATAAACAATCACCTACTAATTATTTTCAAATAGATAGTTATATTTGTTTATACCAAAAAGACGAATTAATTGTTCAAAATGTTGATGGAACTAAAAGTGGTGGAACTTTTGTTTATTTCGATATTAATACCCGTAAGGTATATTATAATAAATTATATAATGATTTTTTAATACCCACTAATAATAATATTAAGTATAATATAGTTGGTCAAACATCTGGTTTTTATGTTCAACCTAAAGTTGGAACTATTATTATTCAAGATGAAAATTATTTTCAATCTGTTTATCCTGCATTAAAAGATGCTTATATTTTAGTTAATTATATATATTTAGATTCAGAAGAAAGATGGTTCTTTTTAAATAATGAATTAGAATATGTAGTTCCATTAATATCAAATATTTTAGAAAAAGATATAACTGGTATTAATAGTAATTATAATCTTAAATTAGTAAATCCTCACAAAGCTATATTTTGGAGAGCTCAACTTAATAGTAATCTTAATATTAATGATGTTTTTAATTATTCATCACAACCTCTTACAACTAATGAAGAACCATTAATTCAAAGCAGTAGAATTTTAATAAATTCTATTGCTAGAAATGAAATTTATAATAATGAATATTATGAAATAGTTCAGCATTATTTAAATAAAGCATATTCTACTAAAAATATAAGTATGTTTTCATTTGGATTTGATCCATTTAATTATGAACCTAAAGGAACTATGAATTTTAGTATGGTAGATGATGGTATTATTCAACTCAATCTTAATAAATTAGTTAATTATAATAATAGTATTAATGTTAGAGCTTATGGAATATATTATAATATTTTTATTATTAAAAATGGTAATAGTTCTATGAAATTCTATTTATAATAATTATAATCTTCGGTTATTATATTTGTCCCATTAAATTATCAATCTTTAATATTTTATATTCTCTTGTACAAATCTTTAATTTATATTCTTCATTTATAGTAGGTTGTGATGAATAAATTAAGAAATCTCTTATTTTCTTCATATTAATAAATCCATTTGGTTGAGTTGATAATGCATGATAATTAAATCCATACATATAATATCCAAACGGTAAGGCTAAACCTTTATAATAACTAATAACATTATTATGATAACTAGATGGTAGTTCTGGTAATATTTCCTTACCATTAATATAAATGTTTAATTTATCTATAATATCAACTGGAGTTAAAATTGTTGTATTTTTATAAATATTTTGAAAGTATAAACTTAATATAGTTAATTTATTAGAAAATTTAAGATTTGGATTATTTAGATTTTCATTAATATGATTCAAATATTTAGTATCTAAATACATTGCAAATCTAGTACTATAATTTTTAATAATTAAATGATTCAGTAATACATTGTATCTATATGAATTTGCTGCAATTTCAGCATCAACTATACTAAAAACATAAGAATCATTTGGATTATTTGATAAATACTCATTATACCAATTATCTTTATCACTAGTGCTTGTATAATTATTTTCATCATTCTTGGTTTTAGCTATAAAAAATATTTCAAGAGTTCTGTTTAATAAAGATATATGATTATATTCTTTTACTTTATTCAATAAATAATTATTATAATAATAAAATGTTGTTAATAATAATTCAGTTTTCTTAAATTTATTTAATACATTATTATCAACAGTCATAAATGTATAATTAAAATCTATACTTGGTATAACATTTTTTGTAAAAGCATAATTATTAGTATTATTACTAATTAAATTTTCTAATTTTTCTAATGTAAATTTAATTTTAATAGTGCTACGACCCATACTACTAATTGGTAAATAATTTTCTAATAAAATCGGTATTGGTAAATTATAGTAATAATATTTATTATTAAAATTATCAGTATATTGTCTAATTTTTGTTAAATTATTAAATTCAGCTCTTTTAAATTCATTTAATAAATAATAACCAAATATTCCATAAATATTATAATTAATCTTTTCTACAATAACATCATCTATTAACAATTCAATTGATTTAAATAATTTTACTCCTATATATTCAATCCAATCAATATCTAAATAGTTTGTTGTATTAGTATTATATGGTTTTGTAATACTAGGAACTTTATTAAATCCAACTAATGGATAAGTTATATTATTTAAATTCATTTCTGAATATCTAAATGCCATTATCATTTTATTAGTTGTTGTATTATCAATCACATTATATTCAAACATACTATCTTTTGGTAATAATATCTTATAAGTTGTTGTATTTGTTTGTTCTAATAATGTTCCCATATTATATGGATAATATTGATTTAATAAATTAATTGATTGATATTCTGATATATCAGCTGAATAAATTGTTAATGTTGTTGGTATTGCACTGCAATTAATATATGAATTTGTTCCAACAACTGCAATTGTATCTTGAATCATTATTATGATTGCCTTAATAAATATATCATTATAATTAATAAAAATAAAATCACCAAAAGTAAATGGACCAACATAACTAAAATTATAGTAATATTTAGCATCAAACTCATTCAAGTTTGTATCTAAGCATTGTATTATTGGTAGAAAATATGGACTTTTATTATCATAATTACTAATATTAGAAGTTACTATTGTATATTCCTGATTATTATAACTTTCAGTTATTGTATGGTTTGTATCAGTTATTGTTTGTATTAATTTTAAGTTAGTAGTTGATATTCCAGCAGTAGTTGTAATAATAATATATTCACTAAATACAATTGATGTTATTGCATAACTTGTTCCATTATCTAATGAATAAACAGCATTTGCATTAACTATATTAGCGGGAATATTTATAACCATGGTTGTTCCAACATAACTTACGATTTCACTTTCAATATCATATGATTTAACTATTATCATATCAGCATTATTTAAATCATCAACAATACAATACACATCTGTATAAAATGTTATAATATTATTTGATATTCCATATAAATATGTATTAACTCCTACTATATCAAAATCAATTGTATCAGTAATAGTCATTTTATATGTATTAGCTACAGTATAATAATATTTACTAATAGGTGTTATTGTTGATAATAAGTATGGAATTGATTCATTTAGTCTATATTTATGGTACAGAGTAGTCCCGATTGATTTGGTTATATCAATTATATTATATGTTAATCTAACTTTATTTGATGTTAATATTTCTACTTTATTAATTGTTGTATTATCTATATTAAATGTCATTGGTAAATTTATATCAACTTGATTGTATTTAATTGGATTAATTTCTCTATCTAAACTAAAATCTGAAATATAATTATAATCAGTTGATACTAATGAAATATTGAATGTTTTAAATACCTCGTAAATAATATTAGTTGTTATTGATATATTTCCATTTATATAATATCCACCTGAATTAACTATTGGATAAACAATATTATTAATTGTAATATATACAAAATCACTTGTATAATTAGCAGAAAATGTTATATATGTTCTATTAAGAAGACTATTATAAGTTGATGTTTTAATAACAACTTTATTTGTTGCTTTGGATGCTGATTGAAAACTAATGAAATCATAATATACTCCTATTTCAAATGGTAAAATATAGTTACTAATAGTATAATTATCTTCAGCACCTGTTGTTTGATTATAAATAGCTCCATACATTGTATTGTTAATAATAATATAATTATATCTAATAGTGCTTGTTCTTAAATTTATAGTAGAATCTGGTGATCCATTAACATAACTTAATATTTCAGATTTATAAACAGTAGTGTTATAAGAAATATCATAGTTATAAGAACTGTTTTGTTCAATAAATAATACTGGAATATTATTAGATGTTATAGTATAATTAGTATTTAATGTAGAACTATTTGTTGTAGCTACCATTACTAATCCATAATCAAATTTACTAAAAGTATATGGTTCTGATGATAATATTGATATGTCAGTTGGTTGAACCATTTCAGTTGTGCTAAATTCAAGACTATTTGTATTAATATATACATTATCAATAGTTGGGTCAACTAAATGATTATAATTATCCTTAATATCAATAGTATATATATTAGATGCTTTAATTAAATCTGTCTTTTCATATCCTTCATTCTTAATATTAATAATATATTTGAATATATTATTTGTAGTTAATTTATTTATTGATGTTTGATTAAATTCAGATGAATATAGAGTATTGATAATATTTCCTTCAACATAATTAGTATCAACATCATTATTTAATTCATAATATTGATTAAATCCATTAATACCATAATATCTCTTATTAAAATAATAATCATAATATTTTCCATAATATTGATAATTACTATCAAAATTAGTTGTTCTATCAAAAGTTGTTAAATTATTAAATTTGTAATCATTTGTATTAAATATTTCAAAGAATAATTTTGCCACATAATATTTAACACTATCCATATATTTATAATAAATTGGTTGTGATGAGTTTATTTTATTAATACGAGTTCCATAATTTATTAAGGTATTAATTACATTATTAATATTTGTTCCATATAAGTTACTAGCTATAGCAGTATCTGTATTATTTATAACATATGCAATATTTGTATCAATAATTGCAGGATCTCTTGATATTTTTATTTTTGTAGTAAGATAAGCATAATCAATAGTATAATCAATTGATAAATAATTTAATCTAATATAGGTTTTGGTAATACCTATAAATTCAAAATTTTCTGGATATAATGTAAATTCATCTTCAATGCATAATACATTATTAGTTATTGTCCAATTATAAGTTCCACCAAAATTATTTTTATAGTTAGCAACTATTTTCTTTAAAATATTAATAATATCATCCCAGAAATATCTTTGAGTTGCATAATTTATAATTTGTGTTAATAAATATTGCTCAACTAAATATAATTCAGTTAATATAGCTTGAGCATCATTATTACCATACATTAATTCCATAAAAACTTTCATTTTGACTATTTCATTATTAGTAAAATATGATGTAGATGCTAAAGTAGTAAATGATGCTCCATTATAAATCAAATCATAATTATTTAAATATGGTTCTAACTTAGCATTAAGACGAGTTGTAATTAGTGTCCAATCATCCCATGATTTACTTTCATTTAATAATGATATTGTTGATAAACCTTCATCATTAATTAATAATTCTAATGCTGGAACTGATGTTGATATTTCTGGTTCTAATACATAATAAAGTGGTTTAACAATAGATAAATTTGTTAATATACTATAGAGAATTGGTGAAGAACTTACATCTAATACTGGATATAATGTATCAATTGTATAACTATTAAGATTAGGAGAATTAGTTTGAATAGCTGAATAAGTAATTTTATTAGACTTGCCAATATAGTTTGTATCATCTATATCTCCAAAATTAATATTAACTGGTGTTGGGCTAGTTTGGTCTTTAAATGAAAGTGATGATGATATAGTTTTTGATAAATTAAGAACATTCGCAAATCTTAAATTATAATCATTATTTATATCAGTCATTATTTCTAATTCATCAGTTGTTAATGATGAATATTCACTCTTAATAGTAGTTGTATCTGGAACAATACTATCAACACTAGTTGATGCATTATAGGTAAATTCAGTTAATACTTCCAAATAATCATCTATATATAAATAAAAATATTCATTAACATCATATTCATAAGTAGCTGCTTTATTATTAACAAATATATCCATTTTATTAAAAATCTCCTTATCAATACTACTATATTGAGGACCTAATAAATGTTTACAATAATATTTCCATTGATTATTTATAAATGTAGGCGGACCATCTTGTTCTAATTTAACAGTATATATTAAATTAATAATTTTTCTGCTAGTTTGATTAATGTCTCTATAAAAATGATAGTCAGGTGGCATCAAAATAATATTGTTATATTTAGTTACGATACATGGTATAACATTGTTAAGATAGAATGAGGATGTTTCTATATTTTGGAAAAAGCATGTATTGGTTATTTTAATATGATAATTAGTTTTAGATATAGTTATATAATGTTGATAAATAGTCCCATCGGTTGTTATTTCTTGTAATAAAATATTTTTAACAATCTGGATTCTTGGAACTGGTAAACCAGAACCTAAATATGAATACTTTGGATATGGATCATAATTATATTCAATCTGATATGGAAATACTGCTGCTTGAACACCATTAACATTTATCATTAACGTAGAAGCAGTTTCAGTTGCATCTAATGGAACTTGATAAAAATTATATCCCAAATAATTTTCACCAAGTCCACCATACCATATAGTATATAAATTCATAATTAATGGAACGAAATTTTCATAATAATCATATCTTTCTAATTGATAATTATTATTATTAATGTAATTAATTGTATTTAACAAACCAGGACTATTAATACCTTTTGATGTAAAATTATATGGATTAGTACAAGGTCCAATACTAGCATCTTTAAAATTAAAAATATATTTATTATTATTTGAACCTTTGAATAAAGATGTTAATCTACCAGGAGTATCATATGTATAATTAATAAATGGATAATCTATAGCATGAGAAGTTCTTAATTTATGATTATTACTAACTAAATTTATATTATTAACATTTGCAGCAGAAATAATAACTTCATATAATTCATTATTTGTAAATAAATTAGAAATAGATTCTATATCTATGTAAATTCTATGATTGGGTTTATCTATTTTAATAATATTATACCAAATACCATTAACTATTATTGATTGATAATAACAAAATTGTAATGTATTATTATCTATAGCATCATTAAATGCTGATGTTGTTGTATAATAAAAATATACATTAGTATCACTAGTGCTGGCATATAAATATATTTTAACTGCACAATTTGTATTATCGTAAATATTTAATTGAGGATTATTAAAATCATGTTTTATATTTCCATAGATTACATCTCTATCTATTATTTTTGCTAAAAATGTTCCCGTATAAATATGAGCATTAATAATTACCCCATTAACAACTTTAACAATTGGAACATAATACGGTGTATATCTACCTGGTCTAATTGGTGGATCAATAGAATAATCAACTGGTCTAGATACTTGTATCCATCCATTAAATGTCATTCCAGTAATAACATTATTAACAATAGATATTGTTTGAATATCAAATGGTTGATAAGGTAAATATAATATATTTTGTCCGAATGAAAATGCACCATTAAGTGTTGGATTAAATGTTATTGTGTTATTATCTACATTATTTATCATAACAGGATATCTTGCATATCCCATAGTTGCTATTGAGACATTAAGATCAGTATAGGATATAGTATAACCTGGTTTAATATCAAATAAAAATCCATCATAATAATTAGTTTGAGGGGAACCTAAATATGCTAATGATAATAAAGATACAAAATTTCCATATGGTAATTTAAATATATGAGCAGGTGCAGTTGGCGGTCCACCGTTTGGAGATATATATAAATCATTTGTATATTGTTTTAATTCATTGTTCTCAAAATAATAATCTCCTACTTCTATTCTAGAATTATCAACTGAACTTGCAAATACATATTCATGATAATTATAATTAGTTCCCTTCAAAAATGTATTTCTAGTAAGATAATTTGTAAATATACCAAGACTATAATAACCATTACTAACTGGAATATAATCTGAACTAAATAATATATTTCCAGTATAACAATTATAATATTCAGACCATTTAACTATTTGAACATAATAATAACCAATTCTAATAACTTCATTACGTTGCATTTTAGTTCTAGTAATATAAATATATGCAGTATTTCCATCAACATTATAAGATATAGGTAAACTTATATAAATCGGTTCATAATTATAAATATATACATCATAATCACCTATTTCTAAATCTGATTCTAATTCAATACCAGTATTAGTATTATTCTTTTTAACATTAAAATAATAATTATCACTACTTGATTTAAATATAAATAAATTAAATTTTTGTAAAGTTAAATCATCAATAAATTGATTATTAATAGTTGTATTATTAATATAAGACCATTCATTCATTCTAGAAATATTATAATTTTGGGCAGTTGGATCATATGCATTACCTCCATAAAATGTTGCTTGTGCTTCATAAAAAGCTGTATATGTATCATCAATACTTCTAACCATTACATTAAAAGAATAATTTGCTATTTCAATATAACTTGTATTATTATCAAAATATAATTCATCAGTATATTCAAAAGTAGCATAAACTGCCGAGCCAGCTGGTGGTTTTTCTAAATTCCATTGATTTGCTGCATAAGTTACATAATATAATGGTTGTGCCATTGGAATATTAGCTGTTGTATCAATAAATTTATGAGGGTCTAAAGTGGGAGTTCCAGATGGCACAGAATCAACATATAACCATAAATATATATCTTTAGTTCCTGTAGTAAATTTAATTAAATTATATGTATCAAATGGAATTAATTGAAATGGAATTATTTTAAATTGAAATATTTTATCACCTCCTCCATCTGTTATTTTATCAACAGTAATAAAATTATTTAAACTTGTCAATGTAGTTGTTATCCAACTTGTTGGAGTTGATATTGATTTAATATTTGTTACAATAGTATTTGTTGATAATGCTTGATATTGAGTCTTTGTTAAATAGATTAAAGAATCACCAATAAAAGTAATACCACCTGGAACTTGATAATTTGTATAAAAATATTGATAATCATAATCAGGTAATTCATTTGTTATCATAATTGGTCTATTGTAAGCAGTTGTTCCATTATTATATCTTATATTTGTTCTAAAATATGTTCTTTGAGGATATAAATATGTATCTTGTGCACCAAGTGGACTAAGTGGATTTTGTGGGAGTTTATATTGTGTTAATGCATTTACTGTAATTGTTACTCCATATATATAACTAAAAGTATTAATATAATTATAATTTGGATTTTCAACACCATTATATCCAAGAGCAGTTAATTTATTAGTGAATGGATTATAATTAAATGAACGATTAAAATTTGGATTACCAAATCTAAAAGTATCAGGATGCGAATAAACAATTGGTTTATCAGTATTATTACAAAAATAAACTAAATAACTACCAGTAGATATAGTTTGAGTTTCTAAATCTTTTATTTGAAATTCATAAGAATTACTTGAATTCTTTAAAAATAACCAGTAATCTTTATTATCAACATTCTTAATAATTTCTTCATATGTGCTAAAATATGAAATGCTTGATTTGGTTATTTTAATTGGTGGTAAATAATTTGAAGAACTAGTTACTGCATAAAACTTTATATTTGTAGATGTAGATACATTTATAAAAAACTTGTCCAATATAGTTATTAATGTAAATCCATATATTTGAAGTAATAAATTATCAGTTGAATCAAACATAATATTATCAATTGATGATACACCCAATCCTGAATTAAAATATTTATTATAATTACCTATCGACATCAATACAAATTCAGTAAATAAATAATTATTAGTAATACTAAAAGATGTATTATTATAAACATAACTAAATATTTGTGCATTTGTTAATACTGTTGATGCATATTTAATATTAGTTCCTAAATTTAATACTAATTTTTTACCAATTAATAATGTTATTATATTACTACCATCTTTAATTAAATAACCTGTTTGTTCATCAATTGATACTAAATATTTAGTTCCAATAACAAATGGGTCAATACCAGTAAATGAAAATGTATATAAATAGAATGAAAATGGTAGCGTATTAATATTAGTACTAGTAATAGTAGTAAAAGAACCTAATACTAATTCTCTGCTATTATAATTTATTCCATGAAAATTCTCATCAAAAGTTTTTATATTTTCATAGTTGAAAGTTTTAATAATAGTTAAATTGTCAGCAATAATATAATCTGGTAATGTTAATGTATTAATTATTGAATTACTTTCAAATCTAACTGCACCTACTAATTTATAATATATATTCATATTGTCATATTTAGTTTCTTTATAGTATGGTTTAAATTTATATGGCTCAATATTTTCAGTTGTATATAAAGATGTTCCATCTGATAATATTGTTTTATTATCAATAGTTGCTTTTGATATATATATAGATTTATTAGTTGGGTCTAAATCATTTATATTAATAGTAGATGAATTAATAATAAATTTATTAGTATCTGTTGCTAAATGATAATATTTATCTCTCATTTGATATTCTTCATTAAATTCTTGAGGAAAGTTTTTATTATTAACCAGTATTAGGGCTGATTTATTTGAAATTAAGTTATTATTCATATTAGTTGCATATGATGAATATCTATCCAAATATTTAATAACCAGTGGATTAATTTTAACATATGGAACATAATAAGTCCATAATGAATTAACTATTTTCATAGTAGAATTATTATATTTATTAGCTAAGACTGATAATATATCATAATCAGGTTTTATTAAATTATTGCTTCTATTTGTAAAATTCCATAATCCAGTTGCTAATAATGTATTATTATCAAAATCAACTAATGTTGCATCATATAAACTTAATTTAATTGTAGATAAATTAGATGCTAATGTATAATCATTTAATAACTCTGCATATTTTTCTATATTTTGTAATGTTATACCAAATTTAGAACCAGATGAGATATAGCTTAATATTTCAGTATAACTATTTATATATTGAGATTGAGCATTTTCTATAACACTAACAACATTACCATATATATCTTCATACATTCCATTATATACATGAGTAACAATAGTTTCAATATCATCTATATTGTTATTATTAGCTAATAAATTAGAATCATAATAAGTTGAATATAAATTATTTCCATTTCTTAATAATTGATTTGAATATAAACTATAAACATTTAATACAATTTCTGAATCTAGATAAGCTTTAGATGAATAATTATTAAATACTTTCATACGAGGAACATTAGTTAATATGAAAAAGTTTGTATTTGGTTCAATTTCTAAATTTCCAGTTGATAAATCAACAAATGGTAATAATATAGGTTTTTGTATCATATAATCATTTGTTTCACAAGTTGTATTGTTTAAACTAGTGTAATTATATAAATTAGGTAATTTCGTATTAGTAAATATACTTAAATTAATACTAGTAGTAAAACCTGTGCTACTAAATGAATCATTGTAATATACATATAAATACAATATACCACCACTTAATGAAATTATATTAACTGGATAATCTATACTATTAATAGTAATTTTGAATGTATTTGCTCCAACTAATAAAGCTGAATTAGCAATATATATTGCAGATGATGTTAATAATTCAATTGTGGGAAATGTATTTGCTATTTTGTTATTACAATCAGAATCAGAAATAGTAATATTTTTAGTTGGTAATAATATACTTATCATTTGAATTAAATCATAATCATTATAATTAGTTGGTAAATCTGGATTTACTAAAGTAGTTCCACTGATAGAACATTTATATGTTGATATAATATTATTTTTAGTATATTTCATAATAATAGTTGTTCCACTTACAATATTTACATTTACTTGATTATAACTAATAAATGCATTAAATAATGATATTTTATCATAAACAGTAACTATAGCAGTAGTATAAGGTAGAGTAGTTGGTTCATACATCATTGGAACTGACATTTTAATTGTTTCATTTACATATAAATAATTAATATTATTAGTAATATCAGTATTATTATAATTTGATGTATCATAAGTAAGATAAACATAAGTATCATCAATACTATATTCAGTTACATTTAAGAATGCATTCAATGAAGATATTTCTAATTGAAATTCTACTAAATTAGTTTTATAAAATAAGTAATTCATATACTCTTTCTTAATTGCAATCTTATTACCTACATTTAATAATGTATAATTTATTTCTAATAATTGATATCTATTAACATATTTAAGTTCATGAAAATAATTATTTATATTAAAATTATTATTAGCACTATCTAAATAATAATTAATATCTTGTCTAGATAAAGTAAGACTATTACCTGTAGATGGAATATAAGCAATATAAGAATCCATATAGAATAATTCTAATAGATAGTTCTTGATAATATTTCTATCAATATAATATGTTAAATTAACATTAAAATAAAATAATAAACCAGTATAATCAGGTAAAGTAGGTGTTAATTTAATGTTTTTATTTCTTTGATAAATATAGCTGTTTATTTTATTATAAAAGAATTTTAAAAATGAAAATTCAGTGAAATATTTCTTTTTTAATGTATTGATTAGTTTATTAACTACAACTGAATATACATTAAATACATCTTGTGGATAATTTTCAATACCAACAATGTATGGGTAATTAGTAGTTAGAGTATCAATTGCATCTAAATAATCATCATCAATATAACCAATTAATGAATTCTGTTTATCAAATCTATCTTGAACTACTTTTAATGCAATCCAAAAATTTTTAATACTATTAACACTAGAATTAAATAATAATACATCATTGCTAATAATACTTTCTTTAGAATAATAATTCTTTTTAAATTCATAAAATAATAATACTTCTAATTGTTTGTTATAATCTAATTTATCTAAATTAATTAATAAATTCTTAGTCCATTCAGAGTTTGAATTTACATCAGGATATTTAACATTAATATTTGGATCATTTAATGTATTATTATTAGTATTAATTACTAATTTTATATTATCTAATATGGTTGGGGAGCTATCATCAACTGTTAATGTATGAGTTATTCCAACTATTGTATAAACAACTGATATTCCATCAATAGTTGTTATAATCATATCAGTTGTAAGTGTAAATGGTAAAATAATGGTAGTTATATCTATAATAAAAGTAGGATAATCACTTGTAATTGTTCCTGATACTAAATTAGCATCTGTTAATTCATATTCATATATTGAATCAGTAGAAATAGTAGTTATCTTTTTATAAAATGTATAAGTTTGATCAAATGATGGATTTAAATTTGTTATTAAATATTCATATACTAATGGTGTCTTTATAATTGCATTTTGAGATATAGTATCTATACTATCAACAGTATTAATATTATTGCTAGTAATATAATTTTGAACTAAAGATATATCAGAATTATTGACAACTTGATTATTATAAAGAACACCAAATTCTACTCCCATAAAATTATAATAACTACTATCAATCGTTGTATCAAATTTATTTATATTTTGATATTCATTAATAAGATCATCTTCAATTATTTTAGTTATGTAATTATCAAATGAGTTTTGTGTTAATAAATTCTGTTTATAACCATCATAATTACTTAATAATTTTTGTAATGTTACTTTATCATAATTATCGCATAAATTTAATAATAATGGTATTATATCATGAGAATAATAATCATTCATATTAAATGAATAAAATATAATATTAGTATCATCATCTATATTAATACCAGTTAAATCAATAAAATATTCTTTTACTTGATTAAATTTAAATTGGAATTGATTATAATTTAATTCTGGTTGCTTTAAAAATAAATCAGGTATTAAATAATAAGCATTATTACCTGGTGAATTTTCATACATTATTAAATATGTCATATGATTATCAAATATCATTTGATTAATTGTTGCATTATTAACTGTTATTTGTGTTGTTGTTGATAATTTCTCTATTATTTGAAAATATGGAATATTAACAGTAACCCACACTTTTCCTAATATATGAATATCTTTTGGTATTTTAACAAATGATGTTTCATTCCATTTCATGCCAATATTTTTCATAGATATTTCATCTTTCATAAATATTTCTGGTATAAAATAAGATGTTTTAAAATATGATATATTATCAGTTATGTCTAATGATAAATATATATAATCATTTATAGTTGTTTTAATTTGCAAATCTGCAGTTATAAGTAAGTCTTCTAAGTATTCCATTATTAGTAAAAAATAGATTTTTTTCTTTATAATAATAATGAAATATGTATTAAAAGTAATTGTTTTAGAGAATTGTCCTTATTCTATAGCTGCAGCTGAAATGCTAACAAATTATAATATTAAATTTAAAAAAATTTTAGTCAATCAAGAAACTAAACATAAATATAAAACTGAACAAATTTCTACGTTTCCACAAATATATTTAATAAATAAAGATCCTGAAAATAAACAGGAGTTATTATTAGGTGGATATTCTAATTTAGAAGAAATTGTTAATATTATGAATTCATCAACTAAATTAGAAACAATTAAAAATAAATTAAATAAAAAATATTTATTATTTGATAAAAAAAGTATTTTAAGAATTATTGAAATTTTCTCCCACTAAATAATATTATGAATTTTATTTTTATATTCACCAACTACTTTTGAATTAACATCAAAAATACGCCCATTATCTTTATTTTCATAATAATAATTAATACTATTAATTGTTATTTTATCCAAAATAATTTCTTCTAATATTACTTCTGAAGATGTTACTTCTGAAGATGTATCTTCATCTATAATATTTTCTGAAGTTATTATTTCTTCAGAAATATTATCAGTAATATTAGAAAAAATAGTAATATTATTAGTAATTATTACTGGTTCTTCCTCATTCAGATATTTTGCTTTAAGCATTTCTAAATCTAATTTTTCACCAATTGAGATTTTTTCTAATAATTTTAGAATATTTTTAGCATATTCTTTATTTAATTTACTATAATTAGTCTCAATATTCTTTAAAAATGCTTGAGCATCTAATAACATTTGTTTGGAGTGCTTTAATTTTTTCATTAATATTAATTAATACTAATGAAATAATATATAAATCAATTTTTATTAGTGATATAGAAAATCTTTAATATTTAATTTTTCTTATATATAAGAAGCCTTTTTAGATATAATAGTATTTTTACTATTATATCATCCTTCTTATCTGTCGACTTTTCCTTAATAGTAACTTTGTTTGTTGATTTCTTTTTAACAACATAACCACTATTTAATTTATTATTAATCCAGAATCCTAATAAAGAAGGTGTGGTCTGGTTATATTTATAGTCATCATTCATTAATATATGATTATTAGTTATATTATATGTTATTATCAATTTTTATAAAACAAACTTTCAAAGAAAGTTTGTTTTATAAAAATTGATAATAAGATAGAATAGTTTTAAAAGAAACAAATATTTAATATTAATAATGTTTTTAATAGACAAATATAAAAATGATATAAATTTATCATATTCAATAGTTGATAAATTATTAGACTCTTTAAATACTCATAATCAAATATATTCAAATATAGATAATGTAGTAAAAGAAGATTATGATAATTTTAAGAATATAATTGATAATATAAAAACTGGAAATTGGAAATATTCAAACATACCACATTTATTATTCTATGGACCTGATGGATGTGGTAAAGAATTTATTATTGAAAATTTATTACAAAAAATATTTTCAAAAAAGAGTGTAGAGGTTCAAGAAACAGAATATACTATTAATGGTTATAGTAATACTAAAACGAAAGTTATGATTAAACAATCAAAACATCATATTGTAATTGAACCAAATAATAATGGTTTTGATAAATATTTAATTCAAGAAATTATTGAAGAATATGTTAAAACTGAAATATTACAGGTTCTTACTTATAAGCATTTATATAAGATTGTAATTATTAATACAATTGATAATTTATCTTATTATGCTCAAGCATCACTTAGAAGAACTATGGAAAAATATGCTGATAGCTGTAAATTTATTTTTGTTTCTAATCAATTATCTAAAGTTCATGAACCACTTAAAAGTAGATGTTTAATGATTCGTGTTCCTCTTCCATCTAATGATATGTTAACATCTATTGCGATGCATGTAGCATATAAAGAAAACTTTGAATTAAAAACAACTGATATTCTTGAAATAGTTAAATATTCTAATCATAATATAAATAAATTATATGGTTATTTGGAACATAAAAAATTCAATGTTCCTTATACTAAATCATGGGATAAAAATATTAAAGTTATTGTTGATGAAATATTAGATAAATCTAATTATAATGTTAAAGTTTTACCAGAATTAATTAAACAAATTAGAGAACTATTATATCAATTATTTATTACTAATATTGATTTTCATATTATTATTAAAGAAATTATGAATACAATAAAATTAAAAATAAATGATAATGAAATTAGATATCAAATTATAGAAGAAACATCTAAATATGAAAATAGAATTTGCCAAGGAACTAGATATATTATTCATCTTGAAGCTTATTTAATTAAAGTAATTCAAATTATTAATTCCCATAAAAAATAAAATCCATATTATAATATATAATATGAATATTAATACAAAAATAAATATGTTATATGATTTTATTTATGCAAAATCAAATGAAATGACAGATACTGAAACACAACCATTTGATATAGATACATCAATTTCAATAGATGATATTAAAATTAAATTTGAAGGAGAAAATTATGATGAAATACTTGGTGAATTATTTTCAGATAAATTTAAAATGATTGATTTTGATAAACATACTAATAATTTAATTTTAAAAAAATATAATGATAATTTATCAATTTCTTTATACATTTCACCATATAATATTGATTCAAACTTGGAAGAATTAAATAATATGAATAATAATGATTGTTTATTTTCATATATTTTATCTACATTAGTTTTAACAAAGAAAACAAAGCATATAGCTGTTCCTATAATGAATATTGATGTTAAAATTAATCAAATGCATGATATTATTTCTCAATATGAAGAAGTTTATAATATATTTATGGAAATGATTAGTAATAATCAAATATCAAATATATTATCAGTTAGGATTAAAGAAAGTTTTTTTAAAAGTGAACAATTAAGCAGTTTTATTAAATCATCTAATATGAATATTAAAAAGTTATTATTTCAAGTTATTCATACATTAGCTGTTTTACAAAAAGAATATCCAGGATTTAGACATAATATGTTAAATTTATCAAATATATTTGTTTATCTTAAAAAGCCTGAAAATGACATGTATGAATTAGATGGTAAAAAATATTTTATTCCAGATAATGATTTTGAAATTAAAATTACAAACTTTTTCCTCTCAAATATTCCTAATAAATATGGTTCAAATGTTGATGGTGTATTAAATGTTCCATTTTTTGAATCAACAAATAATTATTTTGATATTCATTGTTTTTTAAATGATTTATTAAAAGAATTAGAAATAGAATTAGATGAAGAAACTGTTGAATTTTTAAATAAAGTTATTCCTGAAAAATATAGAAATAGTAAAAGAATGTATTTAAAAGAGAATGATGAATTTATGGTTCCTGAAGAATTATTAAAAGATGCTTATTTTAAAGAATTTAAAACAGAATTATCTATTCAAAGAATTATGTCTCCAGATAATTTTTATACTAATAGAAAATCTAAGAAATCATCTATTAAAAAATCATCTATTAAAAAATCATCTATTAAGAAATCATCTATTAAGAAATCATCTACTAAACAAAGAAAATCATCTGTATCTGGTAGCAGAACAATTAGTATGAAAGGAGGTGCTACATTTTATCATCCTCCAAATACTAAATATCCTAATAATCCTTTTATTTCAAATGATAATAGAAGTGTTTATAAAAAAGAAAAAGGTGATGAGAAACCTGTTGAAAAACCAGTGAAAACAGTAGATGATGATATTATTATGACACAAACTATTAGAAAAAATCCATCACATATTAGACCATTTAAAGTTAAACCCATGATGACATGGGATCCTGAATATAAACCAATGCCAACTGCTTCTTATGTTCCTAAAGCTCAAGCTCATTATCCAGATCCCAAATTTCCTGTTGCTCAAAATACAGAGATTCAAAGTACAGATACTCAGGATACAGATAATACTGAAAGTTCAAAAGAATCAGAAAAAACTAAAACAGAAAGTTCCGATGATGAAACAATTAATTCTAACTCATATGAAAATAGTACAGAGGATAAATATAATAAATCACAAAAATATTCTAAATATAATAAACCAGATGACTCATATAAACCTAAACATTATGAACCAAGAGAATCTAGAGATTATAAGCCAAAAACTTTTGAGCCTAGAGACTCAAGAGAATCTAGAGATTATAAGCCAAAAACGTTTGAGCCTAGAGACTCTAGAGATTATAAGCCAAATACTTATGAGCCTAGAGACTCAAGAGAATCTAGAGATTATAAGCCAAATACTTATGAGCCTAGAGACTCTAGAGACTCAAGAGAATCTAGAGATTATAAACCAAGATATCAACCAAATATAACCGAACAACCGTTTATTACTGAACAAAAATATAATCAACAAAATATTCCTCCAGGTGCTCTTCATACACATCCTAAATATTCAAATCCAGCATTTATTCCAATTGATAATCAAGTTATGTATCCACCTGCATTTGTTCCAGATTTAGCTAATTATTTTCCATTCAATGGAGTCCCATTAACAAAACCTAATGAATTACCATTACAAAAAATATATAATATTAATTTAGGAGCACCTGGTCATAATAATACAATTCTTAATAATATTTATCAAGATGTTTTACCAGGAGATCCTAATAGTTATACTATGAATAGTGTTTATGAAAGAGAACAACTTATTAGTATGCTTCGTAATTCTATGATTAAAAAGTACGATGGAGAAGATATGACACTTCAAGCTGGAGAACAATCTGTTATGGAATATATTAAAATATTAGATTTTAATCCATATTCATTAGGCATAAATAAATATAGTAAACTCCCACTTAATTTCTTATTATACACAGCTGCTTATCCTATTAGATATAATCTTGAAAATAGAAATATAGAAATAGCTAAACAATCTATTGGTATGAATGTTAGAATTTATATGTTAAGTAAAGGTGCATTAAATACTAATATTGATGCTAATCTTGATAGTGATAATTTTGATGTATGGAGAGAATTGAAATATTATAAATATGTTAAAGAAACTATTTTAAAACAAAAGATTAGTCCTAATTTTACAACAATGTTTTTATATAAATTAGATAGAGTTTCCAAAATTGATTATGATGAATTAAAAAAAATTATTACAGATCATAAATCTTATGATATTATTTTACAAAATTTAAATAACAATCAAGAAATAAATAAATTTTTAACAGCTAAAAATACTGAATTAAAAACTTTATTAGGTAAAGCAACCAATACTATACCAACAAATATAGCAGGTCCAACTAATCCTGCTACTTTAGCAGATATTGATTTAGCACAAGATAGTAAAGTCAGTTTATTATGTATAACTGAAGCACCTACATCTAATATTATAGAATGGGGTGCTCCTACATTTGAAAAAGCAGGTATTATATCTAAACAAATATCAACTGGTTTTCATACAACTGAAGTATGGAGAAGTGTATTATTTCAATTAGTATCAGCTATGGCAGTATTACAAGAAAAACAAATATATTTTAGAAACTTTAGTTTTGAAAATAATGTATTTATAAAAGATTTGTTTAAAGATCCTAATAATACAGGTCATTGGTTATATAAAGTTAATAATATTGATATGTATGTTCCAAATTATGGACATTTAGTTTTAATTGATACTAGACATGCTGATGTTAATCCACCAACTGGAACAACTGGTGTATTTAAAATAGTATCGCCTATTTATAATAATAATGGAACACCCTTACCTAGTGATACTAATATTAATAACGATTTAAAAAGAATATTAAATAGAAATAATTTTATGCCTGGACAACTTTATAATAATTATGGAATGGTTCAACCAGATGATAAAGTATTAGATTTATTAGAAAAAATAGTAACTATTGCTAATGGGACTCCAAGAATAGCAGATATATTAGTTGAATGCTTTCCTGAATATATTCATAATCGTGTTGGAACATTATTAACAATAGCAGAAAAAGGATTATTAATTCCTACAATACAACCTAAATTAACACCAGGTAAATTAGTAGCATATCAATATAGATTTGATGAATATATGTGGGCTATATATTCAAAAGATGATGGTGCTAGAAAGAAACAAATATATATTAAAACTAAAGATAAATTAGAAATAAAATCAGTATTTAATCATAGTTTAGTAGAACATCCTGAATCAAATAATATAATACAAAATTCAGAGAAAACATTTAGATTAAATAAAGATTCATTAATAGATTCATACAATATTAATTAATATATTAATTATAACCTAATTATATTTTCTATCTTAATATAATGTTATCATATAATAATTATAAACCAACTGACAAGGAAAGAGAATTTGTAGGTAAACTAATTAATATTGAACCAAATGATATTTCATATAAATTTTTTAGTGATGTAAATATTGATTATATTAATTCATCATTAATAAATATGGTTATGGAAGAAACATATAAAAGATATGAAAAAAGAATTCAAATACAACCACAAAGAAAACATATAGTTATAGCTGCTATGAGACATATTTATTTTAAAAATATAAAAAATGTTTTAACAGCCGATGAAGAAGTTGCTAGATTAAATAAAGAAGTTCTTAGACAAATGCTAGGAACAGCTATGACTGAATTAATCGCTTATTTAAGATATATTCATGATTATAATAATATTATACCATTAGAATTACCAAAATCAGATAGTATTAAAATTGATAGTACTCTTCCTGGTTTTTCAAGTTTATTTGATTATTAATTATAAATAAATATATAATATATATTTATTTTTAATATTTGAATTATCGCTAACATATTTAGGCGGCATTACCCATTTGTATTATGTTATATTTAAAATGCTAATGCATTATCTTTATCACTAAAATCCATGTTTTTATAAATAAGAATTGTTCCTGTTGTATTAATTAATTCAAGTGCTGCTCTACTAGTCATGTTGCTATCAAATACTTTTATAACATTTTTTTTAATAACTGTTCCTGGACTATATTTATGAACAGTACCTAATTGATATTTATTTATACTTGCGGTAGCTGGGGTAGCTAGTGGTACTGTATGTGTAAATATAATAGCTTCTGAACCAATAACTAATTCAGAACCTTTTTCAATATCTTTATCAGTAACTGCAACTATAGCACTAGTTAAGTAATATTCACTTGACCCAATTGTAAGTTTTTCTTCTATTGAAGCATTTCCACCTGTTAGTATTTCAGTATTTATTGCTTCTTTATTAATACGTTCAAATCCAGCAACTGATGTTGGTAAACGAGCCATATTAGTAATTGTATTACTTATATTGTAAGCGTGTGAACGACGATCAATATAAAATATAATGACTTCACGTGAATACATGACTTGTGTATGACGATCAACAATTGAATTACCTTCAAGAAATTTATTAGTTTGTGTAAGTGTTGATAATAAATTACGACCAGTTGTTGTTGTACCAGATGCTGTTGCAACTGCAGCAGAAGCAACAGCTCCAAAGTTGCTAAGACGAACATTGATCATAGGAATTGATGTAACTGTTGGGCGAACTGATTGTGAGTATGGGTTGTAAGCAAAAAGGTTAGCAACTGGGATGGTGGCAACAATTGTTGGACGGAATGAGAAAGCGCTAAAGAGACGTTTAAGAATTGTTCCGTCATGACGGCCATAAACAAAATCAGGGTTATCGTATTTGTTAAGACGGCAAACATCAACTGAAGCAGTGAATTCACGGAGTGATGGGTTGTAAATTTGACCATTACGGAGGTGGAGAACTGAGTTCCATAATTGATTTTGAAGGTTGCAACGGTGGAGTAAATCAGCAACTGGTGTGCGGATATCACAAACAACATCATTAGGATCTGTAACTAAGTTGTAGAAGAGTTCGTAGTCAGGACGTGTTGTTAATGGTTGTTGATTGTAACGGCATTTAATAATTCCACTCATGTTAGAATAGAGGAAATGTTCATCAATAGTCTTAAATTTGGGTAAGAAAAGAGCAGCAACAACTGGATGAACATGATCCGCAGGGTTATTGATATTTTTATCAAAATTCATTCCAGCTAATGTTGCATTATCAGGTACAGCGTATTGAATAGCTTGGAGAAGAACTTGAGCATGAAGTGGGCGAGACATTTCATTTAATCTAATAATTTCTTGGAGATTACGAGAATCAGCTTCATTGGAATTGAAGAAAGCATCAGATCCATTGGTGATGTTACCAAGAACTTTCATGATGCTTGTCATTGGGATAACAACTTCACCTGAGCCTGTGCCTGCAAGTTCTTGTTCGTAGATACGTTGGAATTCAGAAAATTCAGCTTCAGAGAGGTGGTGTTTCTTAGCATGAGCACGAGCCTTCATAAGAAGTTGGTGAAATGGAACATTTTGGCTAGAATATTTATTACGAACAGCCATGGCAAATTTCTTTGCTGATTTAACAATTTGTGAGTGTTTTTGCATGAAAACATCTTGAATTTTGTTAACTAAATCTTCATCTCTGTAGCGTTGACGTAAGCTTAAGAGAGTATTTGTAAATTGAGATTTATTTTGAAGCTTAAATAAATTAGCGACTTCAGCATCAACTGTGCTTCCTGATTTAACTAATGATCTACGGGACATATATTATAATATAGAAAAAAAATCTTAAAGTTTTTATTAAAATAATAAATATATTATTTATATATTTATTAAAATAATTTATAGATATTTAGAATGATAAGGAAGCATTTGTATCTGTGTATTTTTTATTAACATAGACAAGAATTATACCTCTTTCTGCAACTGCTTTTTTTGCTTCATCATCTTCTATATTTCTAATAGGGTCCTTTTTAGCTGCTTTTCTAGAAATAACAGTTCCAGGGCTGTAACATGAAATAGTACTTGCATTTTCATATATAATAGCATCTGAACCAACTACATAATTAATACCGTCGATATCTTGAACATCGGCAACAACAGCACTTGTTAATGTGTATTCAGTAGAATCATTTCCTGTAATAGTAAGAGTTGTATCTACAGTAAGTTTTGCTTTGTTAATACGTTCAAAACCAGCAACTGATGTTGGTAAACGAGCCATATTAGTAATTGTATTACTTATATTGTAAGTATGTTCACGACGATCAATATAGAATATAATAACTTCACGTGAATACATAACTTGAGTATGACGATCAACAATTGAATTACCTTCAAGAAATTTATTAGATTGTGAAAGAGCTGTTTTAATATTGTTAACTACTGTTGAACCTGGTGCGGCAAAGCTGCTAAGACGGACGTTAATCATAGGAATTGATGTAACTGTTGGGCGAACATTTTGTGAGTATGGGTTGTAAGCAAAGAGGTTAGCAACAGGAATACTGGCAACAATTGTTGGACGGAATGAGAAAGCACTAAAAAGACGTTTAAGAATTGTTCCGTCGTGACGGCCGTAAACAAAGTCAGGGTTATCGTATTTGTTAAGACGGCAAACATCAACTGAAGCTGTAAATTCACGGAGTGATGGGTTGTAGATTTGACCATTACGGAGGTGGAGAACTGAGTTCCAGAGTTGGTTTTGGAGGTTGCAACGGTGAAGTAAATCAGCAACTGGTGTGCGAGTATCGCAAACAACATCATTAGGATCTGTAACTAAGTTGTAGAAGAGTTCGTAGTCAGGACGTGTTGTTAATGGTTGTTGATTGTAACGGCATTTAACAATTCCACTCATGTTAGAGTAGATGAAGTGTTCATCGATAGTTTTTATCTTGGGTAAGAAAAGAGCAGCAATAACTGGGTGAACATGGTCTCCAGGATTTTGAATCTTGCTATCAAATGTAACTGTTTGCATGACTGCGGTGTCCATGGTGTATTGAATAGCTTGGAGAAGAACTTGAGCATGAAGTGGGCGAGAAATTTCATTTAATCTAATAATTTCTTGGAGATTGCGAGAATCAGCTTCATTGGAGTTGAAATGAGAGTCAGATCCATTTGTGATGTTACCGAGAACCTTCATGATGCTTGTCATGGGGATGACAACTTCATTTGAGCCTGTTCCAGCGAGTTCTTGTTCATAGATACGTTGGAATTCAGCAAATTCGGCTTCAGAGAGGTGGTGCTTCTTGGCATGAGCACGAGCCTTCATGAGGAGTTGGTGGAATGGAACATTTTGGCTAGCATATTTGTTACGAACAGCCATTGAGAATTTCTTGGCTGATTTAACAATTTGTGAGTGTTTTTGCATGAAAACATCTTGGATTTTATTAACTAAATCTTCATCTCTGTAGCGTTGACGTAAGCTTAAAAGAGCATTGGTAAATTGGGATTTATTTTGAAGCTTAAATAAGTTGGCGACTTCAGCGTCAACTGTGCTTCCTGATCTGACTAATGATCTGCGTGACATATATATTCTAGTTTAGAAATTATTTCTTAGAAATTATTTCTTAGAAATTATTTCTAAGAAATTATTTTATAAATATTATATATTTTTAAACTTTATTTTTATAATATAAACTTTTTTATATATTTAGATATTATTAAATAATATTTTTATATATTATTTAATAATATTTTTATATATTATAAATTAATATAGTTTATCTATATTAATTTATAAATATTGATATTTTAATTTATAAAGATTAAAATACTAATACTAATAATGGAGAATAATTCAAATAATTTATGGATTAATAAATGGAAACCATCTAATATTATTGATGTTATTGGTAATAAACAGGCAATATCAAAGATAGATGAATGGTTATCTAAATTTGATAAACATACTAATAATACAATTATTATAAACGGAGCACATGGAATTGGTAAATCATTAGTTGTTGATATTTTACTAAAAAAATATAATTATATTAGTAAAGTTATTTATTCAGATGAACTTAAAAATTTTAGAAATGGCGTTGATGTTGATTTTGATGATTATTATAATTATGATAATAGCGTATTTTCTAAATTTAAGATGAGTTCAAAGAAAGACACAATGCAGAATAAAAAAATAGCAATTGTTTTTGATGAAATTGATACAATTAGTCTTAGTAGTGAAAAAAAGTTTGTTTTTAACATTTTTAAAAATAATTTGAAAATGAAAAGTTTTCCACTAATTTTTATATCAAATACTAATCATAGTAAATTATTAAATGACCTCAAAAAATACTGCACAGAAATTAAATTTTATTCACCGTCTTCATATGATATAACTAAATTTATTCAAAAAGTGTGTAAGGAAGAAAATATTGATATAAAAGATAATGAATCGATTGAACAATTAATTCAATTCTCACAATATGATATTAGACGCTTAATTAATGTTCTTCAAGAATATAGTTATAATTATAATAATATAAATATCAAAGATATTAAAACATATATTAGTAAATCAATTACTAAAGATATTGGAATAGGTTTATTTGAAGCATCATTAGAATTATTAAATAATGAAAATAATTTTGAACAGATTTATAAATTATATGAAATTGATAAAGTTTTAATTCCATTAATGGTTTATGAAAATTATTATAAGAAAATTATTTCACTGAAAAATAAAATTACAATTGATGAACAAATTGAAAAAATGGTAAATATTAGTGAATCAATTTCTATTGGTGATAATATAGAAACAAGTATTTATACAGATCAAAATTGGTACTTACAAGATATCCATAGTTTTTATACTTGTTATAATACAAGTTATTTAGCAAATAATACTAATATTAAAAAAATAACAGCATCTGAAATTAAATTTAGTGCTGATTTAAATAAAACATCATTAAAAAATATTAACAAAAAAAATATATTAAATTTAGAGAAAATAATTGGTAATAAAACAATAGAAGAGATATTATTAATTTGTAAATTAAGTAATTATATGATTTCTACAAAGCAATCACAGCACATTTTAAATATATTAAAAAGTTATAAAGATGATTTTGATATAAAAGATTTAGAATTATGTTTAAAAATAGATAAAACAATTGATTTTATTACATTATCCACCAAAGAGAAAAAGGAAATTAATAATTTAATGGATTAAAATAATTTAATTTTTCTTTATATATTTAATGGATATAGATATAGTTATTTTATTTTTAATAGTTTTTGTAATTGGTATTTTATTTGGTGCTAATTTAAAAAAGAACTCTACAACATCAGAACATATAGTTAATCTTGATGATTCACGTAAGGTTGAATTATCTAAATGCTGCACTGATCCCAAATGTTATAGCAAACCACCTCATTTAAGAGATAATTGTGATGCTAATAAAGCAGCTGCTAAACAAGAATTAGATAAAGAATTCAAACAAATGTACACACAAGAAGAATACTATAAAAAATTAGAAGATTCAGGTATAACACAAAAAGGTCAATTAGCTAATATTGATATTGATAAAGCGTATATTGCTAAAATGAATGAACAGATTGTAATTAATCCTGCAATGGATACTTCATTAGATACAACTATTAGAAATGATGACAGAGACGAAGTCCGTGGTTATGATATAGGCTCATTAGCGCCATATTCTAAATAAATTTCTAAATACATTTTTAAATACATTTTTAAATACAATTTAGAATAAAGTTTAGAATAAAAAACAGTTGAAAAAATAAGTTTAATTTAAATTTATTTTTCTAATTAATTAATATAAATGAATTCAGCATGTATGATCGAGCTTAAAAAAGAATATACTATATTATTATGCCATGTATTATCACCTATTATATTAGAAGGATTACAATCTATTTATGATAGAGCTAAAAACGGTTGTCATAAAAATAATGTATTAAAAACATTTCAATTATGTTTGAAAGCTATTCCCTCATGGAAGGATGAGCCTAATACTATTAAAAATGAAGTTGAACGAATTTTATTAAAAACCAAAGAACAACCTTGGTTAATTAATTTAATTCAAACTATATTTCGATTAACTATCTTAATTAATAAACTTGAACCAAATGAAATACTTCCTAAAGATTTAAATATGGGTCATTTTATTCATTGTATATATATAGAATGTGCTAGACAATTTTGGATGGATCCATTTTTATTCTATCATGAATGTTCATCATTAGAACAAAAAAAGAATTATAATGAAATATTAAAAACAATATGTTGTTGTATTGAAAATGCAATTAGAAGAGCTTTACCATTAAGTGCTATATTTGAAAAATTATTAGGTAAAGATAATATTATTGATTTTACTAATTTGGAATTATCTAAAATGTATGATGTTAATTTAATATTAGAAAAAACTTCAATGATAGGAGGTGGTGATAAACTAAATGAAGAAGAAAAAACAAATATGCTTGGTGGAAATAATGAAGATATGAAAAATGATTTTAATATAATACCAACAAATCAAGAAATGCCTAATATGCAAAATAATATGCAAAGTATGCCAATGATGCAAAATAATATGCAAGGTATGCCAATGATGCAAAATAATATGCAAGGTATGCCAATCATGCAAAATAATATGCAAGGTATGCCAATGATGCCAATGATGCCAATGATGCCAACTGGTGGTGGTAATGATAATATAAATGATAAAATATTAAATATAATTAATAAAAATAATATATTATCAGATTCAAATGAAGATAATAATAATAATTTCACAGTAAATAATCATTCAGCAAATAATTTTGCAAATAATGGTCCTCAAATGATGCAACCTATGCCGCAAGCTATGCAACCAATTATTATGATGCCTCAAATGATGGGTGGAAATATGATGAATAATCAGATGCCACAAAATAAACATCATTCAGATAGAAAATCATCGTCAACATTAAAACGTATAATTAATGAATCAATTAAAAATAGTCATCATAGTGCAACTAAATCAAATGGTTCAAATAATAGTGAATTAAAAAATAAAATATTAAAAGATTTAGATTCTGAAACTATTAGTTACAATCCAGAAGATAATGCCAAGAATTATCAAGACATTTTTTCAAATAGTGATGTAAAACATACAGTTAATACACATGATAAAGTGGAAAAGAAATCAAGAGAGAAATTTTTTAATAACTATCTTAATATATAAATATAATATTTAATATTAAATATAAGAGGGTAATAATTTGTCAATTACAGCATAACCAATTGATACTGTCATTGATACAACTAATATTTCTAAATCATCTAATGCATTAGATGGGATATAGCGAATAGCAATAAATGCAATGAGACCAATTAAAAAATATTTAATAATACGATTATCCATTATATTATTATATAAATAAAATATTTTAAATCATATTATAATGATAATTCTAGTTATATTATTAGTTATAATAATTATTTGGTTACAATATCCAATAATTAATAATCCTAAATGTAATGATAAAGATACCCCACATAGTAAACAAATATTCAATTTAGTTAAAGTTCCAATTGTTGTTATATGTTTCAGTTTATTATTATGGAACAGCTATTCATGTTTAAAAACATCACATCTAAATGCATATATATCTGTTCCTAAATATTAATAAGCAAATATAATTGTGTTATGTGCAATTGTTCATATAACACAATTCGATTATTTTAAGATTAAAATCTAAAGGATTATAATATGACTACAAAGAATATTAGATATGGAAATAACAATCTTTTAATAAGAAGATTTGATATTAAAAGCATGCCAGATTTCGTAACAATTGCTATGATAGCAAAACGTGCTTCAGGTAAGAGTTATTTAACTCGTGAAATTTTATTTCATATGAGAGATATACCAACAGCAGTTGCTATTAGTAAAACTGAAAAATTAAATAAATTTTATACGGATTTTATTCCTGAATTATATATTTATGATGAATATTCTAGTGCATTATTAGATAAAATATATCATCGTCAAGAACAAATTGAAAGAGATAATCAAAGAAGAAAACAAGAAGGTAAAAAACAAAAAGATGGAAGATTAATATTAATTATGGATGATTGTATGAGTAGTAAAGGTTCATGGGTAAAAGAACCACAAATATCTGAATTATTTTTTAATGGTAGACATTATAAAATGTCATTTATTCTTACAATGCAATTCTCATTAGGTATACCACCTGAAATGAGAAGTAATTTTGATTTTATATTTTTATTAGCAGAAGATTTTATTAGTAATAGAAAACGTTTATATGATCATTATGCTGGTATGTTTCCAGATTTTAATACATTTCAACAAGTATTTTTAGATCTTACTGAACATTTTGGTTGTATGGTTATTAATAATCGTATTCATTCTAAAGATATTACTGAAAAAGTATTTTGGTATAGAGCAAAAGAAACCCCTAATTTTACAATGGGTTCTAGAAAATTTAAAAAATATCATGATAAGAAATATGATAAGAATTGGAATAAAAAAATCGAGGTCTTTGATCCCACAATGTTATTATCCAGCCGTAAAAAAGCTTCAAATTTAGTTATTGAAAAAATTCATTAAATTCTGGTTTCTTTTATGTTTTTTTTTAATTCTAAATATTTTTCTTTGTATTTTAAATATTTTTTCCAAACTAAAGCCGCAACTTCAGGATTAACACGAAAATCACCTATATATTTTGGAGGAGCTTCAGTATACAATTGAGCTAATGATTTTTTATGAACTGTAGATGTAGGTGCAGGTGAATAATATCTAGTAATACCTCTAGATTTTTGATTTTCCAATATACTAAAACATATATCTTTGCTAAACCATAGATCTTCATGTGGAGGATAAATTACCATATTAGGATTAAATATTACATATATATTGGGATCTCTAGGTTTTTGTTCTCTAGAGTGTATTTGTGTTGATGGTGCAAATCGTGCACCATTTAATGCTGATTGGAATAGTGAATCAGCTTTTAATATATTAGTTATTCTAATTAATGCTTTTTTATATATATCTGTTTGCTCAGATCTAGATAATCCTATATAAAATTTATCATATAATCTAGTATACAAATCTATATTAGTATCACAATATATTTGAAGAACTTCATCTATTGTAGGAGAACCATTTCTATCATCCATCCAATTACTTAAATTAAAAGTAGTTTCACTATATAAATCATTAATATTAGTATTATACGTAATTGGTCTTGCATGTGGTGGCAGTTCTTGTAAATTCTTTATATCTCTTAAATTTCTTATTACTAAATTAATCCATTTAATTCTTGTTTCTTGAACAGTATCTAATGCTTGATTAAAATCCATATTATAATATATTATAAATAATATATTATAATAATTAATTCATAATGTATTAATTATCTGCTGGTTGTGATAAGCTAGCAGTTTCTTCTTTTAATTTGACTTGAGTGTCATTGCATTGCTTGAATCTTTCTTCAAGTGATGCAATTTGTTTATCAATACTTTCAAGACATGTAGTAATAGTTTTTGCTTCTTCAACAGTTTTAGCTTTGCTTAACTTTTGAGTAAGTTCTTCTTTGTTTTCTTGTTGAGCCTTAATGTTATCATTAAGATTATCCATCATCTTTTCAGTCTTTCTGAGTTCATGGAATAATGTGGCATTCTTTTGGCTTTCTTCATGACCCTTCATAATAGCATTAAGTTGGTCATTAGCATATTCTGAATCACCAGCAGCAGCTGAGGATGGGGCAGGATCAAATGGAAGAAAATCACCATTGAGTTCTCCAACAAAAACATGGAAACGATTATCTTCTTGTTGAACTTCTTTAGCACGAGTTTGTGCTTCTTCGAGTGTCATATAAACACCGGCAAGACGGATACCAACTACGGAGATTTTTTCATTTTCCTTGGAACGGAGAAATGAAAAACAACCCCAATTTTGACCCTTAGGAATACCAGTGATAAGCTTGCGTTGATAAGATGTGGACATATAATTATTAATATATTTTTCTTTTAAATGAATAATATTTATATAATATTTATACAGTAGGATAATATTCCCATTTAAGATGTTTGCAAAACTTTTGCCATATTAAATCTTGTTCCATAAGTTTTTGTGGTTGAAGCATTGGAAAAAAACATAATAAATCATCTTTCTCTAATAATTCACTAAATTTATATAAAATATATGGATAAGATAAAAAGTTTTTACGACCTTTTGGTTTATGTTGTTCCCATGGTTCTTGAATTATAGTAAACATTTCAATAAATTTATCTTCTGTTTCCCTATCTATTTTAGGTGGATCAACTCCAACTAATTTATTTAATATAAAAGGAATATGTTCGTATAATTTATTATAACCTAATTTTTTTAATATATCCTGCATTTTATCTCTACCAATAGTAGCTAAATCACTATTTTTATATTTATTTAGTTCAGAAACTATATTTTCAAAAATATCAGGTGTTATTTCAGTTATTTCTTTTGCTTGTAATTGATTTAACCATTCTTTGAAATGATTAATTCTTTTATAAGGAGAATATTCTTTAATTTGCCTATCTTCATCTATGATAACAAATTCCATATCCCCACAACCTGGGCATATATAACTGGATTCTTCAACTACTAATGTTTTTTCAACATCACATTCTAAACAATATTTGATTCTATTTGTTCCATCATCTTTATTAACCCTTACACCGTCTATTCGTTGACAAAATTTATCAAATAAGTCTGCTTTAGTATTACCTATTTGATTTGTTTGTTTTTTCATATTAGAATTTGGTTTTAAATATTCTAATATATTCTTAATTTCTGTTATTTGTTTTGTTTCCCTGATTGTGTAATATTCAGATAATAAATCACCAGTTAAATCATAATAATTTATTTCATCCATATTATTATTCATTTGATTTATGTCTTCTTCGAGTTTCTTTTTTTGATTTAATAATTCAGCTCTTTTTTCTAAATCAAATACTCCATTTTGTTCTCTTTGTTTATCTATTTTAAATAAATCTTCATTTATTTTAACTAGAGTCTGATTTAATTTATCTATGGATTTCTTTTTAGTCTCCATCTGCTCTATTTTCTTTCTATGCTTGATTTCTAGAGTATTAGAGTCTTTCATATTATGTTGTATTTTAGGTGTTTTTTTTATCCGAAAATTGGACATTATTAATTAATAAGTTCATTATTTAAATAATAAATAATTAATTAATTATTTAAATTAAACGAATAAATATATTATAAAAATAATATAAAAAAAATATTTAAGAAAATTAAAAATTATAAATTATAAATATTAATTTAAAAATATTTAGTATAAAAATATCTAAAAATTTTAATTTTAGTGTTTAAAAAATAAATATTCTAAAAAATATTTTCTAAATTAGATTATATAATATGGCTGGTGCTCTTATGCAACTCGTCGCCTATGGCGCCCAAGACGTTTACCTCACTGCTGATCCCACAGTAACATTCTGGAAGGCTGTTTACCGCCGCCACACCAACTTTGCTATGGAATCAATGTCACAAACCCTTAGCGGCACACCCAACTTTGGTAACAAAGTCGTCTGCCGCATTTCCCGTAACGGTGATTTACTCCACCGCTGCTACGTTAAAGCCACACTCCCTGCCCTCGGCTCAACATCAGTTGTTGATGACACATGGTGCAACCGTGTTGGTTTCCGTCTCCTCAAGAGTGTTGAACTCCGTGTTGGTGGTCAACAAATCGACAAACACTACTCTTCATGGATGCATATCTGGACTGAACTCACCCACAACACTGACATGAAGGCTCTCCTCGACAAACTTGTCGGACCCAAGGGTGTTGATGGCGCTGACTTCGATGTTTCAGGCACAGGTCCTCTCCTCGACCTCAACATTCCACTCCTCTTCTCCTTCTGCCGTAACCCTGGTCTTGCTCTCCCCCTCATTGCTCTCCAATACCACGAAATCGAACTCTGGATTGAATTCGAAACAGCCGCTAACTGCGCCAACGGCACAGGCACAGGCTCACTCTCAGGTGTTGAACTCTGGGCTGACTACATCTTCCTCGACACTGAAGAACGCAAAGAATTCGCCCAAAAGCCCCACGAATACCTCATCGAAATCACCCAACAACAACAAGCCTCATGCACAGCTGGCACCAACAACAGCATCCGCCTCACATTCAACCACCCCACCAAATTCGTTACATGGGCTATCCAAGAAACAGCTGCCAACAATGCTGGTGATATCTTCACTAACTTCACTACCAATGCCACCACAACAACAGCCGGCACAACCTCATGCGTTTTACAAGCTAAGCTCCGTCTCAACGGTCAAGACCGCTTCGCTACCCGTGACAACACATACTTCAACTATGTTCAACCTTACCAACACTTCGAAAACAAGCCTGACCTCGGTATCAACGTTTATTCATTCGCTCTTAAACCAGCTGAACACCAACCATCAGGCTCATGCAATTTATCACGCATTGACAACGTCAACCTCGAAGTTACACCAGTTGCCGACGGCGCTTCAATCGATGTTTACGCCTTCTCATACAACGTTTTCCGTGTAGCAAGTGGAATGGGTGGTTTAGCGTACAGCAATTAAGCGAACGTTTCTCCTTAAATATCTTAATGAAAAAATTGATTTGCTTTTATTTAAAGACATATTTATATTATTATTTAATGAATAATAATATAAAAGTTTCAATAGATAATGGAATATTATCTTTACAGATATGTAATACTGATTTTATACTAGATCAAGAACAAATAGTTCATATAATGAATAATACTACCAAAAAATGGATAATGAATGATAATAGTAAATATCCATATTTTAATAATAGTGAAACTAATAAAAAAACAACTTTACTGCATTTTTTATATGATAATAAACATAAATATCAATTTAAAAATAATAATATTTATGATTTAAAAGTGGATAATGTCATTATAATGGATATTAAAAATGAATATCATGATGTTATTTGTAATAATTACAATATAATTGATTGTAATATTGGTCATTATAGACAAGATAAATATTTTAATCCTTATTGGAAATGTGAAAATTTAAATTTTATAATTTTATGTTCAGAAAACATTTTATTTGAATTAACTGAAGAACAATTTAAAAAAATATTAGAATATGAAGAATTTATTGATTTTAAATTAACATGGACTTATTTATTTCATAAAAACTCAAGAAATATATATACGAGATATAAAACTGATAAAATTAATATAAATCATATAATTGAAGATTTTAATATTAATAATATTAAATATATTGAAAATAATAATATTATAGATTTTACAAATGATAAAGCAAGACATGTATTTTTAACTACACATAATTTAGAAGATTGTATTAAAATAGAAAAAAAAAATAAAGAAAGGATGAATTATATGGATAATTTAGTTAAAGAAAAATATAATTTATTAAAAATATATAAAGGTCATATAAGAAATATTGGTAGAGATGCTTTTATGGAAAAAAATAGAATGTGGAAAACATATGATGAAGAAGAAAATAAAAATATATATTTAATGTATTGTGAACCAAATGATTTTATAATATTATGTAAAAAATCAATTAATAAAATTAAAGAATTTGAGAAAAATAATACTGGTAAAATTACATGGCATAGACATGTTAATGGTTATGTTCAAGGTAGTAATAATTTATATATCCATCAAGTAATCACAGGATGCCACGGTAATGGTCAAGGAACTATGGATAAAAGCGTAGACCATATAGATAGAGACCCTCTTAATAATTGTTTTGATAACTTAAAAATAGCAACTCGTAAAGAACAACAAGAAAACACTAAATCAGCTGATGGTGAAAGGAAAGCCAGAAGTAAATCAGCTAAACCTCTCCCAGATGGTATAACAAATGATATGATGAAGAAATATATTGTTTATTATAAAGAATGTTATAATAAAGAGAAAAATTTATATCGTGAATTCTTTAAGATTGAAAAGCATCCTAAATTAGAAAAACCATGGATTGGTAGTAAATCAAATAAAATATCTATTATAGATAAATTAACTGAAGCAAATAATCAGTTTGATTTATTATCCTAAATATTTTATTTATTCTGGTATAGAGAATTAATAAAATATATTATAATTTAATATGTCAAATGATTCTTCCCCATCAGGTCGTGGAGGTTTAATTCAATTAGCTGCTTATGGTGCAGAAGATTTAGTATTAACATCAGACCCAGAAACATCTTTTTTTAAAAATAATTATCAACGTCATGTTAATTTTTCAATAGAATCAATTAATTTATTATTTACGGATATTCCTGGTTTTGGTAAAACAAATTATATAACTATTAGAAGAAGTGGTGATTTATTATCTAGATTATATTTAGAATTAACTTTACCATCAGATCCTTTGTTAACTACTAGTTATTGGACTAATAGAATTGGTTTTAATATAATTAATAAAATAGAATTTAATATTGGTAAAAAATTAATTGATAGAATGTATGGAATATGGATGCATATATGGACTGAATTAACTCATACTAGAGGTATGAAAGAATTATTAGATAATATGATTGGTTCTAAAGGTATTGATGGAAATACTAATGGATTAAACTGCACTACATCTCATAAATTAATTATTCCATTATTATTTTCATTTTGTAGAAATCCAGGATTAGCAATACCTCTTAATGCTATTAGAAATAATCAAGATTTAACATTAAAAATATTCTTTGAAAAAAAATCAACTTGTATTCAAACAGGAACTGCTCCAACTGATGATATATCATTAGTATCTGTATGGGCTGATTATGTATTTCTTGAAACTGAAGAAAATAGATTATATGTTCAAAAACCTTTAGAATATTTAATAGAAGTAAATCAACATTTAGAAAGAAACTTAATAACAGGTGGAACTAAATCTATTAGATTACCATTTACTTTACCATGTAAAGAATTATTTTGGTGCGTGTATAATTTAAATACAACGAAAGATAAATTTACTAATTTTACAAATGATAATAATGCTAGTAATATAATAGATATGCAATTACAATTTAATACTAAAAATGTATTTTCATCAAAAGCATTAGATAATAATTATTTTAATTATATTCAAGCTTATAATTATCATAAAGGTTGTCCAGATTTAGGCGTAAATTGTTTTTCATTTGCTATAAAACCAGAAGAACATTCGCCATCTGGATTTATTAATTTTAGTCGTTTATCAACAGCAGTTATGAATATAACAACTGAATCTAATGGGTTTATTCATATATTTGCAATGAGTTATAATATATTACAAATAGAAGATGGAGAAATTAAATTAGTATATAACTATTAAAAATATTTATTAATATTTAAACATAATTTATTAAAAATATTTATATTATATACTAATGAGTGGAGCATTATTACAATTAGCAGCTTTAAGCTCGCAAGATGTATATTTAACTGGAAATCCTGAAATAACTTTATTTAAAAAAAAATATATGAGATATACAAACTTTTCTGTTGAAACTGTTCAAGTAGCTTTTGATGGTGGTTCAGTTAGTTTTAGTGATACAACAACTGCTACTTTAGAAAAAACTGGAGATTTAATATCTAGAATAGTTTTAGTTATAAATCTTCAACAATTAACATCAACTGTTAAATGGGGTTATGTTGATAAAATAGGTCATGCTATTATTGATTATGTTAGAATAAGTATTGGTCAAAGTGAAATTGATATTAGATATAATGATTGGATTGATATTTATCAAAGAATAACAAAAGATAATAGTCAAGAAAATAATTATAATACTATGATTGGAAATGTATCTTCATTAAAAAAATTATCTTATTCTCATGATGCTTATAATTTATTTATTCCATTAGAATTCTGGACTGGTAAAATATCAAGTTCTGCATTCCCAATTTGTTCATTATTAAATCAAAACTTTCAAGTTTCTGTTAAATTTAGAGATGCAATTGACTGTATTAACTATTTTGGAACAACCGCACCAAGTAACAATGAATTACCTTTTATTACATCTGGTTATTTATTAGTAGATTATATTTATTTAGAAATAGAAGAAAGAAATTTATTTATAACTAATAATCATGAATATTTAATAGAAGTAGTTGATAGAATGACTGATACATTATCGGCAATTAATACAAAAATTAATCTTACATTTAATAAACCAACAAAATATATGATATGGTATGCTCAATTAACAAAATATGCCGAAAGAAGTAAATTTATGTCATGGGCAACAGATGATGATTGGGAAAAATCTAGAATTGAATTTGCTAAATTAGTATGGTTAATTACTAGACAAGGTTTAGATACAACTGATCCTAATAATCCAATTATTAATTTTGGTGCAGGATATGTTAATATTGGAACGCAACCACCAATAGTAGTTGGAGGTAATACATTATTTGAAGCATTAGCTGCTAAAGTTAGCGCTGTTATATTATTTGCATCTACTGATATTAGTGGTGATGTTATTGCTAATGCTGCACCTGATAATGTTGCTTTAATAACCAATACAATTACTTTTGAAGATATGAGTACAACAATTGATACATTTAAAGCAGATGCTTTATCTACTGCAACTCAAGATGCTTTTATGGATATTTATACAAATAATATTATTGATATATTTAATTATGGTAATTTTATTAATAGAAGTGATAATCCTATAATTAATTCTTCATTTCAATTAAATGGTAAAAATAGATTCCAAGAACGGGATGGATTCTTTTATAATTATCTTCAATCATATTATTATTTTAAGAATAGTCCAAAAGATGGTGTTAATATTTATACCTTTAGTCTCTATCCAGAAGAATTACAACCATCAGGAACTATTAATTTAGGAAATGTTAATTCAAAGGATTTATTAGTAACATTAGGTAAATATAATGCAAAGAATGATAATTATTTATCATACTTTAATACTGGTAATATTAGAATATTCGCATTAGGTTATAATAATTTAAAAATATTTAGAGGTGTTGCTGGATTAGCATACTAGTAATAATACAAGTATTATAATTTACAAAGTAAAAAAATTGATATTTTATATTATTATAATAGATTAATAATATAAATTATGTTTGAATACCCTCAATTAAATGATATTGCATCAGATTATGTAACTTTAAGAACCACTATTACTAATACTATTAATAATAATGTTTTTGTTCGAAATGGTTTTAAAAAAAATATTTATAATCTATCAGATGATAAAATATTAAGAGCAATGCATTATTTATTGGAAACTGAAGCAATAATGTATGTTTGTGTTGGATTAAATAATATTATTGAATGGACACCAATTAAATTATTTCAAAGTGTATATTTTATGATTAAAGTTGATAATAAATTTTGGATAGTTGAGCGTAATGCTTATAAATCCACAGTAATATTAACTATTACTTTGAAAGATTATCTTAAAAGTTTATATGAGATTGGTGAAAAATCCAATTATATGAATGCTAAATATTGTCCATCACAAAATGATTTTAAAAATGCTTTGTCTAATTTAAATAATGATGCAACATTTATTAAACAAGATAAATATAATAATAATAAAATAAATCATTATTTATACAAATATAATGGAAATATTTATTATATTTCAACAGTCTATTTAAATGGTTCTGTTAATGTTTTTAAACCAGCTATATTTGGAAAAGCTGGAAGTATATTGGAAACAAATATTAGTATAAAATCTGATCTAGCTGATTTACACACTTAACTGTAAAATCAAAAATACGATTTAATCCAGCTCCTGTAATAAAATGACTATGAAAAATAGTATCTCCAGCACCAATAAATAAAATTTTTTTATTATTAATATTAATAACATCTGATATTTTTATTTGATGTCTCATATAGATACCCCATACATCAAATTTAATTAAATAATTATTGTGATTTTGTATCATTGTATATAAAAAATTTCTATTAGTATCATCTTTTATACCACTAATAATAGTTAATGCATCTTTATATTTGTAATATTTACTCTTTGTTTTATTTAAAAACATTAAATCAATATTATTATTTAAATCTATATCATATTTTGAATGAAATGTTAATGATTCATCATTTTCATGTTCTAAATATATTTCCATTGAACCATAAAAATAATTTAATATATGATCTTTATCATTTTCTAATAATACTAAATTATTTTTTTTATTTATTGATAAATTTCTTAATCCTTTCATATTTATATTATTTAACCATGTATCATTTATTTTACTAATTGCATCATGATGTAATCTTCCTCCTGTGCAATCAAAAACAACATCAAAAGAACCTTTATCAATTATTTTTTTATAATCTTCCCAATCATAATCTTCATAAATCATTGGAATATTATATTCTTGATTAGCTACTATAAATAAAGCATATTCTAATAAAAATATATTTACCATAAAATAATCTTTTGAATCCCAACAATATATTTTTGGTAATATTAATGATAAATATTTAGATGCTGTTGCAAATAATCTTTGTCTATTATATGGTTTTCTAAAACCACCTTTTTCTATTCTACTATCATACATTACTATATTAACTCTAGGAGAGCTATTCATTGTAGTTTTATTATAATAAATATGTAAATAAGATGCTAAAAATAATCCAACTGGTCCTGAACCAATAATCATTATATTTAAAGTATCTTTATCTACTTTATTTAATTTTTTGTATAAATTATCTTCATTATTTACATTACTTTTAATTATAAATTTAGAAATATATGAAACAATCTCAAATATTTTATTATAATTTAGAGTATTAAATAATTCTGCATCTAATTTTTTCAATTCACTAGTAGGTAATATATCATATTTTTGATTAATAACAACTTCTTCTGGTAAATCATTAACAATAATATGATTAATTGTTTTTTTAATTGAATTTTTAATATGAGACCTATGTTTTGGAGCTATTGCATGAACTTTTTTTAAATCTTTTAAAAACGGATGAATATTATCACTTGTTTTAAATAAATTTTCAAACATTTTATTAATTTTTTTACTAATATTTTCCATTATAAAACTGTCAGAAAATATATTCACTATTCGCTATGTATAATAGTATATCCTGCGGCTTTTTCATGTCCATTACCTCCATAAAATCTAGCCATACCATCTACCTTAACATGTTCTTTTAAAGATCTTAATGAATAAGACAATTTATTATCATTTTTTGAATGTAATATTCTTAAAATATCAGCATCATCAAAATGATCTTGTGCATATTCTATTAAATATTTAGATAACATATTATTAGAGCATTCAATATCAATAATATTCATATTATTATCAATACGAGTATTATCAATACTAATATTATAGTTTTTAAAAATATCTTCTGCTTGTAATCTATAATCTTTTATCAATTTCTTACCTATATCTATAAATATATCATCTGTTTGTTCTTCAATTAATTTATCCATAAATTTTAGTCTTTCTGTTTCATCATGAATATTATTCATATAATCATTAATTCCTAAACAATAACTTTCAGTATTAGGATTAGAAAAATCCCATACATCTTTATTACCTATATAAAAAACAATAGAAGGATAATCTTCTTTATTTGTTGTAAAATATAACCATGTTAATTTACAACCAGATAATGTATTTTTTTCTGGAAATCCTTTTTCAACATATAATAAAATATTATAATTAGGTAAATTAGGTTTATCATCTATTAAAGATATTATTGCATTTTTATGATGATCTATAATAATATATTTATTTTTATTAGATAATCTATTAATAATATTTGGCGTAACATCTAAAAATACAATATTAGAATCTTCTGGAAGATTATTTATTATATTAATATCATCTTCATGGTCATTTTGATGAATCCATTTATAAAAACAGGAGTTTGGTTCAAAATAATTCCATACAACTCGTGATAATTCTCCATCATTGCATGGATAATGATAAAATACGTGATAGTTATTCATTAATATAATATATATTTAATATTTATATAAATTTTTTTCAAATTTTTTTAATTCATCATTGTATTTATTATCTTTTTGATATAAATATATTTTAGATAAATAATCAGTTGATTTTAAAAATTTATCAATTTTTGCTTTTATTTTTTCTTTCAATTGTTTATCTTCATCTTCACTCTCAGTATCTTCTTCCGATTGGTCTGATTGTTCTGGTTGTGTAATATTTTTTATATATTGATTAATTACATTAACAACTGATTTAATAATTTCTGGATTATTATCATATCCTTTATCTATAATATCTGATAAAAAAGAATGAAAAGCTTTAATTGTATCTAATTGTTCATCTATATAGTGAGAGTCCATTATTATTATTATTATAAATTAATAATAATAATAATAATCAATTTTTTAATCAGATTGAGTATCTTCTTCGCTATATATAGAAGAAGTATAATTATCATCAATATTATCACTTTCAGATGATTCATTACATTTACACCCTCTAAAATGATTTCTACAATCAAAACAATAATGATATTTTCTTAATTCTAAAATAATAGTTTCTTTTGATACATTATTTATAATTAACATATCTATTAATATTCTAATAATATCTTCTAAATCTTCCATATCTCTATTCATTATGATATTATATTAAATTAATTATAAATAATCGAATTTATAATTAATTTAATATAATATTATATAATATATGACTTATTTAATAATATTATTTTTAATTGTTATAATAGTATCTATATTAGTTATTAAAATAGTATTTATGGTATCAAAAAATAATACTTTATCAACAACATCTTCTGTTAATAATCCTGTATTTTTACCATTAATAAATACAAGCACTAATATTATACCTACTAGTATTATACCTAATACTATATCATTTACAACAAGTATTCCTACATCAACTGAAAGTTCTACAACTACAACAATTCCTACGACAACTACAACAATTCCTACGACAACTACACTAATTCCTACATCAACTGAAAGTTCTACAACTACAACAATTCCTACGACAACTACACTAATTCCTACATCAACTGAAAGTTCTACAACTACAACAATTCCTACGACAACTACACTAATTCCTACATCAACTGAAAGTTCTACAACTACAACAATTCCTACGACAACTACACTAATTCCTACATCAACTGAAAGTTCTACAACTACAACAA